AGCTATTAAATCTGGCATTTTATTAATTTCTTCTACATCAAAACAGATTACCATATCATCCATTAATTCATTGACTAATTCGTGATTATTTTCATTTATTAAACTGAATAATTTAAGATATAATTGCTTTACCTTATCGGTCAAACAAAAAGAACTTAAAATAGGTATATATCTGACTAATTTATCAATAGACACAATCAAATCATCTAAAAATATTAGTTCAAGCAATTCGAAATCCAGTTCGGTAGAAATACATTTATTTATTAATCCAAAGAATCCTGAATTTAAAATTGGATCATTAATGTTAACTTTTAAGGCTTTACCATTATTTGATATGATATCAATGGTTGACATTTTTTGTTTTGTTATAAATATTTCATAGTTATTCATAATAAAATTAAATCAATTTTTTTGGCGAAGAACTATTTATCGGATAGAAATTTTTAAATTTCTGAATGACAATTTTTTTGATGAAGAATTATTTATCGGATAGAAATTTAACGATTTCTAAATGACCATTTTCTGATGCCATTCTAATTGCATAGTCATTTTTGGCATGAATGTCAGCGCCTTTATCAAACAAAAATTTTACAACTTCCAAATGACCATTATTCGATGCCCATCTAATTGCATTATCATTGTCAGCATGAATATCAGCACCGTTATCAAACAAAAATTTTACAACTTCCAAATGACCATTGTATGATGCCGTTCTAATTGCATTATCATTGTCAGCATGAATATCAGCACCTTTATCAAACAAAAATTTTACAACTTCTAAATTTCCGTTAGATGATGCCTTTGTAATTGCAAAATCAAGGTAAGCATGAATGTTAGCACCTTTATCAAACAAGAATTTTACAACTTCTAAATGATCATTTGCTGATGCCAATCTAATTGCATAATTACTTTCGGCATGAATATTAGCACCTTTATCAAACAAAAATTTAACGACTTCCAAATGACCATGTTTTGATGCCATTCTAATTGCATGATCATTATGAGCATGAATATCGACACCTTTATCAAACAAGAATTTAACAATTTCCAAGTGACCGTTGGATGATGCCAATCTAATTGCATATTCAATATCAGCATGAATGTCAGCATTTTCCTCAAACAAAAATTTAACAACTTCTAAATGACCATAAACTGATGCCATTCTAATTGCAAATTCATCTTTGGCATGAATATCGGCTCCTTTATCAAATAAGAATTTAACAATTTCTAAATGTCCATTTTCTGATGCCAATCTAATTGCAAATTCATCTTCGGCATGAATGTTGGCACCTTTATCAAACAAAAATTTAACAATTTGTGAATGTCCATTTTTTGATGCCCATCTAATCGCGTATTCATTATGAGAATGAATGTTGGCACCTTTATCAAACAAAAATTTAACAATTTCTGAATGTCCATTTTCTGATGCCCATCTAATTGCGTACTCATTTTGAGCATGAATGTTGGCACCTTTATCAAACAAAAAATTCACAACTTCTAAATGACCATTTTTTGATGCCTGTCCGATTGCATAATCATTTCCGGCATGAACATCAGCACCATGATTAATTAATATTTTGACGGTCTCTAAATATCCTAGTCCAGCGGCATTTATAAAAATTTCATTAATGTTTATGTTATTTATTATCCTAGAAACAAATTTACAAGCGATTGAATCTGGCATTTTATTAATTTCTTCTACGCCAAAATAATTTATCATATCATCCGTTAATTCATCAATTAATTCGTGATTATTTTCATTTGTTAAACTGAATAATTTAAGATACAATTGTTTTACTTTATTGGTCAAACAAAAAGAACTTAAAATAGGTATATATGTAACTATTTTATCAACCGACACATTACAATCATCAGAAAATATTAATTCAAGTAATTCAAAATCTAGTTCTGTAGAAATACATTTATTTATTAATCCAAAAAATCCTGAATTTAAAATTGGATTATCTGCATTAATTGTTAATATTTTACCATCGTTTGATATGATATCAGTAGTTGACATTTTTCTGTTTTGTTATGATTAAATAGTTATCCATAACAAAATACTTATCCATAACAAAATTAAATCAATTTTTTGACGAAAAACTATTTATCGGATAGAAATTTAACAATCTTCAAATGACCATTTTCTGATGCCATTCTAATTGCATATTCATTGTCGGCATGAATATCAGCACCTTTACCAAACAAAAATTTAACAACGTCTAAATGACCATTTACTGATGACCATCTAATCGCATATTCATTATTAGCATGAATATTAGCACCTTTACTAAATAAAAATTTAACAATTTTTAAATGACCGTTTGATGATGCCAATCTAATTGCATAATCATTATCAGCATGAATATCAGCGTTTTTATCAAACAAAAATTTAACAATTTCTAAATGTCCATTTTTTGATGCCATTCTGATCGCAAATTCATTATCAGCATGAATATTAGCACCTTTATCAAACAAAAATTTGACAACTTCTAAATGGCCATTTAATGATGCCGAACCAATCGCATGATCAACGTACGTGTGAATGTCAGCCCCTTTATCAAATAAAAATTTAACAACTTCCAAATGACCGTTAGATGATGCGTGTCTAATTGGATATTCTCTGTCAGCATGAATGTCGGCACTTTTATCAAACAAAAATTTAACAACTTCTAAATGACCATTTTCTGATGCCGATTTAATTGCAAATTCATTATCAGCATGAATATTGGCACCTTTATCAAACAAAAATTTGACAACTTCTAAATGGCCATTTAATGATGCCCATCTGATTGCATAATCATTTTCAGCGTGAATATCAGCTCCTTTATCAAACAAAAATTTAACAACTTCTAAATGACCTTTAACTGATGCCAATCTAATTGCACAATCATTATCGACATGAATATTACCACCTTTATCGATCAAAAATTTAACAGCGCCTAAATGTCCATTAACTGATGCTAATCTAATTGCATGATCATTATCAGCATGAATGTCAGCACCTTTATCGAACAAAAAGTTGACAATTTCTAAATGACCATTGTATGATGCCCATCTGATCGCATATTCATTGTCAGCATGAATGTCAGCACCTTTATCAAACAAAAATTTAACAACATCTAGATGACCATGTTCTGATGCCGTTTTAATCGCTTTATTATTATTAAAGGAAATATCTGCACCATGATTAATTAATATTTTAACGGTTTCTAAATATCCTAGTTTCGTAACATTTATAAATTTTCCATTAATATCTATGTTATCTATTATCCTGGAAACAAATTTACAAGCTATTAAATCTGGCATTTTATTAATTTCTTCTACATCAAAACAGATTACCATATCATCCATTAATTCATTGATTAATTCGTGATTATTTTCATTTATTAAATTAAATAATTTGAGATACAATTGTTTTACTTTATCGGTCAAACAGAAAGAACTTAAAATAGGTATATATCTGACTAATTTATCAATAGATACAATGAAATCATCTAAAAATATTAGTTCAAGCAATTCGAAATCCAGTTCGGTAGAAATACATTTATTTATTAATCCAAAAAATCCCGAATTTAAAATTGGATCATTAATGTTAACTTTTAAGGCTTTACCATTATTTGATATGATATCAATGGTTGACATTTTTTGTTTTGTTATAAATATTTCATAGTTATTCATAATAAAATTAAATCAATTTTTTTGACGAAGAACTATTTATCGTATAGAAATTTTTAAATTTCTGAATGACAATTTTTTTGGCGAAGAACTATTTATCGGATAGAAATTTAACAATTTCTAAACGACCATTGTTTGATGCCCATCTAATTGCATAATCATTGTCAGCATGAATATCAGCACCGTTATCAAACAAAAATTTTACAACTTCCAAATGACCATTGTATGATGCCGATCTAATTGCATAATCATTGTCAGAATGAATATCAGCTCCTTTATCAAACAGAAATTTAACAACTTCTAAATTTCCGTTTGATGATGCCAATCTAATGGCAGCATGAATGTCAGCACCTTTATCAAACAAGAATTTAACAACTTCTAAATGACCATTTACTGATGCCAATCTAATTGCATAATTATTTTCAGCATGAACATCAGCACCTTTATCAAACAAAAATTTAACGACTTCCAAATGACCATGTTTTGATGCCATTCTAATTGCATGATCATTATGAGCATGAATATCGACACCTTTATCAAACAAGAATTTAACAATTTCCAAGTGACCGTTGAATGATGCCAATCTAATTGCATATTCAATATCAGCATGAATGTCAGCATTTTTCTCAAACAAAAATTTAACAACTTCTAAATGACCATAAACTGATGCCATTCTAATTGCAAAATCATCTTTAGCATGAATATCGGCTCCTTTATCAAACAAGAATTTAACAATTTCTAAATGTCCATTTTCTGATGCCAATCTAATTGCGTATTCATTTTGAGCATGAATGTTGGCACCTTTATCAAACAAAAATTTAACAATTTCCAAATGACCTTTAACTGATGCCAATCTAATTGCGTATTCATGGTCAGCATGAATGTCGGCACCTTTATCAAACAAGAATTTGACAATTTCTAAATGACCGTTTGCTGATGCCCATACAATTGTACATTTATTATGTGCACGAATATCGGCACCTTTATCAAACAAAAATTTAACAATTTCTATATGTCCACGTCTCGACGCAAAATTAATTGCATATTCACCATTAGCATGAATATTAGCACCTTTATCAAACAAAAATTTAACAACTTCTAAATGACCATTGCATGATGCCATTCTGATTGCAAAATCATTTTTGGCATGAATGTTGCCTCCATTATCAAACAAAAATTTTACAACTTCTAAATGACCATGATTTGAAGCCCATCTAATTGCATAATCATTATCAGCATGAATGTCAGCACCTTTATCAAACAAGAATTTAACAATTTCTAAATGGCCATTTTCTGATGCCTGTCTAATTGCATAATCATTATCAGCATGAATGTTGCCTCCTTTACCAAATAAAAATTTTACAATTTCTGAATGTCCATTTTTTGATGCCCATCTAATCGCATAATTATTATCAACATGGATATCTGCACTTTTATCAAACAGAAATTTAACAATGTCTAAATGTCCGTTTGACGATGCCAATCTAATTGCACAATCACTATGAGCATGAATATCAGCACCATGATTAATTAGTATTTTGACGGTTTCTAAATATCCTAGTTCAGCGGAATTTATAAAAATCTCACTAATATTTATGTTATTTATTATCCTAGAAACAAATTTACAAGCTATTAAATCTGGTATTTTATTAATTTCTTCTACGCCAAAATAATTTATCATATCATCCATTAATTCATCAATTAATTCGTGATTATTTTCATTTGTCAAACTGAATAATTTAAGATACATTTGTTTTACTTTATTGGTCAAACAAAAAGAACTTAGTATAGGTATATATGTAACTATTTTATCAACCGATACATTACAATCATTAGAAAATATTAATTCAAGTAATTCAAAATCTAGTTCTGTAGAAATACATTTATTTATTAATCCAAAAAATCCTGAATTTAAAATTGGATTATCTGCATTAATTGTTAATACTTTACCATCATTTGATATGATATCAGTAGTTGACATTTTTTTGTTTTGTTATGATTAAATAGTTATCCATAACGAAATTAAATCAATTTTTTGACGAAAAACTATTTATCGGATAGAAATTTAACAATCTTCAAATGACCATTTTTTGATGCCATTCTAATTGCATATTCATTGTCGGCATGAATGTCAGCACCTTTACCAAACAAAAATTTAACAACGTCTAAATGACCATTTACTGATGACCATCTAATCGCATAATCATTATTAGAATGAATATTAGCACCTTTACCAAATAAAAATTTAACAATTTTCAGATGACCGTTTGATGATGCCAATCTAATCGCATAATCATTATCAGCATGAATATCAGCATTTTTATCAAACAAAAATTTAACAATTTCGAAATGTCCATTTTTTGATGCCATTCTGATCGCACAATTATTATCAGCATGAATATCTGCACCTTTACCAAACAAAAATTTAACAATTTCTAAATGGCCATTTAATGATGCCCATCTAATTGCTTCATCATTGTCAATATGAATGTCGGCACCTCGATTAATTAGTATTTTAACGGTTTCTAAATATCCTAGCTCGGCAACATTTATAAAAATTTCATTAATATCTATGTTATCTATTATCCTAGAAACAAATTTACAAGCGATTGAATCTGGCATTTTATTAATTTCTTCTACGCCAAAGTAATTTATCATATCATCCATTAATTCATCAATTAATTCGTGATTATTTTCATCTGTTAAACTGAACAATTTAAGATACAATTGTTTTACTTTATCGGTCAAACAAAATGAACTTAAAATAGGTATGTATGTGACTATTTTATCAACCGGTACATTGTAATTATCAGAAAATATTAATTCAAGCAATTCAAAATCTAGTTCTGTGGAAATACATTTATTTATTAATCCGAAAAATCCCGAATTTAAAATTGGATCATTAATGTTAACTTTTAAAACTTTACCATTATTTGATATGATATCAATAGTTGACATTTTTTTGTTTTGTTTTGTTATGATTAAATAATTATTCATAATAAAATTAAATCAATTTTTTGATGAAAAACTATTTATTGGACAAAAATTTAACAATTTCTAAACGACCATTTTCTGATGCCATTCTGATTGCAAAGTCATTTTTGGCACGAATATCAGCACCGTTATCAAACAAAAATTTAACAACTTTCAAATGGCCATTTCTTGATGCCCACCTGATCGCAAAATCATTGTAAGCATGAATATCGGCACCTTTATCAAACAAAAATTTAACAACTTTCAAATGGCCATTTCTTGATGCCCACCTGATCGCAAATTCATCTTCAGCATGAATGTCGGCACCTTTATCAAACAAAAATTTAACAACTTCCAAATGACCATTATCTGATGCTGTTCTAATTGCAAAATCATTGTAAGGATGAATATCGCCACCTCTATCAAACAAGAATTTAACAATTTCCAAATGACCATTGTATGATGCATATCTAATTGCATACTCATTTACTGTATGAATATTAGCACCATTATCAAACAGAAATTTAACAACTTCTAAATGATCTTTTTTTGATGCCCATCTAATTGCATTATCATTTTCGGCATGAATATCGGCACCTTTATCAAATAAGAATTTAACAACGTCCAAATGACCATTGTGTGATGCCCATCTAATTGCATATTCATTATTAGCATGAATGTCGGCACCTTTATCAAACAAAATTTTTACAACTTCCGGATGTCCATTTCTTGATGCCATTCTGATTGCATAATCATTGTCAGCATGAATATCGGCACCATTATCAAACAAAAATTTAACAGTTTCTAAATGACCATTTGATGATGCCGTTCTAATTGCGCGATCATTATTAGCATGAATATTAGCACCTTTATCAAACAAAAATTTAACAATCTCTAAATGACCATTGCGTGATACCAATTTAATTGCACATTCACTGTTAGCATGAATGTCAGCACCATTTTCAAACAAAAATTTCACAATTTCTAAATGGCCACTAAATGACGCCCATCTAATTGCATAATCATTTGCGGCATGAATATTAGCACCTTTATCAAACAAAAATTTAACAACGTCTAAATGACCATTAACTGATGCTAATTTAATCGCATCATTATCGTCAGCATGAATATTAGCTCCCTTATCAAACAAAAATTTCACAATTCCTAAATGACCATTTTTTGATGCCATTCTAATTGCACATTCATTGTCGGCATGAATGTCAGCACCTTTATCAAACATAAATTTCACAACTTCTAAATGACCATTTACAGATGACCATCTAATCGCATATTCAATATTAGCATGAATATTAGCACCTTTATCAAACAAAAATTTAACAACGTCTAAATGACCATTAACTGATGCCAATTTAATCGCATCATTATTGTTGGCATGAATGTCAGCTCCTTTATCAAACAAAAATTTAACAACGTCCAAATGACCTCTTTCTGATGCTGTTCTAATTGCATGATCATTGTTGGCATGAATGTCAGCACCTTTATCAAACAAAAATTTAACAACTTCTAAATGACCATTTGCTGATGTCTTTTTAATCGCTTTATTATTATTAAAGGAAATATCTGTACCATAATTAATTAATATTTTAACGGTTTCTAAATATCCTAGTCCGGCAACATTTATAAAAATTTCATTAATATCTATGTTATTTATTATCTTAGAAACAAATTTACAAGCTATTAAATCTGGCATTTTGTTAATTTTTTCTATGCCAAAATAATTTATCATATCATCCATTAATTCATGAATTAATTCGTTATTATTTTCATTTATTAAACTGAACAATTTAAGATACAATTGTTTTACTTTATCGGTCAAACAAAAAGAACTTAAAATAGGTATATATCTGACTATTTTATCAACAGATACATTGCAATCATTAAAAAATATTAATTCGAGCAATTCGAAATCTAGTTCTGTGGAAATACATTTATTTATTAACCCAAAAAATCCCGAATTTAAAATTGGGTCATCAGTATTAACTTTTAAGACTTTGCCATCGTTTGATATGATATCAGTAGTCGACATTTTTTTTTAGTTTTATTATGAATAAATAGTTATTCATAATAAAATTAAATCAATTTTTTGAAGAAATCTTTAGAAATTTAACAATTTTTGAATTGCCATTTTTTGATGCCCATTTCATTGCACATTCATTATCAGCATGAATATTAGCACCATTTTCAAACAATAACTTAACAATTTCTAAATGACCATACATTGATGCCCATATAATTGCATAGTCATTATCAGCATGAATATTAGCACCATTTTCAAACAAAAATTTAACAACGTCTAAATGACCTCTTTCTGATGCCCATCTAATTGCATGGTCATTTTTGGCATGGACATCAGCACCTTTATCAAACAAAAATTTTACAACCTCTAGATGACCATTATTTGATGCCATTCTAATTGCACAATCATTGTCAGCATGAATATCAGATCCTTTATCTAATAAAAATTTAACAACTTCTAAATGACCATTTCCTGATGCGAATTTAATTGCATAACCATTGTCAGCATGAATATCAGCACCTTTATCAAACAAAAATTTAACAACGTCCAAATGACCTCTTTCTGATGCCAATCTAATCGCATCATCGTTATCGGCATGAATGTCGGCACCTTTATCAAATAAGAATTTAACAACTTCCAAATGACCTCTTTCTGATGCCAATCTAATAGCATGGCCATTTTGAGCGTGAATATTTGCACTTTTATCAAATAAAAATTTAACAATTTCTAAATGACCATGATTTGATGCCAATTTAATTGCATGATCATTTTCAGCATGAATATCGCCACCTTTATCAAACAAGAATTTAACAACTTCCAAATGACCTCTTTCTGATGCCAATCTAATAGCATGGCCATTTTGAGAGTGAATATTTGCACCTTTATCAAATAAAAATTTAACAATTTCTAAATGACCATGATTTGATGCCAATTTAATCGCATCATCGTTATCGGCATGAATGTCGGCACCTTTATCAAATAAAAATTTAACAATTTCTAAATGACCATGATTTGATGCCATTCTAATTGAATATTCACTGTCAGCATGAATGTCGACACCTTTATCAAATAAGAATTTAACAACTTCCAAATGACCATTTTTTGCCGCCCATCTAATAGCACAGTCATTTTGAGCATGAATGTCGGCACCTTTATCAAATAAGAATTTAACAACTTCCAAACGACCATTTTCTGCCGCCCATCTAATAGCATAGTCATTTTGAGCATGAATGTCGGCACCTTTATCAAATAAGAATTTAACAACTTCCAAATAACCATTTTCTGATGCTGTTCTAATTGCAAAATCATTGTTAGCATGAATATCAGCACCGTTACCAAACAAAAAGTTGACAACTTCTAAATGACCATTGTATGATGCCAATCTAATTGCACATTCACTGTCAGCATGAATATAAGCACCATTACCAAACAAAAATTTAACAACTTCCAAATGACCATTTTTTGATGCTGTTCTAATTGCATGATCATTGTTAGCACGAATATAAGCACCATTACCAAACAAAAATTTAACAACTTCCAAATGACCATTTTTTGATGCTGTTCTAATCGCATCATTATTGTTAACATGAATATCAGCACCTTTATCAAACAAAAATTTAACAACTTCCAAATGACCATTTTTTGATGCCAATCCAAATGCATAATCATTATCGGCATGAATATCAGCACCTTTATCAAACAAAAATTTAACAACGTCCAAATGACCATTTTCTGATGCCAATTCAAATGCATAATCATTATCGGCATGAATATCAGCACCTTTATCAAACAAAAATTTAACAACGTCCAAATGACCATTTTCTGATGCCGAATCAATCGCCTCGTTATTATTAAAGGAAATATCTGCGCCGTAATTAATTAGTATTTTAACGGTTTCTAAATATCCTAGTTCGGCAACATTTATAAAAATTTCATTAATATCTATGTTATTTATTATCTTAGAAACAAATTTACAAGCTATTAAATCTGGCATTTTGTTAATTTCTTCTATGCCAAAATAATTAATCATATCATCCATTAATTCATCAATTAATTTGTGATTATTTTCATTTATTAAACTGAACAATTTAAGATACAATTGTTTTACTTTATCGGTCAAACAAAATGAACTTAAAATAGGTATATATGTGACCATTTTATCAACAGATACATTGCAATCATCTAAAAATATTAATTCAAGCAATTCAAAATCTAGTTCTGTGGAAATGCATTTATTTATTAACCCAAAAAATCCTGAATTTAAAATTGGGTCATCAGTATTAACTTTTAAAACTTTGCCATTAATTGATATGATATCGGTAATTGACATTTTTTTAGTTTTATTATGAATAACTAGTTATTCATAATAAAACTAAATCAATTTTTTTGATGAAAAACTATTTATCAGACAGAAATTTAACAACATCTAAATGACCATTTTCTGATGTCATACTAATTGCATGGTCATTTTTGGCATGAATATCAGCACCATTTTCAAACAAGAATTTAACAACTTCTAAATGACCATACCTTGATGCCCATCTAATTGCATAGTCATTTTTAGCATGAATGTTAGCACCGTTATCAAACAAAAATTTAACTACTTCTAATTGACCATAGTTAGATGCCCACCTGATCGCAAAATCATTGTCAGCATGAATGTTGGCACCTTTATCAAATAACAATTTAACAACTTCCAAATGACCATTTTCTGCCGCCCATCTAATAGCATAGTCATTTTGAGCATGAATGTCGGCACCTTTATCAAATAAGAATTTAACAACTTCTAAATGACCATGTCGTGATGCCCGTTTAATTGCATAATTATCGTGAACATGAATGTCAGCACCTTTATCAAACAAAAATTTAACAACTTGTAAATGGCCATTTTCTGATGCCCATTCAATTGCAAAATCATTGTTAGCATGAATGTCGGCACCTTTATCAAACAAGAATTTAACAATGTCCAAATGACCATTAGATGATGCCATTCTAATTGCTTCATCATTTACAGCATGAATATCAGCTCCATTATCAAACAAAAATTTAACAACATCTAAATGACCACTATATGATGCCAATCTAATCGCATCATCATCAGCAGCACGAATATCAGCACCATTATCAAACAAAAATTTAACAATTTCCAAATGGCCACCTTCTGATGCCCATCTAATTGCAAAATCATTGTCAGCATGAATATCGGCACCTTTACCAAACAAAAATTTGACAATGTCCAAATGACCATGATTTGATGCTGTTCTAATCGCATAATCATTATTGACATGAATGTCAACATCGTTATCAAACAAAAATTTTACAACGTCTAAATGACCATTATATGATGCTGTTCTAATCGCATAATCATTATTGACATGAATGTCAACATCGTTATCAAACAAAAATTTTACAACGTCTAAATGACCATTATCTGATGCACATCTAATAGCATCATCATTTGCAGCATGAATATCAGCTCCTTTATCAAACAAAAATTTGACAACTTCTAAATGTCCATTTTCTGATGTCCGTCTCATTGCATAATCATTGTTAGCATGAATGTCGGCACCTTTGTCAAACAAAAATTTAACAACTTCCAAATGACCATTTTTTGATGCCCATCTAATTGCAAAATCATTGTCAGCATGAATATCGGCACCTTTACCAAACAAAAATTTCACAATTTCCAAATGACCATGATTTGATGCTGTTCTAATTGCATATTCACTGTCAGCATGAATGTCGGCACCTTTGTCAAACAAAAATTTAACAACTTCCAAATGACCATTTTTTGATGTCCATCTAATTGCAAAATCATTGTTAGCATGAATATCGGCACCGTTATCAAACAAAAATTTTACAACTTCCAAGTGACCATGACTTGATGCCCATCTAATTGCAAAATCATTGTTAGCATGAATATGGGCACCTTTATCAAACAAGAATCTAACAACGTCTAAATGACCATGAATTGATGTCGTTTTAATCGCTTTGTTATTATTAAAGGAAATATCTGCGCCATAACTAATTAATATTTTAACGGTTTCTAAATATCCTAGTTCACCGGCATTTATAAAAATTTTATTAATATCTATGTTATTTATTATTTTAGAAACAAATTTACAAGCTATTAAATCTGGCATTTTGTTAATTTCTTTTACGCCGAAATAATTAATCATATCATCCATTAATTCATCAAATAATTCGTGATTATTTTCATTTATTAAACTGAACAATTTAAGATACAATTGCTTTACTTTATCGGTCAAACAAAAAGAACTTAAAATGGGTATATATGTGACTGTTTTATCAACAGATATATTACAATCATTAAAAAATATTAATTCAAGCAATTCAAAATCTAGTTCTGTGGAAATACATTTATTTATTAACCCAAAAAATCCTGAATTTAAAATTGGGTCATCAGTATTAACTTTTAAAACTTTGCCATCGTTTGATATGATATCAGTAGTTGACATTTTTAGTTTTATTATGAATAAATAGTTATTCATAATAAAATTAAATCAATTTTTTGATGAAAAACTATTTGTCGGACAGAAATTTAACAATTTTTAAATGACCATTTTTTGATGCCCATTTCATTGCATGTTCATTATCAGCATAAATATTAGCTCCTTTATCAAACAAAAATTTAACAACTTCTAAATGATCATAGTACGATGCCAATCTAATTGCATATTCATTGTCGGCATGAATGTCAGCACCTTTATCAAACAAAAATTTAACAACTTCTAAATGACCATTTTCTGATGCAAATCTAATTGCATAATCGTTAAAGGCATGAATGTCAGCACCTTTATCGATCAAAAAATTAACAATGCCTAAATGTCCACTAATTGATGCTAATCTAATTGCATGATCATTATCAGCATGAATGTCAGCACCTTTACCAAACAAAAATTTAACAACTTCTAAATGACCATTTATCGATGCCCATCTAATTGCATAATCATTGTCAGCATGAATATCAGCACCATTATCAAACAAAAATTTGACAATGTCCAAATGACCATTGAATGATGCCCATCTAATCGCATATTCATTATTGACATGAATGTCAACACCGTTATCAAACAAAAAATTTACAACGTCTAAATGACCATGAAATGATGCTGATCTAATTGCATATTCACTGTTAGCATGAATGTTAGCACCTTTATCAAACAAGAATTTAACGACTTTTAAATGACAATTGCGTGATGCCCATCCGATCGCATAATCATTTCTGGCATGAATATTCGCGCCTTTATCAAACAAAAATTTCACAACTTCTAAATGACCATTTTTTGATGCCCATCCAATTGCATAATCATTTCCGGCATGAATATCAGCACCTTTATCAAACAAAAATTTCACAACTTCTAAATGATCTCTTTCTGATGCCAATTTAATTGCATCATCATTTTCAGCATGAATATCAGCACCTTTATCAAACAAAAATTTTACAACGTCTAAATGACCATTAGCTGACGCCAATCTAATCGCATCATTATTTTCAGCATAAATATCAGCACCTTTATCAAACAAAAATTTTACAACGTCTAAATGACCATTAGCTGACGCCAATCTAATCGCATCATTATTTTCAGCATAAATATCAGCACCTTTATCAAACAAAAATTTAACAACTTCTAAATGACCATTAGCTGATGCCCATCTAATCGCATCATCATTTACAGCATGAATGTTGGCCCCGTTATCAAACAAAAATTTGACAACTTCTAAATGACCATTTGCTGATGCCCATATAATTGCATAATCACTATCGGCGTGAATGTCAGCACCTTTATCAAACAAAAATTTAACAACTTCCAAATGACCATTTGCCGATGTCGTTTTAATCATATCATCATAGTCAGCATGAATATTAGCACCTTTATCAAACAAAAATTTAACAACTTCCAAATGACCATTTGCCGATGTCGTTTTAATCATATCATCATAGTCAGCATGAATATTAGCACCTTTATCAAACAAAAATTTAACAATTTCTAAATGACCATTTGCCGATGTCGTTTTAATCGCTTTGTTATTATTAAAGGAAATATCTGCGCCGTAATTAATTAGTATTTTAACTGTTTCTAAATATCCTAGTTCGGCAACATTTATAAAAGTTTCATTAATATCTATGTTATTTATTATCTTAGAAACAAATTTACAAGCTATTAAATCTGGCATTTTGTTAATTTCTTCTACGCCAAAATAATTTATCATATCATCCATTAATTCATCAATTAATTCGTGATTATTTTCATTTATTAAACTGAACAATTTAAGATACAATTGTTTTACTTTATCGGTCAAACAAAAAGAACTTAAAATAGGTATATATGTGACTATTTTATCAACCGATACATTGCAATCATCTAAAAATATTAATTCAAGCAATTCAAAATCTAGTTCTGTGGAAATACATTTATTTATTAACCCAAAAAATCCTGAATTTAAAATTGGATTATCAGCATTAATTGTTAATACTTTGCCATTATTTGATATGATATCGGTAATTGACATTTTTTTGTTTTTGTTATGAATAAATAGTTATCCATAATAAAATTAAATCAATTTTTTGATGAAAAACTATTTATTAGACAAAAATTCAACAATTTTTAAATGACCATTATTTGATGCCCATCTGATTGCATAATCATTGTCAGCATGAATATTAGCTTCTTTATCAAACAAAAATTTAACAACTTCTAAATGACCATTGTGTGATGCCAATTGAATTGCATAATTGCCTTCAGCATGAATATTAGCACCTTTACCGAATAAAAATTTAACAACTTCTAAATGACCTCTAAATGATGCCATTCTAATTGCGTATTCATTGCGAGCATGAATATCAGCACCGTTATCAAACAGAAATTTAACAACTTCTAAATGACCTCTAAATGATGCCATTCTAACTGCGTATTCATTGCGAGCATGAATATCAGCACCGTTATCAAACAGAAATTTAACAACTTCTAAATGACCATTTTGCGATGCCATCTTAATTGCATCATTATCCTGGGCATGAATATCAGCACCGTTATCAAACAGAAATTTGACAACTTCTAAATGACCATTTTGCGATGCCATTTTAATTGCATAATCATTGTAAGCATGAATATTAGCACCTTTACCAAATAAAAATTTGACAACTTCAATGTGACCATTTGCTGATGCCGATCTAATTATATATTCATCGTTGGCATGAATATCGACACCTTTATCAAATAAAAATTTCACAATGTCCGGATGACCATTGTGTGATGCCCATTTGATCGCATAATCATTATTAACATGAATGTCAGCACCTTTATCAAACAAGAATTTAACAACTTCTAAATGACCACGTCCCGATGCTGTTCTAATTGCATATTCACTGTCAGCATGAATGTCAGCACCTTTATCAAATAAAAATTTAACAACTTCTAAATGACCATTTTTTGATGCCCATTTAATTGCATAATCATTATCAGCATGAATATCTGCACCTTTATCAAACAAAAATTTAACAATTTCTAAATGACCATTTATTGATGCCCATCCAATTGCATAATTATTATAAGCATGAATGTCAGCACCTTTATCAAATAAAAATTTAACAACTTCTAAATGTCCATTTTTTGATGCACATCCAATTGCATAATTATTTCCAGAATGAATGTCAGCACCTTTATCAAACAAAAATTTAACAACGTCTAAATGTCCATTTGCTGATGCCGTTTTAATCGCTTTATTGTTATTAAAAGAAATATCTGCATCATGACTAATTAATATTTTAACAGTTTCTAAATATCCTAATTCAGCAACATTTATAAAGATTTTATTAATATCTATGTCATTTATTATCCTGGAAATAAATTTACGAGCTATTAAATCTGACATTTTATTAATTTCTTCTACGGTAAAATAATTTATCATGTCATCCATTAATTCATCAATTAATTCGTGATTATTTTCATCCGCTAAACTAAATAATTTAAGATACAATTGTTTTACTTTATCGGTCAAACAAAAAGAACTTAAAATAGGTATATATGTGGCTATTTTATCAATGGATACATTACAATCATTAAAAAATATTATTTCAAGCAGCTCAAAATCTAGTTCTGTAGAAATACATTTATTAATTAACCCGAAAAATCCCGAATTTAAAATTGGATTATCTGCATTAACCGCCAATCTTTCACCATTTTTGGATACAATTTCAATAGTAGACATTTTTTATTTTGTTATGATTAAATAGTTATTCATAATAAAATTAAATCAATTTTTTGACAAAAAACTATTTATCGGACAGAAATTTCACAATTTCTAAATGACCATTTTCTGATGCCGATCTAATTGCAAAATCATTATTAGCATGAATGTCAGCTCCTTTATCAAACAAAAATTTCACAATTTCTAAATGACCATTTTCTGATGCCGATCTAATTGCAAAATCATTATTAGCATGAATGTCGGCACCATTCTCGAACAAAAATTTGACAACTTCTAAATGACCACGATTTGAAGCCAAACTAATTGCCTCATCATTGTGAGCATGAATGTCAGAACCTTTATCAAACAAAAATTTAACAATTTCTAAATGTCCATTTTCTGATGCCGATCTAATTGCATAATCATTTTCAGCATGAATATCAGCTCCTTTACCAAACAAAAATTTCACAATTTCTAAATGATCATTTTTTGATGCCGATCTAATTGCTTCATCATTTTGAGCATAAATGTCAGCCCCTTTACCAAACAAAAATTTAACAACGTCTAAATGGCCATATCCTGACGCCCATCTAATTGCGTAATCGTTATCAGCATGAATATCAGCACCTTTATCGGACAAAAATTTTACAACTTCTAAATGACCACATCTTGATGCCCATCTAATCGCATAATCATTACGAGCATGAATGTCAGCACCTTTACCGGATAAAAATTTAACAACTTCTGAATGGCCATTTCTTGATGCCCATTTGATCGCAAACTCATTATAAACATGAATGTCAGCGCCTTTATCAAACAAAAACTTGACAACTTCTAAATGACCATTTCTTGATGCCGAATTTATTGCAAATTCATTATAAACATGAATATCAGCGCCTTTATCAAACAAAAATTTGACGATTTCTAAGTGTCCATTAACTGATGCCAATTGGATTGCGTAATCATTTTTAGCATGAATATCTGCACCTTTATCAAACAAAAATTTAACAATCTTTAGATGTCCATATTGTGACGCCAATTGGATTGCATAATCATTTCTAGCATTAATATTAGCACCCTTATCAAACAAAAATTTAACAATTTCTAAATGACCCCTCATTGATGCTATAAAAATAGCTTGATCATTTTTAGCATGAATGTCAGCACCTTTATCAAACAAAAATTTAACAATTTCTAAATATCCATTTCTTGACGCATATCTAATCGTATAATCATTTTTAGCATGAATATCAGCACCTTTATCAAACAAAAATTTCACAACTTCTAAATGACCATTTATTGATGCACATCTAACCGCATAATCATTGTCAGCGTGAATATCAGCACCTTTATCAAACAAGAATTTAACAATGTCTAAATGACCATTTTCTGATGTCGATCTAATCGCTTTATTATTATTAAAAGAAATATCTACACCATAATCAATTAGTATTTTGGCGGTTTCTAAATATCCCAGTTCAGCAACATTTATAAAAGTTTCATTAATATCTATGTTATTTATTATCTTGGAAACAAATTTAGAAGCTATTAAATCTGGCATCTTATTAATTTCTTCTATGCCAAAATAATTTATCATGTCATCTGTTAATTCATCAATTAATTCGTGATTATTTTTATTCGTTAAACTGAATAATTTAAGATACAATTGTTTTACTTTATCTGTCAAACAAAAAGAACTTAAAATAGGTATATAAGTGACCATTTTATCAACTGATACATTACAATCATCAGAAAATATTAATTCGAGTAATTCAAAATCTAGTTCTGTAGAAATACATTTATTTATTAACCCAAAAAATCCCGAATTTAAAATTGGATTATTTGCATTAACCGGTAATCTTTCACCATTTTTGGATACAATTTCAATAGTCAACATTTTTTATTTTGTTATGAATAAATAATTACTCATAATAAAATTAAGTCAATTTTTTGATGAAAAACTATTTATCGGACAGAAATTTAACAATTTCTAAATGACCATTTTGTGATGCCAATCTAATTGCAAAATCATTTTCAGCATGAATATCAGCGCCTTTATCAAACAAAAAAATCACAACATCTAAATGACCTTTTTCTGATGCCAATCTAATTGCAAAATCATTTTCAGCATGAATATCAGCGCCTTTATCAAACAAAAAATTCACAACATCTAAATGACCTTTTTCTGATGCTCTTCTAATTGCATAATCATCATCAGCATGAATGTCACCACCATTATCAAACAAAAATTTCACAACTTCTAAATGGCCATTTTCTGATGCTCTTCTAATTGCATAATCATCATCAGCGTGAATATTAGCACCTTTATCAAACAAAAATTTAACAATTTCTAGATGACCATTGAGTGATGCCCATTTTATTGCATAATCATTTCCGGATCGAATATTAGCACCTTTATCAAACAAAAATTTAACAATTTCTAGATGACCATTGAATGATGCCCATTTTATTGCATAATCATTTCCAACATGAATATTAGCACCTTTATCAAACAAAAATTTAACAATTTCTAAGTGTCCATTAACTGATGCCTGTATAATCGCTAAATTATTTTTAGCATGGATATCAGCACCTTTATCAAACAAAAATTTCACAATTTCTAAATGACCATTTTTTGATGCCAAACTAATTACATGATCATTTTTATAATGAATATCAGCACCTTTATCAAACAAAAATTTAACAATTTCTAAATGACCATTTTTTGATGCCAAACTGATTACATCATTATTTTTATCATGAATGTCAGCACCTTTATCAAACAAAAATTTAACAATTTCTAAATGACCATTTTTTGATGCCCATTTTATTGCGTATTCATTTATGACATTAATATTAGCACCTTTATCAAATAAAAATTTCACAATTTCTAAATGACCATTTTTAGATGCATATCTAATTGCATAATTGTTTTTAGCATGAATATTAACACCTTTATCGAACAAAAATTCGACAACTTTTAAATGTCCATTAGCTGACGCATATCTAACTGCACAATCATTTCTAGCATGAATATCAGCATTTTTATCAAACAAAAATTCGACAACTTTTAAATGTCCATTTTTTGATGCCAAATGGATTGCATAATTATTGTCAGCATTAATATTAGCTTCCTTATCGAACAAAAATTTAACAATTTCTAAATGACCTTTTTTTGATGCCATAATAATAGCATATTCATTCCGAGCATGAATATCAGCGCCTTTATCAAATAAAAATTTAACAACGTTTAAATGCCCATTTATTGATGCCTGTCTAATCGCATAATTATTATAAACATGGATATCGGCACCTTTATCAAACAAAAAATTTACAACTTTTAAATGTCCATTTTTTGATGCATATCTGATCGCTTTATTGTTATTAAAAGAAATATCTGCACCGTGACTAATTAATATTTTAACGGTTTCTAAATATCCTAATTCAGCAACATTTATAAAGATTTTATTAACATCTATGTTATTTATTATCTTAGAAACAAATTTACAAGCTATTAAATCCGGCATTTTATTAATTTCTTCTACGCCAAAATAATTTATCATATCATCCATTAATTCATTAATTAATTCATGATTAATTTCATTCGTTAAACTGAATATTTTAAGATACAATTGCTTTACTTTATCGGTTAAACAAAAAGAGCTTAAAATAGGTATATATATGATTATTTTATCAATTGATACATTGCAATCATTTAAAAATATTAATTCAAGCAATTCAAAATCTAGTTCTGAGGAAATACATTTATTTATTAATCCGAAAAATCCCGAATTTAAAATTGGATCATCAGTGTTAACTTTTAAAACTTTGCCATTATTTGATATAATATCAGTGGTTGACATTTTTTTTAGTTTTGTTATGAATAAATAGTTATTCATGACAAAACTAAATCAATTTTTTTTGGTAAAAAATTATTTATCAGATAGAAAATTAACAATTTCTAAATGACCTTTTTCTGATGCCAATCTAATCGCATTATCATCATCTGCGTGAATATCAGCACCTTTATCAAACAAAAATTTAACAACTTCTAAATGACCATTTTCTGATGCCGATCTAATTGCAAAATCATTTTCAGCATGAATATCAGCACCTTTATCAAACAAAAATTTCACAACTTCTAAATGACCATTTTCTGATGCTGTTCTAATTGCAAAATCATTGTAAGGATGAATATAGCCACCTCTATCAAACAAGAATTTAACAATTTCCAAATGACCATTGTATGATGCATATCTAATTGCATACTCATTTACTGCATGAATATTAGCACCATTATCAAACAAAAATTTAACAACTTCTAAATGATCTTTTTTTGATGCCCATCTAATTGCATTATCATTATCAGCATGAATATCAGCACCTTTATCAAATAAAAATTTGACAACCTCTAAATGTCCATTTTCTGATGCCAGTCCAAATGCACAATCATCATCAGCATGAATATTAGCACCTTTACCAAATAAGAATTTAACAAGTTTTAAATGACCATTTTCTGATGCTGTTCTAATTGCATGGTTATTGTTATCATAAATATCAGCACCTTTATCAAACAAAAATTTAACAACGTCTAAATGACCATTTTGTGATGCAAATATAATTGCATAATTATTTAGAGCACGAATATCAGCACCTTTATCAAACAAAAATTTAACAACGTCTAAATGTCCATTTCTTGATGCAAATATAATTGCATAATTATTTAGAGCACGAATATCAGCACCTTTATCAAACAAAAATTTAACAACGTCTAAATGTCCATTTCTTGATGCCCATCTAATTGCATAATCATTATTAGCACGTATATCACCTCCTTTATCAAACAAAAATTTAACAACGTCTAAATGTCCATTTCTTGATGCCCATCTAATTGCATAATCATTATTAGCACGTATATCACCTCCTTTATCAAACAAAAATTTAACAACATCCAAATGACCATTTTTTGATGCCAACGCAATTGCACAATTATTTTCAGCATAAGCATGAATACCAGCACCTTTATTAAACAAAAATATTACAATTTCTAAATGTCCATTTTTTGATGCATATCTGATCGCTTTATTGTTATTAAATGAAATATCTGCGCCGTGGCTAATTAATATTTTGACGGTTTCTAAATATCCTAACTTGGCAACATTTATAAAGATCTTGTTAATATCTATGTTATTTATTATCTTAAAAATAAATTTACGAGCTATTAAATCTGGCATTTTATTAATTTCTTCTACGCCAAAATAATTTATCATATCATCTATTAATTCATCAATTAATTCGTTGTTATTTTCATTCATTAAACTGAACAATTTAAGATATAATTGCTTTACTTTATCGGTCAAACAAAAAGAACTTAAGATAGGTATATATATGATTATTTTATCAACCGATACATTGCAATCATTAGAAAATATTAATTCAAGCAATTCAAAATCTAATTCTGTGGAAATACATTTATTTATTAACCCAAAAAATCCCGAATTTAAAATTGGGTCATTAATATTAACTTTTAAGACTTTGCCATTATTTGATATGATACCGGTAGTTGACATTTTTTGTTTTGTTATGAATAAATAGTTATCCATAATAAAATTAAATCAATTTTTTGTCGAAAAACTATTTACCGGACAGAAATTTAACAATTTGCAAATGACCTTTTTTTGATGCCCATTTAAACGCATAATCATATCTAGCATGAATGTCAGCTCCTTTACCAAACAAAAATTCAACAACTTCTAAATGACCTTTTTCTGATGCATATCTAATTGCATAATTATTTTCAGCATGAATATCAGCACCTTTATCAAACAAAAATTCAACAACTTTTAAATGACCTTTTCCTGATGCCGATCTAATTGCATAATCATTTTCAGCATGAATATCAGCACCTTTACTAAACAAAAATTTAACAACTTCAAAATGACCATTTCTTGATGCCAATCTGATCGCATAATCATTGTCAGCATGAATATTGACGCCTTTATCAAACAAAAATTTAACAACTTCTAAATGGCCATGTACTGATGCCCATTTAATTGCACAATTATTATCAGCATGAATATTAGCACCTTTATCAAACAAAAATTTAACAATTTCTAAATGACCATTTTTTGATGCATATCTAATTGCATAATCATTTTCAGCATGAATATCAGCTCCTTTATCAAACAAAAATTTAACAGCGTCTAAATGTCCATTTTTTGATGCATATCTAATTGCATAATCATTTTCAGCATGAATATCAGCTCCTTTATCAAACAAAAATTTAACAACGTCTAAATGACCATTTTCTGATGCCCTTCTAATTGCTGAATTATTTTCGGTATAAATATCAGCATCTTTATCAAACAAAAATTTTACAACGTCTAAATGTCCATTTTTTGATGCCCATCTAATTGCATAATTATTTTCAGTATGAATACCAGCACCTTTATCAAACAAAAATTTTACAACGTCTAAATGTCCATCTCCTGATGCCCGTGTAATTGCAAATTCATTATCAGCATGAATATCAGCATCTTTATCAAACGAAAATTTAACAACGTCTAAATGGCCATTTGCTGATGCCCATCTAATTGCAAAATCATTTTGAGCGTGAATATCAGCACCTTTATCAAACAAAAATTTAACAACGTCTAAATGACCATTTGCTGATGCCCATCTGATCGCAAATTCATTGTCAGCATGTATATCAGCTCCCTTATCAAATAAAAATTTGACAACCTCTATGTGACCATTTTCTGACGCCCATCTAATAGCATAATCATTGTCAGCATGAATATTGGCACCGTTACCGAGCAAAAATTTAACGACTTCTAAATGACCATTAGCCGATGCCCATCTGATTGCATATTCATGCTGGTCATGAATGTCAGCACCTTTATCAAATAAAAATTTAACAACTTCTAAATGACCATTTTTTGATGCCCATCCAATTGCATAATTATTATAAGCATGAATATCTGCACCTTTATCAAACAAAAATTTAACAATTTCTAAATGACCATTTATTGATGCCCATCCAATTGCATAATTATTATAAGCATGAATGTCAGCACCTTTAACAAATAAAAATTTAACAACTTCTAAATGTCCATTTTTTGATGCACATCCAATTGCATAATTATTTCCAGAATGAATGTCAGCACCTTTATCAAACAAAAATTTAACAACGTCTAAATGACCATTTGCTGATGCCGTTTTAATCGCTTTATTGTTATTAAAAGAAATATTTGCACCGTGGCTAATTAATATTTTAACGGTTTCTAAATATCCTAATTCAGCAACATCCATAAAGATTTTATTAATATCTATGCTATTTATTATCCTAGAAATAAATTTACGAGCTATTAAATCTGACATTTTATTAATTTCTTCTACGGTAAAATAATTTATCATGTCATCCATTAATTCATTGATTAATTCGTGATTATTTTCATCCACTAAACTAAATAATTTAAGATACAATTGCTTTACCTTATTGGTCAAACAAAAAGAACTTAAAATAGGTATATATGTGGCTATTTTATCAATGGATACATTGCAATCATTAAAAAATATTATTTCAAGCAACTCAAAATCTAGTTCTGTAGAAATACATTTATTTATTAATCCGAAAAATCCCGAATTTAAAATTGGATTGTCTGCATTAACCGCTAATCTTTCGCCATTTTTTGATACAATTTCAATAGTCGACATTTTTTATTTTGTTATGATTAAATGGTTAATTATAATAAAATTAGATCAATTTTTTTTTTTTGGTGAAATTCAAACAAATTTACGACTTCTAAATGACCATTTTTTGATGCCGATCTAATTGCATAATCATTTTCAGCATGAATGTCAGCACCATTATCAAACAAAAATTTCACAACTTCTAAATGACCATTTTTTGATGCATATCTAATTGCATAATCATTGTTAGCATGAATATCAGCGCCATTATCAAACAAAAATTTAACAACTTTTAAATGACCTTTTTCTGATGCCAATCTAATTGCATAATCATTGTTAGCATGAATATCAGCACCTTTATCAAACAAAAATTTAACAACTTTTAAATGACCATTGAATGATGCCCATCTTATTGCATACTCATCTATAATATGAATATTAGTACGATTATCAAACAAAAATTTCACAATGTCTAAATGACCATTTTCTGATGCATATCTAATTGCATAATCATTGTCAGCACCTTTATCAAACAAAAATTTAACAATTTCTAAATGACCATTTTTTGATGCATATCTAATTGCATAATCATTGTCAGCATGAATATCAGCACCTTTATCAAACAAAAATTTAACAACGTCTAAATGACCATTTTTTGATGCATATCTAATTGCATAATCATTATCAGCATGAATATCAGCATCTTTATCAAACAAAAATTTAACAACGTCTAAATGACCATTTTGTGATGCAAATATAATTGCATAATTATTTAGAGCACGAATATCAGCACCTTTATCAAACAAAAATTTAACAACGTCTAAATGACCATTTTGTGATGCAAATATAATTGCATAATTATTTAGAGCACGAATATCAGCACCTTTATCAAACAAAAATTTAACAACGTCTAAATGTCCATTAACTGATGCATATCTAATTGCATACTCATTTACTGTATGAATATTAGCACCTTTATCAAACAAAAATTTAACAACTTCTAAATGACCATTTTCCGATGCCTGACTAATTGCATAATTATTGATAGCATGAATGTCGGCACCTTTATCAAACAAAAATTTAACAATTTCTAAATGACCATTTTTTGATGCCGATCTAATTGCCTCATCATAATTAGCGCGAATGTCAGCACCATTATCAAACAAAAATTTCACAACTTGTAAATGACCATTAACTGATGCATATCTAATTGCATATTCATGACCAGCATGAATGTCAGCACCTTTATCAAATAAAAAATTAACAACTTCTAAATGACCATTTCTCGATGCCCATTTAATTGCATAATCATTATCAGCATGAATATCTGCACCTTTATCAAACAAAAATTTAACAACGTCTAAATGTCCTTTTTCTGATGCAACTATAATTGCAAATTCATCATGGGCATGAATATCAGCACCTTTATCAAACAAAAATTTAACAACGTCTAAATGACCATTTCTCGATGCCCATTTAATTGCATAATCATTATCAGCATGAATATAAGCACCTTTATCAAACAAAAATTTAACAACGTCTAAATGACCATTTCTCGATGCCCATTTAATTGCATAATCATTATCAGCATGAATATCAGCACCTTTATCAAACAAAAATTTAACAACGTCTAAATGACCATTTCTCGATGCCCATTTAATTGCATAATCATTATCAGCATGAATATCAGCATTTTTATCAAACAAAAATTTTACAACTTTTAGATGTCCATTTGCTGATGCCGTCTCAATCGCTTTATTATTATTAAAAGAAATATCTGCACCGTGGCTAATTAATATTTTAACGGTTTCTAAATATCCTAATTCAGCAACATCTATAAAGATTTTATTAATATCTATGCTATTTATTATCTTAGAAATAAATTTACGAGCTATTAAATCTGGCATTTTATTAATTTCTTCTACGGTAAAATAATTTATCATGTCATCCATTAATTCATCAATTAATTCGTGATTATTTTCATCCGCTAAACTAAATAATTTAAGATACAATTGCTTTACTTTATCGGTTAAACAAAAAGAGCTTAAAATAGGTATATATGTAATTATTTTATCAATTGATACATTACAATCATCTAAAAATATTAATTCAAGCAATTCAAAATCTAGTTCTGTGGAAATACATTTATTTATTAATCCGAAAAATCCCGAATTTAAAATTGGATCATTAGTGTTAACTTTTAAAACTTTACCATTATTTGATATGATATCAGTGGTTGACATTTTTTTATTTTGTTATGAATAAATAGTTATTCATAATAAAATTAAATCAATTTTTTGTCGAATTTTATTTATTAAACAAAAAATTTGACAACATATGTTCTTATTTTATTGCTGAATTATCATTCTTGAATAAAAAATCGATATGCACAATTAATTAGCTAATTAATCAATTAACTAATTAAGCAATCATTCCAAAACGAATTGGTGGACTTGGATAATAATTTTCAATTACCAGATCATCGTACATATAATTATCAATGTTATTTTTTTTACAAATAATTTTAACTGTTGGTAGATTACGCGGTGTCCTTTTTAATAAGTCATCAATGCCTCCTGAATCGATGTGTTGTTTGTATAAATGCGCATCGGTAATACTATGAACCAAAAATCCTGGATCTAAATTACAATGATTAGCCATTAAGTATGTCAATAGTGCTGCTGTACTGCTATTCCATCCCAATACAACATCCCAACTTCTCTGTAATAAATGACAATTCAACCGGCCTCTGTGACCAGTTATTGGATCTGGTTTGTCATATAAATCTACTCCAAAATTGTATATGATATGACATGGAGCCAATGCCATTTTATTGGTGTCAGTTGGATTCCATAAATTCATGATAATTCTTCTGTTATGTGGATCATTATTAATTAAATTGATACATTCAGCGAGTTGATCTACACCTTGTCCTGAATAATCTGTTAAACAATCGATATAATCAGCACCATAATGTCTCATTTGAAATCCGTATCCTGGTCCAATATCGCCTTCTTGGTACGGTAAACCATTTTTTTCTAAAAAGCTTTTGGTTGAATTTTTGTCCCATATTCTAACATTTTTCTCCTGTAAAAGTTTGACATTAGTTTGCCCTCGTATCATCCACATTAGTTCTTCAAAAATTAATCGTGGATAAGTTCGTTTAACAGTTAATAATGGGAATCCTTTAGATAAATCATGTTTTAACTGATATCCAAAAATGGATTTTGTAATGGCATTACGGGTATTTTTGTAAATGCCAGTGTTCATAATTTCTTTAATAAGGTTAATAAACTGATATTCCCAATCATTGTCTATACTTATCTCAATTGGATTATATGCGATGTTTTGCGTTCGTTGGACTTTTTCCCAATAACAATAATTTTCATGGAATGCTTTTGTTGTAGCATATATTTGTGCCGTACTATAAGTTACAATTTTGTAAGAGATATTTGTGTTAATATCATGAATGCTTTCCGATTTTTTAATATCCAAAATTCCAGATTTGGCACACATTTTTATTTTGTCAGGCCTGATCGGAAAAAATATTTTTTGCTCAATTACATTTTTTTTTGGATAGTGATGTTTTATGTGTGTGACATACAAATTCCTTAATGATGGATGCGCTAATGCTTCACTGTAAATGGCTGCTCCCCCAATCACATAAACTTTGTCTAAATTATTTATTCTTTCTGTTTCTTTAAGTGCATCAACAAATGTATCAACATAGGTTTCATTATTACTAGAAAATTTATAATAGTTGCTATTTCTGACAACTACAATGTTAATTCTTTTCGGGTTTTTTTTATAAATAATCGGTAAGGATAACCATGTGTTCCATCCCAAAATAATAGCATTAACTTGATTTGGTTCAGATGTTGTTGTTGTTTTTGTTTTAAAAAAATTGACATCCTCTTTTAACACTGGCCATGGCAAAGAATAGGATCCATACTCTTTAACGCCCAACAAACCATCACTATCCATTGCTACAATTATATCGAAATTTTTTGGTGAATTCATGTGTACTTATTAACATATTTATCTTCTCATTAAATTATTTATTTATCAATTTTTTATAAAAAATTGATAAACTATTAACATATTAATATAAAAGAGATATAAAAATAAGTATTATAATTAATATAGCAGCAATGAATGAAAATACGACCATAAATAACAATAATAATACAAATGAAATCATAACCAACGGTCAAGATAAAATGGTTCAGATTCCTGCTGATATTCCTATGACTAATATCAATCTACCTAACCAATGGGTACTATATCTCTATGATAAAGCACTCTTCAAAAAAATGGCTAATCGACCAAATTTTCAATCAAAACTACCACATAAAGAAATATGTACCATAACAACTGTTAATGATTTAATTTATATATTACAGCTTATGGAGGTCAAAATAGAATCGAAATTAAAAATAGATTTTATGGGCGGAAACAAAATAAATATGGATTCAAATGATTATATAATCATGAGAAAAGGTATCGAACCAATTTGGGAAGATCCGAAAAATTGCAATGGGGGTACTTTTACAATTAAAATGAATCATAATCGAGGTTATGATGTATGGGCTACATTTGTAATGTATATGTTAGGTGAAACTTTGACACACGAAATGCAAAATATTAACGGAATAACGGTTTCATATATATCTGACGATTATGCTAAATTTAATAACAATAGTGTATTAAACAATAACAGTTATACATATATAAAAATATGGGATGCCAAGCCAAAGAGAGACAGAGATCAATTCGTAACAATACTTCCATCTGATCTGATAGATAAAATTAAAACTGAATCTCTTAAGTATACAGCGAATAATGAAAAAAAATATTATGGTGATGAACATATCATTAACAAAATAAATAACGGTAGAAAAAATTCCTACAATAACAGGGACAGGGGTGGATTTAATAATCGTGGAAGACGCTAGAGCATCAGAATATTAAATTAATTAAAAAAAAATATGTATGAATTACAAATTCATACATATTTTAAGCCTGTGCATACCAGTCAAACTTTTATAAAAGATTTTTAAGTTCATCAGATAAATGTTTTTTCATTCCATTTTCCACTAATGATGACATTTTTTTGTATTTTTCTAATACCAAATCACTAGAACCACCTGCCCTCCATATATCTTTGTCCAAATTGTCTAATTGATCTTCACCAATATATTTATATCTTCCACAATCCTGGGAAAATTCTCCATATAACATTTTTCCATTGCTTGTATACATAAAACAACAATCAACTAAATAAATATTAATTTTAAGCAAAAAATTTTTGATTATGGACGCAGTTTTTAATGCATTGGTTTTGACGCATAAATCAATGAATTTATTTGCTAATATATCATCTAAATTATAATCACCCCATGGTCTACCATCGACATGATTTGGATTTCGCAAATCGATCCTCACATATGGATCAATATATTCATATAATTCGCCATTAAATATTGATTTCACTATTTGATTACCAAATCTATCTATTTTATTCGGTAAATCATAGTATCTATGTTTGTCACTTCCTGACCAACAACCTTTGTAAATAATTTCAACCGGAGGAATATCACAATAATTATCTAATGGAATTGTTAGTGTGTATTTTTTTCCAACATAGATATATGAATGATCAATGCCATTTAACCAAAATAATAATAAAATTTCTTTTGTCATTTTCATTCTCTCGACATCCGAACCAGGAACAATTCCTGCCCGTTGTTGGGTATGGGAATATATGGATGGTATATATTTAACCAGATGATAACCATTATATAATCTTACATCTTTTGATTCACCATTTGCAACCTGTTGTAATGAATTAAAAACATCATCCGTAACCAAATCTGGACATGGCATTTTATATTTATCATTTTTATTTTTAATAATATCGATGACAGCACTGTACGTTTCCTCAATAGATAAACATGTCGTGTCAATGTAAAACAAATTGTATTTACTAACTAGCATCCGATAATATTTATGAAAATAATGCAACCATTTGGAACTAGCCCATTTGTCAGCAAATCCCCTCAAATTTATTCTTGACAAACAAACAGAAGGCGATGCGTCAAGAATAATGTATACTCCTTTATAAATGAATTTTTCTGGCAAATCAGATGGATGTAATAGTGTTAGTGATGTAAGATTGCCTCTATCATTGACGTAACATGAAGGTTCTCTTTTTGTTAATAATTGTACAATAGTAGTTTTACCACTACCATCAATTCCGTCAATTGTTACAATATGTTCAAAATTCATGTGGATACCTAATATCCAATGTAGTATTTGAATAATTAAATGGATATTTTTTCAATTTTTATTATCCGATTAATAAAAATTGAAAAAATATTTATCAAAAATAATTATATTAATATTGAATAAATAAATGGCCCGGATTATCCCAACAATCGATTTATATAATGGTTTAGCGGTAATTGTTAATAAAGGTTTAGTTTGCGAAGAAATAGGTGATCCTTTTGAATGCGTTGAAAAAATTTCAACCTCTCCATATTTTCAAGTTACGGATCTTAATAGAGCATTTGGCGATCAAATAAATAATAAAGAAATTATCAAACAATTTTGTTTTGAGCACAATTGCTATGTTGCCGGTGGCATAAGAAGTTATGAAGATGCAATCGAATTTTTAAATGCCGGTGCAAAAAGAGTTGCAGTTTCGACAAATTCTATTGATATTGTTGAAAAAATAGACAAAAACAGATTAATATTATCATTGGATATTAATGAAAATAATCAATTATTAGTTAATGGCAGAAAAGAAGTATTGGAAGAAACAATTTTTGAAAGAATAGGTAAACTACATAAAAATATCGAACTAATTTGTATAACATTTCACCAAACAGAAGGAACAAATTCTGGTCAACCTGAATATCAGTTAACTGATATATTAAATTTTATGAATAATAACTATCCAGACATACATATTACGGTTGCTGGTGGTATAAATTCCTGTCAAGAAATTAAAAAATTGCTAGATCTGGGAATAAATCCACAATTTGGATATGGTATATGGAAAAATATATTCACAATAGGAGAAGCAATGGTACAAATGTTAAATGAAAATAAACAAGTAAAATGGATCAAAAACAAGGATAATTTAGCATTATATCCTACGATTGTACAAAGTAAAAATGGTAAAATTTTGGGTTGCGTATATTCTTCCAAAGATACGCTTCAAATGTCAATTGATTCCAAAAAAGCAATATTTTATTCGAGGGATAGCGAATCCGTTTGGTTAAAAGGATTAACCTCTGAAAATTATTTTTTTGTCAAGAAAATAAGTTTTTCGTGTGACAGAACTTCTTTAGTAATGGTTGTTGAACCTTTTGACCATAGAAAAAATCTTTTTTGTCATAAAAACACTGAATCCTGTTTTTGTTATCGTGATCCAACGTCAAGCGATTTAGGTAATATTTCTGATTATTTGCAAAAAATAGTAAAAGCTTATGATGATGGTAATTATTCTTATACGAAAAAACTTATAGGTTCTCCCAACCTATTAAGGTATAAACTTTTTGAGGAACTACAAGAATTTATTACTGCTAATACCGAAAATATTATTTCTGAGGCAGCCGATCTAATTTATCATTTGATATTATATTTAATCCAAAATAATGGACAAATGGACGGTGTTCTGAATGAGCTTAATAGAAGAAAATGGCAAATTAACAAACAAATATTTAAAACAATTGATAGACCAAAAAAATTTATCATAGGCTTATGCTTACTTAAAAATTCAAAACATAATGATAAATTTTTGAATATACTAGAAGAATTAGGAATTCACGTTAATTTAATAATGGGAAAAAGTATGGAATATGAATCCTTTGAAAATTTTATTTTCAAACAAATTAATCCCAAAGATGTATCAACCCAGATCCACAATGACATGGTTGATGGTATAATTTGTTATGAGGATGTAATAAAAAATTATCCAGTTGACGTCGTACGATACCCTACAAATAATCACCATACAACAAATATTGTTGTAGTAGCCAGAGAAAATTTTAATGATAATTTTAGTTCATATCCAGAAAATTACAAATTTAAAATTGCAAGCGAGTACAAAAGATTAACAGAAAAATGGTTAATAGATAAAAAAATTACAGGCAAAGCAATACAACTTAATGGTAAAGCAGAAAGTGAAGTTATTGTTGGGACATGTGATATGGCTGTAACTGTATGTGATACAGGTGAAACATTAAAACAACATAATTTAAAAGTTGTCGATATTATTGGCACCCACAGCATAGGATTATTTATAAGATCCGATAAATTTGCAATTTTCGGAGAACTAATCAAAAATATTTTCTAATTATTGCGTCAATTATCTATAATAATTATTATGGACTAATTGAATAAATGGAATACTGTGAACCCAATTTCTATGATATATACAATGATGAATTATTAGCTTTATCTGCTACACTAACAAAATTTCAACAAATATGTCATGATTCAAAAGAAAATATTAAAATAGATCTAAATAATGTGATAAGTTGTGACATTTATAATAAAGAAAACAGTTTATTATATGCATGCGAAACTGAAGAATTTGTAGAATTTTTAAATGGTAAACCTGCACTTTTTTTCAATTACAATTTCATTATAATTTTGGGTTCTTCTAAGTCTGCATCTGACCCTTTTGGAATCTTGCCATATGATGAAGTAGGACAAAAATATGTATTTGATTCGTGTAACTTTTATCTTGACTATTTCTTAAAAAATCCGATTAATATTGAATCGGATAATGCTACCGTTTTAATTAATTTTATTCACAAACAAATAAAATTTTGTCAAATACCAAGAAATTCTGTATTGTATATCGAAAAAAAAATAAGTATCATCGATCAAAATGACGCCGAATCACTAAGAAAAATCCAAAAATTTTTGGAAAATGATAAAAGAAAAATAGATTCGATACAAGCAAGAATTGATGATGCAGAAACAAGAATGAAAATTATTTTTGATTCTATTCAAAACGAGAAAAAGTTCAACATAGAAAAAATAGAAAAATTACTATCAATTAGGGGCGGATCAATGGAAGAATATCTTAAGACCATAAACGAAATTAATGATAATTTATCACTGATTAGTTGTTAATTAACTAATTAACTAATTAATATTTTTTTTAATGTAAAAAAAATATTAATTATTGGGATTTTCGGTTGGTGTTAGGAAAACATACATTTTACCTAAAGTTGCAACTCCAATTACTAAAACTAATGGGAAATCATTTTTTAGATATATATCAATTGTAGGACATAATTTATTACATTTACTAAATCCCATTAGATTTCTAAGCTCATACATGCCTTGAACAATTTGGTCAGAATCACTTTTTTTATTGCTATTATAATTTGTATCCTTGTACGACATTGTTACTTTACCACTTTCATTTTGTCCTCTAAACTTAATTTCATTTCCGACTGATGTTATCTCAACACTTACCGAATTATTATTTAATTTTTTGCATATATTATGAAATTTATCAGATGCCATAGTAATTTTGTTTTGGAACAAAGTTTTTGGTATTGGCAATTCGGAATTACCAATTTCCATTAAGAAAACTTCAATATCCGTTTCTTCACTGCTCTCATTTCCTTCATTCAAACTTCTAATGTAAAGAGTACTTCTGTTGTCACGATTCATATACATTACAATAGGATCATCATCATTTATCATTTTTAATTGTGAATGCAAATTATGCATATCAACACCAATAGTTATTTTTGGTTCATCACATCTGAAATGTTCAAAGTTAATCGAATCTAAATTTACTTTGACTAAAATACTTTTATCCTCGGTTAATCGAAGTATACGGATCCCACCAATATTTTTTTTATCAGTGTCTTTACCATCATTTTTATTTGTTTTTAAATCATCATCACTATTATCACTACCACTATCCTCATTTATAATTTTTTTTGATTTTATAAACTTCTTTTTCTTGTTTCTGCTAGGCCTACTATCTTCATCCTCACTATCACTGTCGTCAGATATATTTTTTTTTGATTTGGATATTTTATTTTTCTTTTTTAATTTAATTTCGTCTTCTTCTTCATTATCATCAATTTCTTCATAGTAATCTTTATCATTATTATCATTACATGATTCATCTGGAGGAATAAAAACAATACAGCAATCAGAAATGAAATTACTTATCCGTTCAATTACTTGTTTAATGGCACCGGTCTGCGTTGTTTTTACTTCAAGGATTCTATTATCTTTTTTGATATTCTTATATTCTTTTTTATTATATTGTTTATTATCTTTTTCTGTTTTATTTTTTGTATTAGGGACTGATTTGGAATCAGAATCTTTTGCTTTTTTAGGACTTGGATCCTTGGATTTTTTAAGGACGAGTTCTTTTGTTTTCTTTTGTGAAATTTCTTTTGTTTTCTTTTGCGGAATTTCTCTTGTTTTTTTGGGAATAATTTCTTTCATTTTTTTTGTTGTTGTATCATTTATTTTTTTAGAATTCGTTTTATCCAATGTTTTAACCATTTAAATAATATTGAGTTCTTTTCCTTTAAATTATTTAAGTTTTCCAAACGCAAATTTATAAAAATGACATTAAAAATCAATTTTTTTTTTTTTAATGTTAATATATGATTGATTTATTAATGAAAATAATTTTATTAATGGGAATAAATTGTTTTTATAGTTAATCGTTCAAACACATAAAAAATATTTTGTATTATATATAATTAACAATGACATCAAAAAATGCGTATCGGTTAATTAATCCTTATATCGAAGGATCAATAGATACAGTCGTGGATTCAAAAAATTCCTTCGGTGCTGGTAAACGATTATACAAAGCTATTTCTGATCATTTTACTAATCATGTTGATGATTTCTATATGACAATCCAAAATGCCGAAACAAAAGAATTATCACATTTTAAAATTAATGAAAAGAGAGACGGTAAAACAATTGATTTTAATTTAGTAAAATTAGATGACAAATTTGCTCCAGATATCGAAAAAAAATTGGTAGCCAATGTAGATAAGTTAACTAAGCAATCTGGTGGTGGTTTTGATGATGACAGCAGTTCAAGTGATTCTGATTCGGATTATAGAGAATATAATATTTACCAACAACCAATATCGAGGTTTGTCTATTTTTATTTACCATATTATAAATTGAATGCGATAGGTCTCAGTCCATTAGATGCATCAAGAATATTTATGCCCATGTTCGGTTTACCGGTTAATCCGACATTGGAAGTTAGATTTGATTTATACAGATATTTTTAATGGCAAAACGCAATTCTTATTGAATATAAAATTATCATTTTATAGTTTAGTTAGAGATGTCAAAGCGTCCAGTTGTTGCTAACAAAAGCAGAAAAAATAAAGAAAAAAATTACAAAAAAACTCACAAACAGGATAAAATATCCACACAAGAAAAAGTGCCAACACAAAAGAATAAAAAAAGCATGCATAAAGATAAATTAAATAATAATAAAAAACAAAAGCACCCAAAATATGTAAAAGATGAGTCAGAAGAAAAATCAGATTTTGATATTGAAGAAGTGGATGATTTTGAGGCAGAAGATAATCAAATTGATAATGAATACGAAGAAGGAAGTGAAGAAGACGAAGAGGTTGAAGTTAAACCGAAAGTTAGAACGATTGATGATAAAACCAAACAAAGGTTAAAAAAGAAAATTGTTGATTGGTTGGACTATGATGACAAAATAAAAACATTAAACGAAAAAACAAAAAAATATAAAGATGCCAAAAAACAGCAAGAAGAACTTATTATTAAAATGCTAACCAAATTAGAAATGGGTGATACAAAAATTGATGTTACGGACAATAAAAATAATTTTAGAAGTCGGGTATATCGACATAAATCTGTAACAAAAGAAGCATTAAAGGAAAACATAATAAAAGATGCATTGATGGAAGCAATACATGATGAAAAGAAAGTTGACCAATTAGTTAAAAAAATTGATAGTAAAAGACCAATCAAAGAAAGATACTATCTTAAACGAACCAAAGGGAATAAAAATTAAAATTATCAATTGTTGATTATTGATTACTTTAATTATAATATTACTACATATTATAATTAAAAAATGTCCAATAAGGATAAGTATTTAGTAAATCCATTTTGTGAAATTGAACCAATGTTTGATTTTGATCCGGATATCAAATATAATATTATTAGTGTTTGTTTTTTTAAAATGAATCGCCCATATAAAAAATTCCATATATATTTGAATGGAATACAGCGAATGCTAAACTATCGTAAAAAATTTTTGCCCGATTTTAAATTTAGAATTTTTGCAGACGATACAATATTGGATGATGCAGATATCATGAAAAAATTACGTGAAGATCCAGATGTGCAAATTGTCCGGTACAAATGCCCAAATTTTATGGAGCCTGACAACTATCATCATAGTGGAATATTTGGAATGTTTGTTAGATTTTTCCCAATGTTCGATTTTGATAATAATGATGCAAATTATGTTATTGTAGCAGATATTGAACCAAATGATGAGGATATGAATATGATGGAAAACATTTATAGTTTTGTTATTAAGGAAAAAATAAATTATCCATTTATTTATTTTGGCAATCTTTTCTATTCGCCGTATAAAAATCAAGAATATCCATTTGTTGTTGGCGGACGACTTCATAATTTGTCAAGATTACCAAAAGATAGTATTATCAATTTTATTAATAACATAGATAATATTCCTTATGTAAATAAAGATTATCTACAAAAACAAAATCCCAATGATAGAATTAAATACGGAATAGATGAAACCTATTTGAATAAATATTTATTGAATGACCTAATTAAAAATAATATAACAGTTGGTTGTTATTCCATATACGGCGTATCTTATCCATTTTATTATGCTAAAAAATCAATTCTCAATCACAACAAATCCGATGTTTATTTAAAATTTATATTGGGAAAATATTACGATTCCAAGAAGGATATTGAATATCACCTTAATTTCATTGATAAAACATTTTATATGATCAAACAGAATACTCCGACCACATCATATATTACCAAAAGATTTATTAAACTGTTAAAATATTTGAAGAAAGAAGAAATATACGACTGGATGCCAAAAAGATTTATCGATATCATTCTTAATTTTTATACTGACGTTATATATGAAACAGGTATAATAACAATAAATCAGGATAATAGTACAAAATATGTAAATAGTAAAATTTCAATTAACAACAATCTGATAGGAGGAGATCATCAACATAAATATAACAAATACAAAATAAAATTTTTGGGAAAAAAATATAGAATTCCTTACAAAAATATTAAACCAAATCATCTACGATATTATTATACAGCTGAACCACAATTATGTTGTCGTTATATATTGGAACCAATAAGTAATGACATCAAATCTTATGATTTTAAGGGAGCAATTGAATACTTAAATAATTACTATAAACATATAAAAAGTGACTATTACCGAAATCTATTCGAAGTCATCAACAAAAATGAATCTAATGATATATATTCATTCCAAGTAGAAATAGCTGATAGAATTATGTTTGAATATCTTAAATTTCGAAAAAACACATGTTGTATTACCTTATGGCCAATTGCAGTGTCTGCAATTGATGTATTGCTGGATTTTTTGAGGAAATACGGAAATATCTATTATGTCAAAAGACATAGTATTAGTTTTAATGCAGCTTCAAATCTAGTATATCAATTATATTCGGATACGACACGATTTAAGGACATTGTTAAAATTAACGAAAAAGCTCGTTATACCGGATGGGAACCTGGATCAGTATCAACTGTAATTGCGATATTTTTTGAAAATACCAGCAATGAAGTTATCACTGGAGACAGAGCTCCGCTCAAAATGAAAATTAGAAAACATTTGTTGGACGCACTAAATGTCGGTGATGATTCGAACATTCGAGGTGATGATATTATACATATAAATGACTATTTTTACCAAACACTTGAATACGCTAAAATTTATCTTCATGCCGGATCTATTAATTTTTTATCAAAGCAAAATTTAAATGGTTATTTGGATAAAAGTACAGATCGATGTCGACTTTTTATAAATACTTATAAAAAATGGATGATAGAAAATATTCGTTTGGTAGATTATGATAGATTTTTATTATTTGGTAGTTCCATATTATATGCATATGGAATTAGAAATTGTGGAGACGTCGATGGTCTGGTTTCAATGACCGAGCCAGATGCCACAACAAATAATTTAATGGAAAAAATTGCTTCGTATTTCTATGATGAGAGTACCAAATTCTTTTTTGCAGATCTGGGGCTTGTCGGAACAAAATATTGGAAATCAGAATGGAATGCTAAAGATGTTAATTGGTTTATATTATCAAATATAAAACATCAGGATGAACTGATTTTTAATCCACAGAATCATTTTTATTTTAATGGAATAAAATTATTAACCTTAGAAAAAGAAATATTTAGAAAATATGCTCGTGGTAAAAGTAAGGACATTGGTGACATTATCATAATTGAAAAAATATTAAATGTCAGTTTTGATAAAAACTATGATAATCTAAAATTTGAAAAACAACATGAATCAACTAAAATAGATATTAAAAAATATTTGACAAAATTTTACCATATTAGCGGAGAAGAGGCAGATCAATTAATAGACAAATATTTTAGAAATAACTAAATCACGAATTCCAGGGAATAATTTTGTTTTTTGGTATACTGAGAAAAATATTTATCAATTAGTACACGTGATGAATCCAAAATGGATAATGGGACAAATGATGGATCTTCGCGAATTCTAACATAATCTTCAAAAGTGTAGTTTTTTTTATGCAATTCTTCAAAAATATTCATGACATTTAACGGGGGCAGCATGTACTGATATTCATCATATAATTTATCATCTTTATTTTTCTCAATTAGATAATATGCCAGAGCTTTTTTGTATTTTTCTGGATGCTTCTTATTTAAAGTTGTCAAATAATACATATCTTTTTTGTCATCAAATAATTTTTCCAATTGTGTTGTCGTATATTTTTCTGTTAGAATTAGTACTTTCAATCCATAATATAAATCGTTCAGAAAATACAGATCCGTATTGTATTTGAGCATTGATGATTTGGGATTCCTTGTATCTGATATAATTTCTGAAATGCCAAAATCTGCTATTACAAAAACATATCCTTCATTTGGAATATAATAAGAAACATTGTCAATTGTATACTTCCAATATTCATTATTATTTTTATTTGTTTTATAATACAATATATTTGCATATTTAAGATCACCATGAACCATTTTTAGGTGTTTTTGTAAAGTATATAAGGCTGTCCATATTTGAAATAAAAATGACATCCATTCATTTTCACCGTGATGATGATGGACCCAAACAATAAGATCACCATGAGCTAATTCCAAATAAAATAATGACTTGTTATTTTCTCTACATAAACATGATTGATACATTAGAGGTAAATTTTGTGTAGTATGATTTAATACAAATTTAGTAATTTCTTTTAGTATCAAATATTCATTTGATATCCTTCTTTGATCAAATTTATTTTTAATTTTTTGGTCTTTGACAGCAATAGAAATATTTTGAATATTTTTTTCATAAACTGTAGCCTGTTTACCTCTTCCTATGATTTTGTATTTATTGGATAAATTATTCCAACAATCGGAATTATTTTTACATTCAATTTTTAATTTGTGATAATAATTAATTCTATTATTAAAATCCATTAATTGTATTTGATCATTCGAACCAATTTGTACAAATTTTTTTAATTTAAGATATTTTTTTTTGTATTTTTGATATTTATTTTTATACATTTTATATATTAATAAATGACATTATGTATCGATTATCTAAAAAAAATTGATTTGTTAATATTTTAAATAAATATTAACAAGATGCATCCATATCAAAAAATGTCAAAAGCACAAAATCCATTAAATATGTCCGGTTCTGAGATCTATACATATCTCAATAGTGGACGCTACATACCCGCATCACTTAAAAAGCAATTACAAGAAAAACTGGAATTCGAAAGGAAATCTAACCGATTTTCTGCCTTGGATGAATTTTATACAATGTTTGCTTCAACCACTGACAAAAAAAAGAAGAAAATTGAAGTAGTTGAATATCCATCATTACCTGAAAACAAAGAAAAAAATACAGATTCCATACATGATAAAAATGTAATTGATTTTAACGCTATTACAAATCAAAATAGTACAGGAATTCAATGTGACGTACGTAATAGTGCCTCAATATTTGTTGATGATAAATTATTTTTATCATACCCTAACATTAAAAAAATGTATGATAGCTATATGTTGCATAGAATTATGATGCGATACTATTGCATCAGAAGGAAAATTAATAATTTAAATTTATTATCCATGGTAAATCCGGCAAAAGCTGTAACATTCAAATCAATATTTTTTTTTGAATTACTAATGAATCAAAAAAATTTTTTGGAAAAATATATCAAAATTTATGAAAATCTTAGAGAATTAACAAAACTTTATAAAGATAAAGTTTTCGTTTCAGTTATCGAAAAATATGATAACGCTAATGATAAAATACATGATCAATGCAAAAAAATAAAAAAATTATTCGAAAAAATAGAAAATGTCAGGACATTGATACGAGAATATTGTGCTGATCATGATGTGGTTATAGGAGAATATTTCAAATTCGCATATAGTATCCTCGACAGAAGTTTCGATAATACCAACGATAATGCTGAATTTATATCGGGTAGGATTTATGAGAACATTTTAGGAACAATAAACAAAATTATGAAAGAAATCGATTCTGATGTTGATTGTGAGTATTGTGTTTATTTAAAAAATGATGGAAAGTCATCAACAGAACCTAATATAATTATTGATGGTATAAGCACATGGACATATATTTGTTGCGATGAAGAAATAAGCACAAGTTACGAATTTGATGATGAATTATTGGATAGGAATAAGTTAATAGATATAACCGTAAACGAATTAGATCTTTTTTTCAGGAAAAAAACTAGACATGATGATTCACATTACATACGTCTACACTTTAATGATCAGAAACCACATGATATTAACATTAATTTTTACATTCAGGACGAAATACCTAAATCTAAAATCTATGTACAAATTAAAGATTTGCCAAAAAATACCAAAATTATTACATCTATAATCCGGAACCATGATTTGGATGAAAATATTAATGTAAGGATTGTAACCCCAAAAAATAATCATTCAAGGTTTTGGTTGAATAAAAAGACAAATTCTTTACATAAATTAACAAAAAAAGAATATGATATGCTGAACACATCATGGAAAGATAATTATTCCTTGAATGATACCAATAAAAACAAATTTGTTGTTGACTATTTATTTAATGAATTATTATCAGAGAATAATAATAAAACATATATAACGCCGGACATGTATAATTCGTTTAAAAAAATGGCATTTTACACATCAAATAAAACAATTTAAGAAATTAATATTCTATTAGAAATAATAGAATATTTATTAAAAATGAATAATAAAAATCAGCATTATGAAAATTATGTCATTTGTGAAGTGTCGTCTGATGAAAAAGATGAACAGAGTATTCAAATAGAAAGGGAAAAAGAAAAATTCATTAAAAATTTAAAAAAGATATATCATAATGTATTCGAAAATTTTAAAAAAGGAAATTTAATTATATATGATCTAGATATTTTTTCCAAATTAACTGAAGAAAAATTCATATCATGGGCCACTAAAAATAGTCCACATACAACAGGATTATTTGTTGAGAATAAATAATTTTTTATAATCTAATATATTTGGTTACAAAAACCTTTAATATTGATATCGGGATCAATGGTTGAATTTAAGTAAGGTGAAAAAATCTTTTTTTCAATTGGTATATCTCCTCTTATGTCATGTGATGCATTTTTTAAAGAACTACCTACTGTATTACTACCGATATGAACTTTAGGATGGATCATATGAATACCTTTTATTTTTTTAGTGCTTTGTAATGGTTCGACATCAAACCAATCTTCTTCGATTTCCTGAGGAAGCATTTTATCAATATCGAATAAATCTTTAATGTCTTCTGGTGTTCTTCTTGTATATTTTTTCTTTTTATATGTGAAGTCATTTTCGTTGTCAAATGGAACTTCCATTTTGTTTGTATTATGATGTTTCTTTTTCACATAGTTGCTATATTGACCGTAATCTTTAGCCATAGGATCTGATGGAGAAAAATTTCCATTATCGTCATCAGATAAATTATCTCTTATGTTGTATTGTGAAACTAAATCATCCACAACGCTATCACTAATATCATTAATATGATGATTGTTCTTAATTTGTTGTAATTTTTTTGGAATGAGTTGGTTATGATTCATATCTTTTACATTTCTTGAATTATTTGTTATTGTACCTTGATTTGGAATTGGAAAAGTGTCATTTTTATTTAAATAATACATAACAGCAATTAATATTATGACTCCAGCTAATATTATAAGTAATACATTTGAATTGACTTTGGCCATATTTATATTATTAATTTGAGATAATAATATTTAGAAACCTATATTCGTCCTTTTTATCATTCTAATCAAAAATATGGTTTTTTTAACGGAAAAATCATAGAGACCTGTACATATTTAAATTTTGAAGTTTCTGTGAATGATAGCTATTTAAGATAAAAATATATGTCCATAAATGCAAATTAATATGTTAATTATAAAAGATATGTTTTTTATTTTTTATAAAAAAAATCTAGTTTAAGTATATAATTTTAGATATGACAGACGCAAATAACAAAAACGGAAACTCGTTGTCACAAATGAATAATCAAAAAATAAATACTAATTTATTAAATTTATATTCTAAAAAAAATTATGATGCAATTGCTTTCGAAAATTTAAAACAGTCTGTTAATAATAATGGAGATACAATTATCCATTTAATGGCAAAAAATCTAGACAAGGCTGGACTAGAATTGATAATGCTAAAAAATCCGAACGCCATCTCGTATGATGTTATCAATACTGCCAATAAACAATCACAATTACCTATTCATTTAGCAATGGAAACAATTAAAAATAATAACATAACAGGCAACGATTTTATAAATTTTATGATTAATACATTGGGAGCAAATCCAGAAATTCCTGATAAAGCAAATCGTATTATTGTAAATAATACAAATAGTAAACAAAATAATTCTATATATGATATGAATGAAAAAAATATTAAGGAGTACAACAATACAATTATTAAAAATATTAAAGATTTATCAAAACTTTTAACGGGTAGCTTTGATTCTAGCAACGATGAGGATTTTATAAAAGCTATCAGTAATCACTATTTATCAAAAACACAAACCATGAGCGGTGGATATTCGGGTAAACGACAAATTAGTGATAGAGATATCAATAAAAAACAAGTTAGACGATATGTTATGGATGATCTATCTGAAAGTAATAATAATAATTCTTTTGTTGCTGAAAACAAGAACAGAATAATGGAAAATTATAATAACAATCGTAATACTACATATAACTCTAGACAAATGGGTGGATTCATGATAAAGACAAACCAATTTAAGAATTTACAAGATGAAAATAATTTAGACGTAGATGAGCAACGTTATCGTGAAGATGAAAGACAAATGTATGAAAATAGAAAAGATTTGGAAAAAAATTATATGGTTGGTGGTAAACGGAAAAATAAAAAAAATAATTTTGCTGATGATTGGAGAACTGACGATTTTATATTGACTTCTGATAATAATGAATCAGACGAAAAAATATCTGGAAATAATAAATACGAATCAAATAAAAGTTACAGGTCAAATAAAGATATGGAAGATAATAGATACGGATCAAATAAAAATTATAGATCAAATAAAGATATGAAAGATAATGATGATGATAATAACGAAAATATGAAACATAACTGGAAAACGGACGATTTCAGTTTAACAACTGAAAATGATGATGACTACATGTATAACAATAGTAGAAATACAAAGAATAAAAATACAAATGATGATGATGATGATTACATGTATAACAATAGTAGAAATACAAAGAAAGACAATACAAATGATGATGATGATGATTATTATGATGATAGAAATGATCGGGACGATAATGATGATGATATGAATGATGACAATGTAAATGACGATGATGATGTAAATGATGACGATTATGATGTAAATGATGATGATGATGATAGAAATAATCAGTATAGAAATAACAATAATGACAATGATGATGATGGTGATGATGATGACGACGATAATGATAATGGAACGGATTATACAAATTTTAGTTATATGGACATGTTCGATTCTCAGGATAGGCCCAGAAGACTTCGAGATGCTAAGGTTGACGAGATGTATAAATCTTTTGTCAAAAGATTAATGGACGTCCTGGGAATTGATGAAGAAACCGCTAAACTATACCGTTCAGCGATTAAAATTACTATTGGTGAGAAAAATCCTGAATTGCGAAAAATGAGTAATGATGCGCTAAAAGTTAAAGAAATGGAAAAAATATTTGAAAATGACAAGAAATTAAAAGAATTTATCAAGAATATTGATATGGATTTTATTAAAGATTTTATTGAGAAAAGAAAAGAAGAAAATGAGAAAAGAAGAGAAGAATTTAAAAAAAATAGGGAGGACAAAGCCCAAAATAAATCAAAAAATAAGTCCAGAAATAGAAATAAAAATGACACAAATAAAAAAACACCTGAATCCGAAAGCACTACTACGAGTGATTCAACCAATGAACCAAAAAATAAATCCGGCATTAAAGAATCAAAATCAAAGAATGATGAAACAAAAACATCAAAGAATCGTAAGAAAACAGTACAGTCAAGAACCGTTGATGATTCTTACATAAGATCTGACGAAATTGTAGTTTCTCCTGGTTATTAATTTGTTGATTTACAAGCTATAATATATTTTTCAAAATAATAAAATGAAATATATTATTTCATTTTATTATCTTATCTTTTTGATATAGTACCAATGAGTATCAACACCACTATTCATGGTGCCAATAATAGGGAAAACAAATTTGAAACTGGTATAGGTCCATTCACTGACAAAGTATTAAGTAGTATTATTGATAAGGTGACAGGTGACGATTTTAAGGAAATTTTAACTGATAAAATAGTTGATCCGATTACAATAATTATAAACAAAAAAATTAGACCTTATTTATATATAGGCATTTTTTTGTATTTAATTGTTCTAGTTTTACTTGTCTTCATAATATATTTGCTAATCAAAAAGAAAAAATTATAAATTTTAATTATCCTATTCGGATATTAAGTATTTGGTTCAAAATAATAGTATATTATAGTTATATAAACTATAATATAGTTATGTTTCGATCAAAATATTTAATTATTATAGGAGTAATTATTTGTCTTTTGGTTTTCTATTATTTTTATGATGAAATTTCAAAAATTAAAAAAATGTTTCTACCAACATATCAAAAAACCAGATTGCTTGAAGAAAAAATGCTTTTACTAGAAAATAAGAGCAACGAAGTGTCAAAGAAAAAATTATTTAATGTAAAAAATGATTCGCCCGCTCTGTCAATAACATATCAGTCAGATATGTATAAAAATGGTAATTTGAGCATTAAATGTGTTGATGTAACAGATACAGAAGCAAATGAATTACTTAAAAGTATCAGAGAAAATAATTTAAAAACCAAAATGAGACCACAAGTAAATAACACAAATTTAGCGGGAGATTTCTGGAATAGACCGAACGAAATATCAAATGTTAATGCTGTCCCTAAACATGAACCAAATTTGCAGTTTAATAATATATCAAACCAAAATTGTATTAAAAACACTATTAAAAGTGATGAAATTTCAGATTTTAAATCAATATCCAATAATAGTATGATACCAGTTAAAAATGATATTTTTGGTGAAGAAACAGATATTATCAATGTGAAAATCTCTGACATAATCAGAAAAAATCCAATTGATAAAAAACATAACAATAATTCTGAAAAGGAAGAATATAAAAAACCATACAGAACTCAATCTGAAGATTTTTTCGATGAAAATACTGAACTCGATGAAAATGTTATTAAAAACATATCTGAATCGATTCAACGTGCTGATTTGCATTCTGATACTATTTTGTCAGATATACCCGTAATTATTAATCGTTCTAAAAAAAGTAACAAAAGAAATATCAGGAACAATAATAAAAAATGATTAAATCAAATATAGTAATCAAACATTTTGTGTCAGCTTCTCGCTATATTAATTGATATAATACAATAAATTTAAAATATATAAATTGTTTTTGGATTGCGAATTCACAAGTTTATGGTATAAAATCTTATCTTATTGAATGAGAATGAAGCAAAACAACAACATTAATAAACCGAATAGCTTGTATACTAGAGAAGAATGTCCATCATGTCATTCAGTATTTACTAGTGGATTTAATTCTAAAAATATCCGCAATTGTCCATCATGCAAACAAACATTTTTATCTGGACAAAAAAAGAATACCGGGGCTAATAATGTGTACTATAAAGATGGTTGTCCAGCAATTATGTCAGATGGCAGATTTATAACAAACTATAATTCTACTAATGAATTAACAGAATCAATGAGAAAACTTAATGGAATTCAAAGTCCAAACGAATTTAGAACATTTATGCAAAAATATGGAGACCAAATAATGAATTCTGAACGAAAGCACGTAATAAAAGAAAATACATGTTCACCCCAAACTGCTTGTAGTGAGGGATGGTACAAATTATGGACACAAAATGGTGGTGATTGGTCAAATTTTGAAAATGGACCTGTAGCTTTCAACCAATGATTATGCTTATCTATTTTATAACTATACATTATAATTATAAAAATAGGATTTACTAAATTTTTATCCAAGAAGTTAATGCAAATAAATAAATCAATTTACTAGCTGTTCTTGCACAAATTGTATCAATTATGCATGTTGTATCTCTGATCGCGATGGTATTACGTGGATTATTATTAACAATAATAATCTCGATACCATCACAACTTGCATCTGCTTGTAAAATAACATTCGTATTGACCATAAATATTTTTGCCGATTTGATTGCTAAAGGGGTAATTATTGGTTCTCGTGAAAAATCAATTGCATGTCTAATATTTGGAATATCAACTGTGTGTCCTAATCCTGCTGTCAAAATTAAATTATTGGGAGAAGTAACGGAATTTGTTAAAATATTTCGAATGTTGGCGTTTGTATTTACAGTCATACTATTGGACGTGATTTCATCCGCTACTAACAAACCATTAATATCTAAACTATCGGTTACTATTGCGTGTTTCATTTGCGTCATACCATCAACTAATATATTATTGGTAACATGGGAATTTGTAGAAATTACATCACCCAACAAATTAGCATTATTTGCGGCTATATCACCGATAAATTGACCATCTAGTCCCTTGAAATTACGAGCAATATTTAAATTGGTATCAATATTTATGTCGCCGTTTTCTAGAAAACTAACCGAACATACATCCAATCTATCGGACAGAGTATTTAAACGAGTTGTATTTGTTAATGAATCATAATTAAAATTGATATTAGCCAAAAACGCATTTGGCGAATAAATATTCTTATTTGCGTTAATAGTACCAACATTTAATGATTGAATATTTGCAATTGAGCTATTAATTCTATCAAATGTATTTTTTGCTGATATAGTTTTTATCGGATTTGCTTGATTTTTAAATATTAGACCTTTGCTGGCGTAATGTTTATTAGAATCATTATCTGCTATGTGTTTGGATGTTCTTGTGATGTGTTTGGACGTCATTGTAATTATATTACAAAATTAATGATATTTTTTTAAGTGATCAGAATTCACATACCTTCATAACTAAATAATTTACAAATGTGACCAATTATTAATTAAAAATTATTTTATTCATCAATGTATTTTCTTCAATTTTGCTTTTTATTATTTCTTTGCTGATCTTGTCCTTCATGATATACGTTCTAATTAATATTTTGTTAATAACATCAATATCATAACAATTTGTTGTTTGTTCGACCATATCAAATAAAGATTCATGATCTGTAACATTTAATATTGTAATGATAATATTAGCAAATTCTTTTTTAAGGTTAAGTTTTTTAATCTCTTGTTTTTTAAGTTTAATTTTTTTGTCTATATCGTCGATATTATACCGTTCATTCCATGGTAAATTCTTAACATTTTTATTATTGTTATTATTTTCTATGATAGGTTTACCACTTCTTTTAATGGCGTCTATAATCAATGTACGATTATTAAAAAAATGAGTTTTAAGATTCATTACTAATTTTTTTTTGGATTTGACATGATGAACTAATTTTGGTTCAATATTATTATTAACATTGTCCAATTTATTTTCGATATTTTTAGTATCATTTTCCGATAAAAAATCCTTTATTTCAGCATATATTTTTAACAAGTCTTTTCTTTTAGAATTTAATAGGTCATTCATAATTGATTCGATTTCTTTTTTTTCCCATGATTTGCCATTAAAAACAAATCCATAGCCAGAATTCAAATTTGTGTAACCGATATTATGATATTGTATTTTATGATGATTCAAGTTTGTTTTTATAATGATCATTATTATCGGGTTATCATCTGATAAAAATATTGCGAATTTTTCCTCTGTGGTTAATTTATCAATTTCTTCCTGTCCAAAAGGCGAAATCAAATAATAATTTTTATTTATGATAACATTTTTGTCACCTATTATTTGATTAATTATTCCATTGTTCGTTTTAATATTATTGTTTATTTCGACATTTTTTTTATGCAATTGTGAATTCATATGTCTCCTTAATGCGTCCGATCTACTAAAATACTTGTTACATTTACAACAATAAAAATCATCATTATTAGGTAACTTATTATCAACAAAAATATCACAAGGAATTTTTTTATTGATATGCTCATTATATTTACATCTTTGGTTAAATTTTTTTTTGCATCGATCACAAATATATACGACCATTAGATACATATACTACAATAATATTTTTTATGTTAATTAAAATTACAATGAAAGTTTTTACCTACTTTTGATATTAAAAAGTAAATATCACTACAATAAAATTTCGTACACCATTTTTTTAATAGAAATTTTCTAATAGATAAAAATAAATCATCAAATGGATAAGCTACTGATGAAAATCCGTCCACCATTTCTTTTAATAACAATTCTTTAATAAATGAAAATAAATCATCAAATAGATAAGCTACTGATGAAAATCCGTCCACCATTTCTTTTAATAACAATTCTTTAATAAATGAAAATAAATCATCAAATAGATAGGCTACTGATGAAAATCCGTCCACCATTTTATTCAATAGAATTTTTTAATAGGTAAAAATAAATCATCAATTGGATAAGCTACTGACGAAAATCCGTCCACCGTTTTTTAAAAACAGAAATGGATCAATATTTATATGTTTTAAAAATAGGTAAACTACTGATAAAAATATTCATAAATTCTAGAAATATTTTTTTTGGAAAAAAGTCATTATTAAAATTTTAATCGGATAAGCTACTGACGAAAATCCGTCCACCAATCCGTCCACCGTCGATCCTTTCGCTATTTTTATATTTCTTTTTTTCATATCAGTCGCCGAAAAATCAAAAATGTGGACGAATCCGGGGGGGATTTTGATTAGACAAAAAAATTTAAAATTTAAAATTTTGTGTACAAAAAAAATTTTTCCAACGAATTTTAATTTATGTATTTAATGCAGAATTTTTTAATTGATAATATTGTTTACATATGTGATAATAATATTGTTTGCATATATATTAATAATAAAATGATATATGCAAAATATAAATAGAAATTAAATGTTATGTTAAGAATTTGATTATTGTAATATTTTAACAAATAATTTTATTGCTAATAATTATAATTAAATTAATGTCAAAATACCAACCAAAAATTTTTATTAATAATCCAGAAAAAGATGTTCCTAATGATATTGTAGAACAATTTTTTTTGTCGATTAAGACTGGCGATCTTGATAAAATTAGAAATTTTGTAATACAAAATAAAAATAAATATAATTTGATAGAAAAAGGAACAAAAGAAAATCCGTCAGGAAGAACGCCCATTCATGTTGTTCTAGAATTAGACGATAAAATTGCTGATGAAGATACAAAACTATCAATAATTAAATTTTTGGATAAAATGGGTGCACCACTAGATTATCCTGACACATCTAATGTTTGGCCAATACATTTAGCCGCATCAAAACAGTATGAAACAATTGTTGATTATTTAGTCAAAAAACAAGTTTCGGTTAATAGAAAGGATAGTTCTAATAATACTCCACTACACTATGCAGTTAATGGAAAAGAGATTAGGTGTCCTAAATCTTCGTCAATTAGGGATTTAGTTCCGGAACAAAAAATTGATAAATTACCTTTTAATAGATCTTTGGAAAATATTAATAAAAAATTAATAAATTTGCTTAGTTCCAATGATAAAATAAACAAAAATATAATGCACATGATCAATACTATTATGAAAATACCTGAAATGTATTCTGAAAGTAAAATGAATAATGATATACAATCAGAAATTATTAATATTTTTGTTGAAACAGCTATTTCTCCAACCTTCCCAGCAGCAGTTCCTGTTGATACAAACACTACTATTATACCAAATCCTCAAGGAATGACAGGTCAGCAAATAAGAATAGAACAATTAATTAATCAATATTATTCAAATATTAATGATGAATTACTCAAAGGTTTAACAAATGCAATGGATATTGCACCTAACAATGGTGGATGGGGACCATCAATGCCAACTGATGAATTTGGTGGTACAATGCCACCGAATAATTTACAAAAAATAATGAAAAATACTACAAATGATATTATGAAAGAAGTAGACAATGAATACGCAACTCTTCGGAACAATATTATTACAAATTCTACAGTTACAGATACAATTGTTCGTGTTAATATTCCTCTAATTGTTAAAAATATTGATTCAATATTTATTGATCCGTTGGTTTTTTGCCCAGAATGTACATCTACTGGTAATGGTGAAGTTGTAACATTAACAAAAATGTTTTTTCTGATGTCTTATGGTCTTGAAAAGGTTAGTTACGAGTTTAATTTTTCTTTTAAAATCATGAATAATTTTAAACTATTTAATAAAGAACTACATGACCAAGTTATGGACAATCCCTATGTTCTCCGCGGAAAAAAATCAAAACGATCACATTGGAATAAAGCTCCAAGTCCAGGAGTTCTATTTAATAATAATATTAATAGCATGATAAATGACAATGTGTTTGATCCAATAAGAACAGATATTGACATAGCTTTGGCAGAAGTATCACGTATTTATACACAACCACCAACAGTTTTACCACTTAATGTTAATTGTATCAATGATCAATTAAGGATATTGTTTACAAATAGTGACGAGATACCAATAACCAATATACCAATTACAACATATCCTCATGATGAATATTCAAATGGATATTTAGGAATCCTAAGTTTCAAAGAATTATTTACACATTTAGAATATGGTGAATATGTTCCTTTATTTTATAAATTGAGAAAGGAATACAAAAATACAAATTGGACATGGTTTGACATGTTAGATAATTTAATCGAAGAAATAGGTCCAATACCAGAACCATCAGATTCTTTATTAGATTTAATATATTATGAAATTGTGAACGGAATAAGAAATGCAAATCCAGGAATATCAGACGATGAACTAGTAAAGCGGGCAATGAATACCTTTAGAAATTTTTTGAATGACAAAAAAAATTTAAGAGAATATATGAGAAGATTACTAAGAATTCCAGCAGTACCGATTACAGAACAACAAAGTGCAATGAATTTTATAGCAAATGATATATTTGGTTCAGCATTAATTACTGATACTAATTTACCCCAAACTCCATTCGCTCGTTCGAGTGATTCAACTAGGCGTGGAGGTTTGGACAGTTACACGTATGATGAAATCTTTCGAGTTTTAAACGCTATACAAAATTATCTGGTAAATGGTGATTTTCAAATTAGGCAGTATCCCAGTATATTTGATCACAATATTAATAGTTGGGAAGATTATGTCGATACTATAGCAAATTTACCATTAGGCATTGAAATTCCTAATCTTATCGTAAAACCGACTATTGGTGAGCGTTATCCTGAATTCATTTTTTTGTATAAAGTTTTTATTACACGGGTCGAAGAAGATATTAAAAATATCATTAGAAAATGTACTAATGAAATTTTGGAAAAAGTCAGTGCAGATACCGCCTCAACGGAACCATCAATAATATCTCTACGCAATTTTATTCAACCATTAGATGATGCACATGCTCTCTACATGTTATTACCATCAGAACCTGATCCTTCAGAATTTACGATTACCAATAATGATCCTTTAGCGGATTTAAAAGCGAGGAAATGGAAAAACTATGAAAAAATCATGAAGGCATTCGCATATATCAAAAGCGAGTATATTCCTGACGAATTATGGAATAATATAGTGAATCCAATACAATTTTTTCCAATATCAAATTATTTTACATATGATAAACTGCCACAATTACGACAATTAATAGAAGAAAGCGTTCCTTCACTTCAAAAACTAATTGAACCTATTGTTAATAATTATAATTTTAGAAACACTGTTAGACAATATTTAGGAACATATATTAGTAATGATAAAAAAAATCCATCATTTTCAATTAATGTTGGAGGTGTAGATGTTCGAGTCCCGAATAGAAACATTATATCACGATACAGGATTGTTACCAAAAAAATAAATTTTTTTGATGTATCTAGTCAGATTTTGTCAAAACTGAGAGAAACACCAAATAATATAACTGATGTATTTTACTTAACCGAGTTATATGGTAATGTTTTCGCTACAACACAACAACATTTTCTAGAATTACAACAAAAAATTAATATTATCAATAAAATAATTTCCGATATTATTTCTTTCATTAATAATGAAGCATATTATTACATTCCCCAAATATTTTTACCGGCATTAATTAAACAGATAATAGTTGTTGTCAGATATATGTTTAGCATTAAAGATTATATGAATATTTTTGTTGAGAAACATTCTACCTCGATATCACTAATTAATTTATCAAACAATTACATTTCCGGTATTGTAGATTTGGGGAATAATTTTACAACATTTGTTAATAATGAATTAGATACTATTTATAAAAAACTAGTTGATATTATTAAATACCATAATGATGTTGTGGATTTCTTGAATTTTACAAGTTCATATCATCTAATGAAATCCAATAATAATCCTCCGTTAAGAGATCCAGAATACCAAACAACTAACATTTTCACCATGAATTTAATACCTTTGGAAACTTTACCAAATATTTTTACAGATATACCAAATTTTGAGTCATTGATTTCCGTGATGAAAATGTACCGTATTCCTAATACTGAATATTATGGACAAATCACTAATGGAATACATTTTGAAGCATTTGGAATTAGTGGGAATCCTGCTATAGGATTCCCATACATTTTCGACAATTATCGTAACATCATTGAATATCGAAGATCAATTATTACCAATGGCGATAAAGTATCAAATTCACCTTTACCAGGCGATAACAGCCAATTAAATATAACTGCTATAAATCAAGCGGGTATGGGTCCAGTATATGATGTGCATCCAATTAATACTAATTATAATGGTGAATGGTTAGATATGCAATTTAATGGTCCAGAAGATAAGAGCAATCCATACGATCCATCGGTCATTAAATTTTCCGAAGCATTTATTGCTTACATTGACACCAATTATATTTTTGATTGGCTTAACGGTATGCCACCGTCAATAAAAAAATCGATAGGACCCCATCTTAAAAGAATTAAGCAAAAGGTAATAGAAGAAACCATCCAGTTTATAATTAATAACAAATACATTAATGCAAACCAGGATCCAGATTTGGTAAAATTGTATGAGGACATAAGAAGACTCGGTAATGAATCAACATATACAAAAATTGATGATGTTAAAATATATGTTGTAATTGGCAAATTACTCGATTCTATTATTAATAGATTGCTTGAATACTCTGTGAGACAAAGCATAAGTTCATGGATACTCAGTTTTGTGACAACTAATTATAAATATCGCAGTTTGGTGGATGTTGTAAATAAAAATATTGATATTATTAGGGAAAAGGATTATCTTAGACTAACATTAAATGAAATAGATGTGGATGTGATTAATAAATTACTAAATCTCGAATCTTCATTAATTGATACTACGCTTACACAAATTGAACCAAATCTTGATAATATAAAATATATCTCAAAACCCATAAATAAAAAATTTGTACATTATTTATATGATATAAATTACTTTTCTTCAACAGAAAATACGAATAGGAAATGTTATAACATAAATCCGAATATTGTTTCCAAACTAGTAACAAGTACTACTATTAATCTAAAAAATTCAGATGGTAATACACCATTGCATATGGCAGTAAACATGACAAATCCTGAACTTGTCAATTTATTAATATTAAAAGGTGCCAATCCAAAGGGGTATAATAATTTGCAAGGAAAAACTCCGCAAGATTTAGGTTTATTTAATGTTAAACAACACGCAGAATTTACATATGGTGCAAAGGTTTATGATACTATAAGTAATTTTGTGGAACCTTTTAACGATATGTTAATATCTAGAATTAAAGATGAAAGATACGGTAATAATATTATTAAAAATATTAGTACGGCTATACCAATACAATTAATTATTTATAATCATATGTTCCACTTATTTTTAGAAAATTATCGGTATAATTTTACAATTGAAATGAAAAATAAGATCAGAATTTTAATAAAAAAATACCTTAACATTGAGGATAATATCTATCCTTTGGATCTATTAACCATTTCAGATAAAAATGAACTAGAGGAAATTATCAAGCCAGAAATAACACAATACCGAACTGCTTCGATCATTAACGAAAAAAATCAAAGAAAAATAGATTATCATAGGAAGGAATTAGACGAAATTAAAAATGAATTGAATGGATATACCAAAGAAATTAGTACCCTTGTCGATCCAAATCAAATCGAATCAATAAACAAGATTAGGACAGACTTACAAAATAAAATTATTGCAATTGAAGCAAAAATTACAAATTTAAAAACTGTTAGCAATTCTAAAAATAATGATATTATGTCGGTCTATATGTCAGCATATCAATCAACTGTCAATTCTATACCTGATAGAATAAACAGAACAATGGAATTGGTAGAATTTTATAATTTTTCCTTTGCTCGGGTTGGTAAAACAAAACAATTGTATTTGAACATTTGGGAAAATTATTTAAATAAAAAATTGTCAAATGCTCCGTCAATGATTTTTTCTTTATTGAATAATATTTTGCTACAATTAGTTACAAAGAGCAAACAAAAATTACTTGATTCTGAAACTAAGGAAGAATTAAGAACAATTACAGATTTTTATGACATTGTAAGGAGATATATAGTATCCAAAAATCCGAATAATAATATTGATGATGATCCCCTATTATTGGAAGAAGTTAATCAAATTATTTATTTAATTAATTTAATAATAACACCGGCTGTTCGAAATATTTTGTTAAGTCATATATATTCCGGTTTAAAAGAAATGGATGGTGCTAATACTATAATCAGGGACCAGACACTTGTTCTAAATGAAATTTTAGATGTAGAATTCAATGGCCAAACATTAGATAGCTTTTTGACTAATATTCTACCAATGTCAGCAATAAAATATTATGCCATGATTTATGAAAATTCTTATGATGTAGAAAGAAGAAATATAAGTGACATGGATTTATTTATGCCAATAATTCAAATTATCAAATCTAACAAAGTAATCATGTTAACAGACGAATCGTTGTTGATACAGAACATTAGGGAATATTTAATACCATTTTTATCGAATACATATCAGAATTTTATTCATTATCTACGTTTGACTGTTTATGGTTATGAAAGATATTTGTTGAACACTTGGCAATTAACAAAAATAATGGAGCAATTAGTATAAAATCATTAATAATTTTTATTATTAATGATTTTATTTATAGATATCATAAGAAATCGTAGCAGCAGAAAATTATCAATCCGAATTTTTACACAATAAATTGGCATAAATAATATACAGATTTGAAATCCGTAAAAATTTAATCACAAATTATGTACGATATTGCACGACTAAATATATATTTAGTAATTATTCCAAATTATTGGCTAATTGGTTAAACGACTCGACCAGTTCAATTGTGAAAGAATGATCTACGCCATTAAATTGAACCAAACGCCCATCAGGTTGAACCATAGTAAATTCTAATTCTGATATCGAAGATATAGGTGTTTGAAAGTATTTTGTGGTTGGCACAAAAGAATCAAATACCACGCTTCCAGGATCATCAAACCATCTTATAATAGAAAATACATTAGAAATTGGTTTGGTATTCGCAATTGTTACAAGTTGTGGACAACAAATATAAAAATAGTTACTACCTGTCATATCTAATTTTTTTAGATGAAACTGATATTCCGATCCCAATGAATCAAAATTATAATCATTAATATATGGATCAGTGTTGCTAATTGTATGTCTAAAAGGTGTTATAGCAATATCATCTCCAACTTTTTTAAAACTTAAATAATTTCCCAGAGTATCAGGATAGTTAAAGAGTAACTGAAACAAATCAGGATATTTAATGGCAACTAAATATGGTTCGCTGGATTCATCATATGTCCCAGTTGGTATGTAAATATTAAGTAAAATTTCATAGTTATTGTCATCTAATATTTTATTTATTGTATGGGTTGTATTTATTACATCTGATGGAACCTGATTAATTGTTCTAGAATTTGTTATTGTTATCTTATCACCAGGCATGAGCTGATGATTTTTGTGATAAACTCTTAATATATTATTTGTCCCGGTTTTTGGCAAAATCGAGGAAAACGTTAATACATTATCAATAGCTCCGAAATTTATGGCAATATCATCATACAAAAATTTGTATCTGATTCCACCATCGTATTTTTTAACTAAAAAATGGTTAGAATCGATAATACTACTGATTTCATATATTGAAATTTTACTGTTGGTGTTGGCATCAATAAACTGGTCCGTTAATATCAAATCACCTACTTTTAAATTGTGGTTCGATTTTGTAACTATTGATGTTGAATAATCATAATTGAAATCGTTAAGAATTGTTGATGTATTAATAGATTTGATTTCATTAATTGTTCCATATAAATCCTGGTCAATAATTTTATAAAAATTAACCAGAACAGCTATATCAGTATTTAATTTTGCCTGAAACGTAAAAGGGACATCTATTAATTGCGTGTTCGGTATATTATCTGTTATGTACAAATTATTGTATGCATATGGAAATAACATGTCAATTCCTGGATGTGAATTATGTGTAAAATAAATAAATAAAAATTCATCAGATTTAATTGGACTACTATTGGTAGTAATCTCTAATAAATTATCAGGTATAGAAAGAATTTTTCGGTTCATTGGATCATTGACCTGAACTAATTCTTTGAAAGTTGATAATGTTACCTTGTCAGTAATATCCGAAATTTCCATACTGATAATATGATACTTATTGTACCCATTTTCGTCATAAATTGTATTATCAAAATTATTATTTGTGTATTTCAAACGTAATGTATTATTGAATTTATTTTCAATAGTGTCAATTAGTTGCTGTGGTGAATAATTACCAGGATCAATAGATAACTGATAAATATGATCACCATCATCCAGATTCCTCCAGTATAATTTGTTATTGATTATATCAGATGCATCATTATTAATAGTGCGCTGAGAATTAGGAAAAATTGATCCGATAATTTTAGCAGAAATTACATTGTTATAAGTTCGATCCAATACATGAACATAATTACTAGGATTTGGATATCCAGGTCTAGTTTTTAAAATTTTTCTTATTAATACTTGACCACCACCACCTCTATTTGTTCTAATATCATCGTTATGAAGATCAAGATTTGTTACGTCTGTTAAACTATAAAAATTAATATTTGGATCAACAATTGCTGGATACATGGTGTCGATGGTAAACGAATTTTTGTTGGTAGATGTAACGGCCAAATATGGATATTTTGTATTTTCATTTATGGGGGTCCCGGAATTTAAATGGTTTAAAGGTATTCCAAATAAATTGTAAAATTTAACATAGATATTATTGCCAAAGATATTATCGTCTTTATAATTGATTAGTGATTTTTTTTCCAACATGACAAGATAGCTGTTCGGATCATGATAATAAAATTGTCCATTCTTGTAAAATAATAGGTAAACTACATGTTTACCATTTAGATAATTTGTTGGAATATTTCCAATGAAATTTTTCGTTGGATCTGAACCTTTGATGTTTGATAACTGTATTTTAAGATCAATGTCGGCATTTTTTTTTAAAATATAATATTGATTAATTGTATCGGGGATATCATCGGTTTCTTTATATACTAAAGGCAAATTATCAACATACTCAATTTTTATAAAATCATTTGGATCAGACCAGTCATATAGTCCGTACAAGGACAATCCATGATTTTGATGATAAATTCTAACGAAAAAACTATTTTTTTTAATTGCCAGGACATTATTCAATATTGCATTTTTTGATACAACATTATTTAGAACTATTTGATCGTCAATTTGATAAGGATGATTTGGAAAATGTACGGTGACGACACTTGAACCATTTATAAATTCAAGCGGGAATGATGACAAATTATATAATTCATCATAAATATTAATTGGATATTTCGATCTTTGCGCAGAATCGATCTGAATATAATTAATTTTATGGGTAATATTTTTTTTGTTATTGATTATCATATGTAGAATATAATAATTGTTATGTCATTTTTTTTTAAGTGCTATTCATAAAATTAATCCTTAAATTATATGTTTATTAATACTCTATTTATGTTTTCCAATACTGATTAAACAGAGAAGTAACCCAACAAATAATATTATTTTTAATATACCCATATCATACATTTTTTCGGGATCCCCCCAAAAAACTATTAAAGTGATAAGTATTATACACCAAATAATACGCATTGATGTACGATAAACATAGTTATGATAAGTATTGCCCTTTGTACGAAAATATAAATAAATACTTAATGCAAATATAAATATAGTTGTCCATTTTAAAAATTTTTTGGTAGATGGACAAATAAATAAATGTCGATAATTTTCATATAATAATACAATAACTAGGGCTAGTGGCAACAAAAAATACAAATATTTATCAGATTTTAATTTTTTGTCATATTCAAATAAAATTATTAGTGCAATACCAATAATTAAAATAATCAGAAGCCTGCAATCAAACATTTAAATTATATTATAAATTATTTAATTTCATAAGCAATTTAAATGTTTGATTACATATCTGTCGTAATAATTTCAGAAATTTCCTCAACAGATCTGTCTTTGTATTTGTCAAGCGTCTGCCAAAAATCATCCAAATATATTTTAATTTTTTCTTTATAGTATTCATCACATTTACCATTATTTTCTGTTATGCTTCTGCTATGTAAATCATCTATTTTATCTGAAAATAATTTCTTAATACTATCAATATATTCATTACCATACGTGATTTCATCGCCACAGGCATAACAAGATTTTAATAAAAAGGAGCAACCCGAGCAGTATTTATTGCATCCTGTTGCAATTTCTTTATTACAACGAATACAATTACCACTACTGGCATGACAAGTGGAATAGCATCTTTTATATTTACATGTTGGACACAAAAAAGGTATCATTGTTGGATGTTTCGATTGATTTTCACAATCGCAAGAATAATGTGGTTTATTATTGATCGGAATTAAATAGTTTATAATACCATGACTAATTTTATTTAATGTCGATGCTTTAAAACAACCATTATTTACACACCATGCACATATTGTACATTCAGATGGGCTTTTGTCTTGTGGATAGTACCAAGTTCCATAATTTATAAATATATTATTCCCAGGACAAGCGTTCATTTAAATTTAATACATTGATATTTGAATTATTGATATTATCATCCAAATATTTTTCAATTTTTATTTATTAATGTTGACCATTAATAAATAAAAATAAACATGTATTAATAGTTTTTTGGTTTGTATTCATTGGGCATATTATCATAGGTAAAACCGTGCTCAAGTAAAACTTTATGTATGTCTGACCATTCAATACCCTGACATGGATCATTATTTATCCTAATTCGATATATTCGTTTCGATGATGAACACATTGATAAGGCAACGATACGTATCCGGACACCAGCTGCGGTTGTAATATCCATTGATATAAAATAGTTAATGATGTAATAATTAATGGTGGATTTATAATGAAAATTATTTCAATTTTTTTTATCCAAATGATAAGATTTGATTTATGAAAACAATTAAAAAAATATACTCATTTACGCGCAAATGCTTATATTTTTTTGAACGGTAAAAATTCTTCAAATGTAACTAATTGAAAAAATATTTAAGAAAGCCTAATAAACAGCATTGATGGTCTTCATTATTATGTTTCAATAAAGGTATGGGTTTATAGCGATCAGGTATGGCATTTTCTGGAATTCCATATGTTTCATGTAGTACTTGATGAATATTATACCATTCGACTATTTTTACCGGTTCATTACCTACCCTCATAAAGTGTGTAATTATAGGAGGATGACATTCGGCAACTTGGGTTTCAATATAAATTGGTTTCCCATCAGCACTAATAAAATCAGGATTAACACGTTTTTGCATTTTTTTGATGAATTATTAATATTGTTAGTAATGATAATGTTAGTAATTATAATATATAATTTATTTCAATTTTTTTTTTAGATTTTATTTGTGGATGTAGGCATAATCATTTTTTTATTGCGTTGTTCAATCAAAATGGCTTCTAATTTTTTCCTAATTTCAATCGTTTCGGGCGTTGAATATTCAGAATTGACTAAATTTTTCGTTTCAAGTTGATCATTTGTTAAATCGTACATTTCATATTCTGGAGGTGTTGTACTTCCGGTATTAGGATCATAGTATTTAGCATATTTATACAAATGTCTAACACCATTAGTTAATAAATAAACAATCACAGCTTCAATACTATTAGGTTCAACAACAGACTGATATGGCTGCTGTGTGAAAGGATTGAATTGATTCAATCCCTTAGTGGGATTGTCAACTGTCCAGAAATAAAGTGCCTCAGAACTTCTAGTATGATCACATTTATAATTAATTTGAGTTGTATCCAAATTCATACATATTCTCTTTCCGACTAATTTATGAGTTTCGGTATGATTAAATTTTAGTTTCGATAATGTTTTAGCCTCGCTAATGTTAGCAAGACCAATCATTGTGGGTATAATATCCACATGACTTGTTAATTCATCCGTAAAATTATAGTCGGAAAATAGAACAGGACTATGAATGATTAATGGAACATGCAAGCTTTCCTCATAAATATTATACCATTTTTGATAAAGACCATGGGCACCTAATTGATCACCATGATCAGCCGTGAAAATTATTATTGTATCCTTATACATTGAGGATTTCATTAATGTTTTAAGTACCCGATAAATTTCTTCGTCAACGTATTTTTGGTATGAATAATAAAGTTTGCGGTATTTTTCGCCATCAGAAATGGGTTGTAATGCCTGTGGATAAACTTCTTTGTATGATTTTTGGGCAGTTGGTTTAGTATCTAAATTTTCATTTTCGGTTGGAGGTGGAGGAATTGCGGGAACTGATGGATCAACCTTAAAATTGTATATTCCTATTTTCTCAGCATAATCACCATATAAAGTAATATCATGAGGGTTGACAAATGACGAAATAACCAGCCATGGTTTATTATCATCACATTTTTCTAGTTGTTTTAGTAATGACACAACTTCCGTTGAGAATACAATGTCACGACCTCCGGTACCCGTATAAGATGATGAACCAGAATTATTAGGATTGGCGCCATGCGGTTCTGGTCCGACCCAACCATTAAAACCATATTCACCTAATCTATTTGAATCTAAGTAATATTCTTCATATTCTTTAATTGGTACTCCTGTAACCGTGTTGAATGAATTCAATGGTTGATTTGTACCAGGAATTAAAATATCGGCCTCTGATACATGCCATTTTCCTTTGTAAAATGTTTTATATCCATTAACTTCAAAATATTCGCCCATGGCTGGCAATGTGTTATGATCAAGCCAAAAAACATCGGGATCTGCTGCATTTTTCGCCATGCCCGATGTTTGCGTGACACCATGTAAAGATGGATATTGACCAGTGAATATGGTACCTCTGCTTGGAGCACAGGCAGTAGCTCCTGCGTAATGTCTACGGAATTCTGTAGCATATCTTCTAAGCAGATCCTGTGACTTGAGGTATTTATGGCTCCACTTGCGTAGTTCTTCATTTTCATAAACTGGTGGAAATCTCATTTCGTCTACCATAATAATTAAAAAATTCGGTTTTTTGTTTTTGAACATTATAAAAATAAAAAATAAATTATATGCTAAAATCACTGGATCAGCCATTCAAAAATTATTATTATTATTTTTAATCAAAAATAATAGTAATCTTAACATGTACTACAAGTTAAACTTCTTTTTCAATAGCATTTTTTCTACTACTCCTTTTATTAGCACTACCTTTTTTATCTATTAATAAATGGTCATATGAAGCATCGCTATTAGCCTCCCATTTATCATATGCATCAATAAAATTTTCGAGTTCCTCATTCCAAATGTCAGCGGCGCATTTTCCTTCCAAGGTTAAAATTTCTTCCTTTTTTTCTTCAATTTGTTTCCGTAACCTTGCTACTTCATCTTTTGAAAATTTGATAATTGTCATTGATGTTAAATAGTTATATGATGCTTTTTCTTCTTCCTGGCTACCTGAAAATTTTGGAAATTCCATTTCTTCTAACTGTTCGATAATCTCGCTTGTTTTCTTTTTGAACACAATAATTTCTTCATTAATGACTCTTTCAATGAATTTTAATTTCCATTTAAGAATATCCATTTCTTTTTTCCATTTATCCAATAAGTAATCTTTTCTTTTTTGATAAAGTTGAAGCCTTACCCTTACAAAATTTTTGAGAATGGCACCATAAGATTCATATTTTTTAATTTTACCATTTTCATCAAATAAATGCATATTAGTTAAATTTAAGGGAGTTGTCAGTTTTAGGCCTTTATCTAATGTTCCGTCTTTTATATGTCGAGATAATTTACCTGGTTGAAAAGTTATTGTTATACTTATTCTAATATCTGTGCAGTCTTCCTTATAGGATTTAATATCTTGACCAATATTATTATTTTTAGCAACCTTTGCAGTTTTACTATTCTTACTCTTTTTTGCCAAAAAAATGGAATTTTTACTATTAGCTTTACCTTTCGTATTTCTTTTTGATCCAGCTTTTGTATTTGCTTTTGACCCAGCTTTTGTTTTCGGATTTACTTTAGAATTTTGTTTGATCTGCTTCTTTTGCTGTGATTTTTGTTCTAATAGTGACACAAGAAATTCTTTGTAATTATCTGTCCATGTACCAATCGGTAAATCGGTAATATGAATCGTATCACTATCTACAATATCATATTTAGCTCTTGAAATATATTTATTGTTATTTATTTTTTCAATAACACCAGTAAAATGCCTATACCATGGCTTCATTACTTTTGGATTTTGTCCAGCAATTATTCTTTTAATATTTGCGACAATATCTCTAGGATTACATGGTTCGATTGTAGAAGAGTATCCTGTACCAATACCTCCAACTCCATTTACTAATATCATTGGTAAGATTGGAGCATAATAAACCGGTTCAATTTTAACACCATCATCAAATTGTTGGTCTAAAATATCAGAATCATGTTCTATAAAGATTTTTTTGCTTATTTCTTCCAAACGGGTAAAAACGTATCTTGGACTGGCATGGTCTTCGCCCCCCGATAACCGTGATCCAAATTGACCATCTGGAACCAATAAATTTATATTATTGCTACCGACATAATTTTGCGCCATTTTAATAATTGCTTTGTTGAGAGAATCTTCACCATGATGATATTGTAATTGTTCACTAATGTATCCTGACAGTTGTGCTACTTTAATTGAATTTTTATACAAATTTTTCTTGACACAACCTGAAAAAATTTTTCTTTGTCCTGGCTTAAAACCGTCCATTATATTAGGTAGCGCTCTTGCAGCATTATAAACCGAAAAAGCTATTAATTCTTTATGAATAAAATCATAATATGAAACTTTTTTTTCACTATTGTTAATGTATATTTTTGAATCATATGAATTTAACCATATTTTTCTATCGTCTTCTCGTTTTTTTGCGAAAGCTAGTGTAATGGCATCTTCTGAAATGTCATTGCTTTTAGGTTTATATGTGTCAGAAGTCAGATCTGATTCTTCATCAATAAAACTGTATTTGTTAGTATTTTTGGATTTTTTTTTTGTATTTTCTGATTTTACTTCTTCTTCCATTTTGGTTTGCCAGTAATATGATATCAATTTATCACCAACATCTTCGAAACAATCCTGAGCCTCTTTAGAAGTACTTGTTCCCAATCCTTTGTAATATTTAATTGTCCAACCCTTTCCATCATTATTTTCCTTTTTCCATTCGTCGAATTCTTGCATACTGTAAAATTCAATAACTTTTATATTTTTACCGGAACCCTTAGATGCTTTTAACAATGGTGTTGAAAATGATTTAACGAAGCCTTCATACTTTGCCAATGAAGGCCAAAAATGATGGATAAAATTTATGATTAACCCTTTAATGTGACTTCCGTCTGTGTTATGAACAATTAATTGTCCTGCACCTGCCTGAAAATGATGATTTTCTGTTTCCAAATCATAGACATACTGTTCGGTTTTTCCTAAATTAAAAATTTCTTTGATAATATCCGGATTATTTTGTTGATGTTCTTTTGTTAATGTTAATGTGTAAACTTCTGGTTTATTAATATTATGATTTATTGATACATCATATCCAATACTTTTACATAAAAAATACATACCATGTGCACCGATTTTTCCATCAATATCAAAATATCTTGATCCGGTTGTATTTAAATGATATTTACAACCATCACCATCGTAATAACCCATAAAAAAGTTATTTCTAATTTCATATGAAGCATTAAGTATTTCTTTCGGTATGCATTTTTTTTCGTATTTATCATAAAACATAGAGCGATATTTTTGGATCAATGGTAATATTTCAGTACCACCATTTACTATTAATTTGTACAAGCGACTAACAGTATTCTCACTTTTAGAAATATCACACTCTACAATACTAATATCATAATTGTAATATTTGTTCAGTATTTTTTTGCACTTTTTTAAATATTCCATATTCGTATTAGTTAAACTCCAATTATATATTCCACATGTGCCATCCACCCAAAAGAATCCCATTAGATATGCTTCTTCAGGATTAATAATATTTTCATTCAAATCTAAATTCGTATTTATGGACACGTTCTGAATAATTTCTATTAGTTCTTCTTTGGGTATGCGTTGATAATACTGTATTTTTAATAGCGAAGCATACTTCCATATCTCTGTGACCTGTAAATCAGCTAAATTTTCTGGTATATTAACACGATTTTTCTCAAAACTAGGAAAATGGTGCATCAGTTCATCACCAATGTTACAATTTTTAGGTGCAATTTCTTCGCCCAAAGAATTTAACAATGAATGATCCTCTGTCACATCAACTATACCGCTATGTGTCAGTACACGGTGTACATTTTTATTGACTTTATGTCTCATTACCTTTTTAATTTTTGTCCATCCACTATCGGTCCATATTTCAAAATCGGTACTACCATATTCTTTTCCATTCGGTTCGAATTTCCAATCATTAGATATATCATCAATAGTTTTAATTTCTATTTGATTATTATTGTTTTTTAATAATAGTGGTGTATCTCCCGTAACACTATCCTGATCAGTTAATATTATAATACTGCCATACCTTAAACCTTTTGTATTAGTGTATACTTTTTTATGCTCTAAACCGATTATATTAATGATGGCTTGTATCTCTTGATTTTCTAATATTTTTGTTGGACTTGCATCACGTACATTTAATAATTTTCCTTTTAGGGGAAACACTCCAAAACGATCTCTACCAATAACATTAAGACCAGACAATGCAAAAGTTTTTGCAGAATCCCCCTCCGTCAAAATTAATGCACAATCACCCTGTTTTAATTTAGCACGATGTGCATCATATAATTTTGGATACTGTGCAAGATTTTTACTTTTACCGGTTCTTTCTAAATTGGCCTGTGCTCGTGCCTGTGCATTTAATATAATTTGATCAATCACTCCAGTTTTAATGATTTTTGATAAAAAAACATCAGGCGCAGAATAGGTTGAACCAAAATCAGCGACCTTAGTTTTTAATAAATCCTTGGTTTGGGAATCAAATTCTGGATTAATAACAACAGAATCCACGAAAAATATAAGATTTTCCTTAATCATATTCGGTTTAATTACCAAATTTTTCGCTTTTTTTATGATACATGCATGAATTTTTTTAATAATTTGGTTAGTTACATGGTCAACATGTGTGCCGCCTCTATATGTACAAATACCATTGACAAACGAGATGTTTTGATGTTCAAGTTTGTCTGTTGGATCATAGACTACTGCAACCTTCCAGTTTTCATCAGAAATATCTATTACTTTTTTGTGTTCACTTTCTTCAGGAAAGTAGAGGTCAACATATTTTGTGAAAGAATTTACTGGTATTATTTTTTCATTGTAAAAAACTTTGACCCTGGAACCAGATGTCATGGCAATATCATAAACTCTTTTTTTGAATAAAGTAATTATGTCCTCTGTTAAATTTTTAATCCCAAATTTCTCAAAGTCTGGTATAAAACTAATTTTGGTATAAGATTTTTTCCCCTTACCTGATGTAATTTTTGGTTTCTCTTTGTCATACATATTGTTAGTAAATCTTTGGTAGAATTTTTTATCGGTATCAGAATCAAGAGTTTCAACTTCAAATTCCGTAGAATAAATATTGGTTAATTTTGCTCCTAAACCATTTGTACCACCAACTTTCCTTTTTTCCTCATCATCATAATTTCCTGATGTTAATAATTCGCCAAAAATCATGGATGGAATCAATATTTTGTGCTCCTTATGTTCCACTACTGGAATACCTGCACCATTGTTCCAAACCGAAATTTTTCCTGTTTCCTCATCAATAGTAACCTTAATAACGGAACAAGGCTCTCTTTTTTCCTCTATGCATCTGATAACATGATCGCGAGCATTTACAAGAATCTCATCAAATATTTTATACAACCCTGGTACATAAGAAATACTTTTATAAATTAATTCTGGATCAATTTCATCCCTAATTTCATTGTAAATCCACATGTCAATAGTCTCTTTTTTGGTACTGCCAATATACATACCAGGTCTTTTGAGTATATGCTCATGTTGATCTTTCATTTTTTTAAATCTGTCCTCAATACTTTTTGCGGATGAATTAGTTTTTTTATCGGATTTGCTCATTTTTTGAATGTTGATACTCTGAATACCATTCTTTTATATCAATTTAAATTATTTTATCAATTTTTTTGTTTTTGTAATGTTTTCGCTAATTTAATCTATATATCATTAACTGATACATAGCATATACGGTTTTTTGGATATATGTACTAATAAATTAAAAAAATAGATTTATGCATAAAAAATATACGTAAATCTATTTTATTCCCTGAATGTTATACTAATTCTTGGTCCAACATTTGCCATTTTTGGAATGGAATGTTTATACATCGTTTTGATCGCTGCATCATTTAAAATTAGGACGTCTCCATGATTTGGAGTAAATATATGTTTAATGTCATCACGGTATCTATGTTTTAGTATGAAACGCCGAGTTGCACCTAATGATACTGATGCAACAATTTGTCCAGCTTTGACTTCTCTATCAGGATGAAATCCAATATAGTCATTACCATCACGATAATAATTCAGGACCGCATAATTAAATGATACACTGGATATCTTTTCCAGCCGTTGTTTAGCTTTAATTAATTCCGGTAATATATTGTTGTCACCTGAACTAAAATGTATGATATGCATTAATCTTGGACTTGTTACCATTTTATCGTAAACTTTATATTTGAATTTTTCCCATGAAATTTTATGAAAAAGCTCGTCGAATAGCTTGTCGGAATTTTTGATGTACTTCGGTATGAGTGTGATATTTGCATTGTCTCCTAAATTGTATACGAATTTGGAATATTTTCTCTTTGTCATCAACCAGTAATTATTTTTACATAGAATATTTTATACATATTTGGTTAAGCATATTTATTTTCAATTATTTTTGGGCGTTTATTTAATATTTTTTTTAATGTACTAATTTTATTATCAATTTCGTCTGTATTTTCATTTTCATATTCGTTTTTGGTTTGATTACCTTTGATTTGACTATTTTTTGTAATAGGTTTATATTTATTAATTTTATCAGATTTAGGTGTTTGTTTATATTTTTTCGGATTATAAATCGGCGAATTTTTTTTAGATTTTTTTTGATAATTTTGAAAAGTTTCATAGGGAGTAACATGAATAATAAAATCACTTTTATCATTTTTGTTATTGTCATATTCTGTATAAATATCTGAACCATTATTCAAACTATCTGACATATTTGAACTATTCGACCTATTTGAACTAATCGAATTTATAGATTCATCATTTGATATAATAAAATTATCACTATCAGACAATTCTGACTCATTTGGGCTGTCCGAATAATATGAAGCATAATATTTTTTTTTGTTTGACTTTCTATCTTTATTTGGTTTGTAGTTCTTTCTATCTGGTTTATTATTTTTCCTATCCGATTTATTATTTTTTTTATTTGGTATATCATTTTTTTTATTTGGCTTGTCATTTTTCTCATTTAGTCCATTATTTTTCGGATGTTTAGTATTAGAATCATCAATATTTATTTGATTATTGGATTGGAATGTATGCATTTGCTTTTTATTCTTTCCGATATTTTTAGGAAGTAATTTATTTGATTTTTCCAAATTTATTTTTGGGAAAGCAACAGAAGATAGAATATTTTTGTTGTCATTAGCGTCATTAAAAAGTATTGGACCATCGGGTTCTGCGGAGTATAATTCTAGCAAACTTTTTTTGTACATCTCTTTTGCCATTTTTTCTGAATCATTAATTGATCTGTTATTTTCCCATTTTGGATTATTTGTTTGGATTTTTTTGTTATCTATGTGTTGCTTAATAATGTTGTTGGAATGGTAACCATGTTTTTCTGTTAAATTATTATTTTTATCCTTAAATGTTTTCCATATCTCATGCGGATGATCTTTTAGGCTAAAAAGATTACCAGTACCTTTTGATTTTTTTGTATCCAGATCTGTATAAATATTGAAAAGTGTAACAAATAATTTATAAACATCACTATTCTTGTTTTCATATTCTTCTTCGGAAATATGTTGGTCAAACATTTGGACAGTTTGATCTAAATATTTAATAAATTCTTTTAAATTGGGTGTTTTATTATTTGAGCGTGTCCTAGATATATTAGTTTTGGAAATATTTGACATTTTATAATAGTAAATGATATTTATTTTTGGATAAAAATCTAAGGATAAACGAACATTTAAATTTATTAATTAAATTTTTGAATATTTTTTGAATATTATAAAAATATTAACAATAACAAATTTCTAACAAAAAATATATTGATATGGTATATTCTAATAATAATAGTCTTGTCAACAAAATAATAAAACCTACTTCTAATGTTAATTTAATACCATTAACATCAATAGCATTAGCTGGTGCAGGAACAGAAGTTATAACAAATGAAAATAATGATGGTTCAATTGCTCATACTGTAACAATACCAAAAAACCAGGAAAAATTAAATCTTTGGCAATTTCTCCATTTGTATACTATAGGAGGAATTCCAATAATAGATTTTTTTATTTTTTATGTTATTCTTTACATTGTTAATGCACTATATTTGCATTGTGACTATAAATTAATATTGTTATTAACTGTACCAATTGCAATAGTTTATAATATTTTAACAAATAAAAACCTCAAAATATCTTTGTTTATTGTTTTAGCAAGCTTAATCAGTATATATTTTTTATTAACAATGAATTTCGAAAATAAATAGGAATCTCGACAAATAAAATACAATTGTAATAGATTATGTTAGGATATAATAGAATACGATTAATAAAATGAATTATAATGATTTAATGACGGATAATACTAATCACGCTATTTTATCAAACGAATACTTGGATTTTGTTAAAAAGGAAACTGATAAAGAAAAAAGATTTAATATTTTAAAGAAATTTTTTGTCCAGGACATAACAAAAAATGTTTATCAGAATATGGATTTATTAAATGCACTACAAACAGATTTTGATAAATTTAATAATATGTACACATTAATTAAAAAAGATTTAATTCTTAAGGTATTGCTCGCGGTTGATACTCTTGTTTCAGAGCGCCAGTGTTACCAAATTGATTTGTCCGAAATTAATATTTATGACAACATATTTACTAATGGTACAAGCAGTACAGATAATGAAAATGAATATTCTATTTGCGAATCTTATATTGGCCGGAAAAAAAATAAATATATTAACGACATGTATAAAAAGTAAATGTCGGCAGATAAAAATAATGTTGATGATTTTATTAAATATATTAATAACAATCTTAAAATGATAAATAAACATTTTTCCATCAAAAACCAAAAAAATGTTGTACAACAAAATAATCATTTATATTATTTTACTAAAATTGGTATGGATTGTATGAAAAATAATTAATGTATCAAAAATTATTATCATATCGATAATAATTAATAAATAAAATTGATAAATAAATATTAATATATTAAAATTGTTAAACTTAAATTCATAAGCTAAATCTACGCTATAAACATAAAGATTATTTAAATAATTATACCAAATACTAAATTATGTTTTTAATAGAGAAATATCGTCCTGCCAATGTGAAAGATTTTTTGTTTAATAAAGAAATAATGGAGCAATTGAGGCATATTGCATCCAATGAAGATATTCCACATATCATTATTTCTGGACCGTCGGGTGGAGGAAAAAAGACAATTGTTAAATTTTTATTAGAAGCTCTATATGATCCAGATGTTAATGTTCTTAGTAAAATAAAATATAATATTAATGGTTCATCCACGAAAAAAGAAATTGAAATATTACAAAGTAATTATCATATTATCATTGAACCGACAAACACGAATCATGATAAATATATATTACAAGAAATAATAAAACAATATGCTATGCATAAATCATTCAATATCTTTAAAACAAAACGAAAGTTTAAAACAATTGTTATTTATAACATTGAGAATTTAGCAAATAATTCGCAATCAGCTCTCAGACGTACAATGGAACTTTACGCAAAAACATGCCGTTTTATTATGGTTTGTAATAATTTATCAAAAATTTTTGATCCATTACGTAGCAGATGTAGAACATTTTGTGTATCATTACCATCTTTAAATCAAATATCAAACGTTATTTCGTATATTTCACTAATGGAAAATATTAACTTATCAACAACAGAGTCAGATCATATTTTGGCAAATTGTAATAATAATCTTAAAAAAGCGATATGGATGCTTGATACTAAACGTATGGGAAGCAAATACACTATTAAACTTGATGAAGTATTTGAATCAGTAGTTGATTTAATATTGGGCGTCGTATATGGGAAAAATATCGTGAAAATATTTGATATTGATATTAGAACCAATATATATAACATATTAATTACCAATATTAAGGGCTCAGAGATCATTACCACTTTAATGGATCAACTTATTCGCAAGATTGATAATAATGAAATTAATGCTAAAATTATTCAGTATGCGTCTGAAGCAGAATATAATTTAATACATGGTAGACGTGATATTATTCATATTGATTATTTTGTAACAGGTGTAATGAAAGAAATAAGACAACACAAAATAAATAATAAAAATCAAAAAAATAAGAACAGTGGCAAGAAGATTATTGAATGTTAATTTATAAAAAATATAAACCGGGAATATATGGAGGATAATAAATTATAAACATGGAATATATGGGGGATAATAGTTATCACAATATGTACTATTCGGTCCAAAAAATGATAAGTATATATATGACAAATATGGTGGAATACATGCTGGTACATAATTTTGTATTGTATATGATGTATTATTCATTGATATTAGAGTATATTGTAATCTATTTTTAAATTACTTGAAATGGAAAATGTTGATTATTTTATTACTAATAAAATAATTTTTAATGATAATAGTATAATATATATTATACTATTATCATATATGGAAATGATTCAAACACAAAATTTTATTAATGAATATTTATTTAAGGTTGTTGTTGTCGGCGATATAGGCACTGGCAAAACAAGTATTATTAAAAGATATGTACATAATATTTTTTCAATGCATTATAAATCCACAATTGGAGTAGATTTTGCACTAAAAGTCATTAATTGGGATGAAAATAATATTATCAGATTGCAATTATGGGACATTGCAGGACAACAAAGATTCGGTAATATGACGCGCGTGTATTACAAAGAAGCAGCCGGAGCCATTGTAGTGTTTGATGTGACAAGAATCAATACATTTGATGCGATACAGAAATGGAAAAATGATATTGATGAAAAAATACGATACGCTAATGAAAATAAAATTCCGGTAATATTATTTGCTAATAAATGCGATCTGGCGAGAGACATATTTTATGAAAATGATTCAACTATTAACAAAATATGTGAGGATTATGGGTTTATTGCGTGGTTCGAAACATCTGCAAAAAATGATACAGGAATAGAAAATGGAATAAACACATTAGTTGGAAAAATATTAGAATCTTATGGAAAGCCCGAAAAAAAAAATAATACTGTTAATCTCAATACATTGAGTAATGTAACCAATAAAAATAACAATAATAATAAATGTTGCTAATGGGTATTTTGTTATGTCATTTTATTAAAATGACATGGTAAAATCCATATTTAAATAATTTTGTTGACAAATTTAACAATACCATAGATTTTACCAAATATTCCGAACCAATGAGTATGCTTTACTGCTTCTTCAAAATGTTTTGTTGCTTCGAAAGTATTATTATTTGCATTCATGATGTGATTTTCAATGCTATTTACTATTTCTCCTTGGTTTAAAATTTCAAAAGAAAGTTGTTCGTATATGTCATGAATTTCATAGATATTTTTTTCAATTTCCGCAATCTTTGCCGTCCTATCTTCTAATTCATCAGCTAAAATTTTTTTTATATCTACTTCGAATACTAATTGGTTGACCGTTTCTTTAGATGCCATGATGGGATACTTTTATCTATAAATAAGATATTATCAATTCAAATGTATGTAATTTCAATTTTTATTAATTATTTTAGGAATGTGGGTACATTGAATTATACCAATAATCATAACTATAATTATTTGACAAATTGTTATTGGTGTCATAATTATTATTTATTTTATCGAAATAAATGTTCGGGCGGAATTTTTCATTAATTTTGTTATGATTTGATTGGTTTGGTACGAACAAAATATTATTATTTGAATTATTATTCAAATTATTATTCAAATCATTATTCGAATTATTATCTTGAGAAATAAAATAAAAAATCACAATTATTATGATTATAATAATTATAATAGGAATAACTGTACAATTTGCCATAGATATATTATATGCTGGCAAAATATTTTTCAAATAAAATTGATTTTTTGTCAGATTGTATAAATATTAGTCGAGTTAAGCAACAATAAATAATAAAATGCATTCGAAACAAAACAATAACAGAATTAGAAATTTGGAAAGATTTAAGATAACAAGAAGAATAGAAAAGGAAATTTCGGATGGTAATTTCAGGAATATTAATTTTTTTTTAGAAAATTCTAAAAGTGAAGGAATTTATTATGCATTAGAAATGGCATCATTTTATGGCAATCTTTCATTAGTAAAAGAAATAACTAGGAGAGCCAATATTAATTCTTGCAAATATACTGCCCTCCATATGGCCAGTGAAAATGGACACTTTGATGTAATTGTTTACTTAATGGAAAGCGGAATTTTTGATGATTTATCAAATTCTAATGTTTTGATGATAGCCGTTGAAAATAATCATTTTGCAATTGTTGAATATATATTATCGAAGAAAGATATTTTTGGTGCTAAATTTTGTGATATAAACGCACATTATGATTTGGCATTGCGTACTGCTATTGAAAAAGAAAATTTCGAAATGGTTAGACTATTAATTGAGCATGGTGCTGATGTTAACGTTTTAGACAAAATGCCAATCGAATTAGCATCTAAACTAGATAATAAAAAAATTTTTGACTATTTACAAAAATTAATCGATTGTCCAAATGCATTTTGTCAAGAATTAACAAATAGTTCTAGTCAATAATTTGTTTAATAATATTTTTGATAACAGATTAATATTTATTATGAATACCATTTCAAATAGTTTTCATCATTGAGTGTTTTTATTTGTATTGCGATTGCTTGTATTTCAGATAGGTTGGTCGTCTTTTTTTCCGCTAAATTTGCTATAAATTGCGACATTAATTTGTCTTCAAGTATATGCATCTTTTCGGGATCATAATTTTTTGTTACGAATTTTTTAAAAAAATCAATAATTTCATTCACAAGCTGAACTGAAATGTTTTTTTTGTCAAGTTGTTCTAGCAAATTATTTAATTGTTCATCGTATTGCTGTTCGGTAGTTTTTCTAAAGCCTGCCTTTTGCTCGAAGTATTTATTTTTATATTTGATATATTTCTTAAAATAATCTGCTGTTATCTGATCCATTAATATACTATTGATTAATATTATTAATCGATAGTATTTTGACATTAATTTATCTATACATTGGCGGTATTTCTTCGGATCCAGAACCAATTTCCCGAACTTCTTTGATTGCTTTGATAAAATCATCTTGTATAACTTTTCCTTGAGTTTCGATGGTTTCATCCGTGATTTCATCAAAAGAATTCAATCTTTCAATTGATGTCATAGATGCAATTGCTACAACATTTTCAATATCGGCTCCATTAAACTTATCTGTTATTTCAACCAGTTTATCGAAATTGATTTTACCTAATCTTCCAGATTCATTTAATTTTTTCGAATGTATCTCAAAAATTTTTTTCCGTCCCTCTTTATTTGGCAATCCAATTTTAATGTGAGCTCCAAATCTACCAGAACGAATGGCTGCTGGATCTAACAATTCTAAACGATTTGTTATACCGATACAAATAAGATTTTCAAATTGTTCTAATCCATCCATTTCTGCTAAAAATTGATTGACAACAGAATCTCTTACAGGATTGCCACCGGACCCACTTCTGACCGGCAACATTGCATCTATTTCATCTATAACAACCATATAAATTGGAGCATTACTACCATGTTTTTTCCATGCATCCTTAGCCGGTTTAAAAATTCGTCTTATATTTGCCTCGGATTCGCCAACCCATTTGTTGAAAATTTCGGGACCGGACATTAATCTGAACCTGTCGCCTTCACAACCTAATATTTTTCCTAGATTTCTTGCTAGTGTAGTTTTTCCTGTACCTGGTTCTCCGTAAAATATAAGACCTTTGTCAGCTTTTAGTCCTCTAATCTCGAATTCTTTCTTAAGTTTTCCTCTTGACAGACATATTTTTCTGACAACTTTATCTAATTGGTCAGAAATACCACCGACGTATTTTTCTAGTTCTACAATTGGATTATCTATAATATTATCCTTTGTTGTTGTATTATTAATTGTAATTAATTTTTCTTTGTTTGATATTTCAAATTTGAATTCTGTATCTCCGACTATCTGACCATACATTGAATATTTCTTGTCAATAGTAATATCTTTATTTTTGAAAACGAATCCTTCTACTTTAATAATACAATTAATCTTATTGTTTGATATATTTATTTGCTGTTTAGTGGCGATTCGTTTCGGAAATGAATTTTTGATAATTTTTTCAAGTTTCGACGAATTAATAATTTGTGATTTGGGTTTTTCACCCAATAAAATACTAATTAAATTGGATGTCGGTTTTTTAACTTTAAAGATTACTTTTTCAATTTCATTAGGAATTCTGTTTTTGACAAATATAAATTTGGATGTAGTATTAAAAATTATTTTCGTTTGGTTAGGATCTATTTCATACATGACATCAGTTCCGGATCGTGGATTAATATAATCAATTAAAAGATGTACTTCATTTCCATTGTTTTGATATTTAAATGTTTGTTTTAATGTTACTATTTTTATGTTATTATTTATGTAATCAACTAAATCATCGACAAATAATATGTGATCGTCAATTTCATATTTTTGTCCATGAATAGGTAGAACAGAAAAACATATTTTTCTGACCACTTTTCTACGGTTAGTAATTATAAGATTTGGTGTACTCGACTGAATAACAATCGGTAATGAATCATTGCGTAGAATATATGTATTTTTGATTTTTGTTTCTTTACTTTGATTAGTAATTTTAATATTGAATGTATATTCAATACCATCATTAATATATATCGCATTTTTATTATCAGTAAAAGATTTTTTAAATGCATTACGTGCGTATGTTTCTAATGTTTTCTTATTCATAATCAATGGAAATTTCGTTGTTTGACTATTATTTTTGGTATTTAGATCAATACATTTTATTACAAAAATTTTGATAGAATTGCTGGCAATACTTATGCGTTTATTATATATTGTAATATTATCATCAAAATATTTGATATCCATATCCGTTGTATTACTAATTTTTCCAATGGTAATTGTATCGATAACATTTACGCGAATATTTATATATATACCGTGATAATACATTATAAAATTTTGTCCGATGGTAACGATATGGTTGAATAACATTTTCTTAATGTATTGACAAATTTCTTCATGTTTTGTTACGATTTTAAAATTAGAATCAGTTGTTAAACTAATAGTTAGTTTTTCAATGGGTGAAATTTTATCATTATTGTAACTTTTAGCAATAATTTTGGAATTGAATATGTATTTTTTAACATCATTATACTGTGTTAATGTTAAACTTATTGTTTTGTCAATATGATTGGATCGTGATCTAATCCATGCATCACCATATGGTTTAACTTTGTAAATAAAATTCCCTAACATAACATATTCGCACCAAATATTTGATAAAATATGGGGATCATCATCATTTCTAACAATAACATTTTTTGTTGTAACTATTTCTTCTAATTTAGGACGTTTATTTTTTGATCGAGTGTCATGCATATCTAATGGAAGTGGGCGTTTGCTCATGATGTTATGGTTATTAATTGATTATTATGGCATATTAATTAAGGAAAATTATTTTTTCAATTTTTTTTGTGAATAGATGTCAACTTCTAATAAACCGATTTATTATTGTCCAAGAAACATATGTAATTTTAATTAGTAATTAGTTCATTTAAATGACTTAATTATTAATAACATTCCAAAATTCTGGCCGATGGATCAAGGATTTCTTTATTTTGAAACCGTGGTAACCAGTAATGTGGTATTATATGATCACGATTAGGATAAATATTATTAAAGATTCTTCTAAAATATAATGCGTCTTTTGTCTTAGGTTTGTTAAAAACAAATTCATTCATTTCTAAATCTTTATCAGTAATAGTATCATTAGCCAATTTTTTTATAGCATCTGCCCAATTAGTTTCATTATTAGAAACAGCGTCAGAAAAAGCTTCTTTGCTTCTATATAATATTTCATCGGGCAAATATCCCTTAAAACTATCACGGATAATTTTTTTTTCAATGTAATCGTCACGATACATCAAAAGTCTTGGATCAATACGAGTTATAAATTCGACATACTCCGTGTCCAAAAAAGGAATCCTAACCTCTAATCCATTACCGGCCATGCTACGATCAGTTCTTTTGTTGTCGAAAAAATATAATTCTTCCAATAAACGAATTGTTTCCCAATGAAATTCTTTCATATTTGATGCATTCCTAAAATATCTATAACTTCCATGTATTTCATCAGATCCTTCACCTGAAAGTAAAACACGAACGTTTGTTTTTTCCTTGATATATTTTGCCATAATATATTGTGGCGTAGAGGCTCGAATTGTTGTAATATCGTATGTTTCAACCATCTGTATAACATTGGATAAGTTAGACAATCCTAGCTCTACTGTAAAGGGGATAATGTGATGTTCAGTTATTCCTAAATATTCCACAACTTTTTTGGCTGCTTCAATATCAGGACTTCCATCGATTCCTACCGAAAAACAAACAATTTTGTCTGGCCCCAATAACTTTGTAGCAATTGCTACGATCAAACTGGAATCAAGTCCACCAGATAACAAAAATCCAATTTGCCTGTCAGCATGTAAACGCTTTTCTACAGCAGCCGTCAAATAATTAAGAATTTGTTCCTGGATATATTCAACATTATCAAGCCCGGAAGTCGCAATTAAATTTTTGTAGTCATAATACGAATACTTTTCAAATAGCTGTGAAACATTGTCAATGCTATTAATATTGGCCATATTAACTGTTAGCATATAATTTGGTTTTAATTGTTCAACAAATTCCATTATCGGACTAAGTGCTTTTAATTCCGATGCAAATCCAATGGTTTTTGTTGAATTATTATAGCCATAATACAATGGTCTAACGCCATATTTATCTCGTGCAGCATAAATTCTATTTTCATTTGATGAATAAATAACAGATGCGAATTCGGCATCAAGTTCTGTCGTTATCATATTTACGAATCCCATTTTGTTAAAAATAGGCAACAAAATTTCACAATCACAATCACTATTCATCGATATATCATATCTTTTTGCCAGTTCCTTATAATTATAAATTTCACCATTACAAATACATACGTTGCCATTTTCATCTGTAAATGGTTGTAAACCAGCATCTGTGATATCCATTATGGCTAATCTAGCAAATCCCATAAATACTTCGGCTTTATCATTGGATATAATTTGGTAATGTTGTTTATCAGGGCCTCGTGATTTTAACTTATCCAGACATTCAACTGCTGAACCAATATTAATTGGTCCATATTGTATTAAACAAATAATTCCACACATAACTAATTATCAATTATTATTTTTTTCTTAATATCAAATATTTAATATTTCAATTTTTAATATTTATTTACAATCCTATCAACCAAAACCAATAAAATATCTGTTCTATTAATAATTACTATTAGTAAATAATGATTATTAAAAACTATCTGAAGAAAAAGTGCAAGAAGCATCGTCATTGCAAAAAATATCATCTGGGCACTCACCACAGGATACATTACCAGAAGCAAATGATTCAGATTCCTCTGTAATTGGATTAGAAATTACCATATTAGAATTATCAGAACCGGTTACTCTAATTCCATCTGATTCTGGACTAATGCCATCAATATATGTAGAAGTAGGTGGTTGACTATTTGGACATTTTGATGTAGATGGTTGATTATTTGAACATTTTGATGTAGAAGAATTGGTAAATATATCATCGCAAACATCTACAATTATATCTACATAATTTGTAGAACTATTTGATGTATTACCTGACGTATTATTTGCAACTTGCAAAATTTTTGACAAAAATGATCCCAAATTACATGAACTTGAAGCATTTGATGAACCTGTAGCATTTGATGACCTTCTACTTAGTTCAGGAGTCCAAACATTTGATGAACTTGTAATATTTGATGAACTTGTAATATTTGATGAACCTGTAGCGTTTGATGAATCTGTAGCATTTGATGACCTTCTACTTAGTTCAGGAGTCCAAACATTTTGACTCTGAGTTTGATCTTCGAAATAATTACATTCAGATACCGTGTCCTTAGGATATCGATTACGATGACAGTTTTGTGGTACGTCCGAAAATGTTGATCTTAAATTGTTACATTCTGTACTGTTATGTCTTCCACAGTGTTTGTCAAAGGATACATTACGGCATAATGACGGATAACAATAATTGTTACATCTTGGTCTTTCCATGAAAGTATCTTGTGTCCCGGATGGCATTGTTGGAATAAATCTTGGACATTGTGGTTTTATAATAGAATTAAAATTTGAACCTCTTTGAATAAATGTCGGATGTTCCGGTTTCCTGGCACGATTAAAATCATCAATGTTAAATTTTTTTGTTTCAACTGGAATAGGTCTTGGACATATCGGGTTTACAACAGTAGGGATAAAATTTGAATCTGATGGAATAAATGTTGGGTATAGTGGTTTCATAGGACAGCCAAAATTATTATTTCGGTTCTGATTATTAAATAAATTAGTTATGGTATTTAATGCATTTCGGAGTGACATACCAATAGCTTCAAAACGAAAATATTGGAAACAATGATCTTCGATTCTGTCCACTAAGGAAAATAATGTTTTACCTGTATCTCTGATAATTCCTTCATTTTCTTTTATTTTTCTTGAAAACTGGTCTAAAATAATAATTTTAACTAAGCAATTCAACACTTTTGAAATTAAACAGAAACAATAAAACATTATTGGTATTACCATTACCGTAAAAAATAACATGGCATAATAAACTAAATTTGCTTCTATTTCTATTAACATTTATCTAATATGTTAATAAAATTATAGTTTTATACCATTTTGGCATTATTAAAAAAGTAAAATGCGTTTAATATCAAATTAACTGGTTATTGTTCATTTTGATGCATTTTATTGATTCGGTTTACATATGCCATTTGTTCTTCCATTGAAATAAATGGTCCACTATGAGATTCCAAAATAGAATTTCGTTTATTCAGTGAATGAGTCGAATTATCAAATTCTGTTTTTGAAATTGGCTTAATATTAACAAGTTGTAAAGAGCAGGTATCAATCCCATCATTAATAAAATCATCATTTTTGTTAATTTTACCATAATATGTAATTTGTAAATGTAATGTTTTATTTTGGTATAATAATTGAACATTGCCGATAACAACAAATTCATTTTCAGTTTCTTTAATAAATAATAATTTAATTTTTTTAATTGATAAAATATTATTTGACATATCAGAATTATTAAATAATTCATTCCATTCACTAATACTATTTTTAATATATTTTTCATATTTATTATCTAGTCTTTTACTATTATGGTTTGAATATCGTGTGGTAACCGGTAAATTTGCAATATTGAATATATACCGTTCTTCCAAAAATTCTGATTTTATCATTGACAATAATTTACGGGCGTTCGGAAAATTTGATTGGTATACGGGTCCTGAATCAAATAAAAAATCATTTGGTTTATCATCTAGCAAAGAAAAATTCTCTATTTGTATTGGTTGATCAATGGTCGCTTGTGTAGGTTCTATGCTTTTTACATGATTTGTTGTTAGTAGCGATCTTATTTTTTGTCTATTTTGTACCTCTTTTTTTTCGACACTTGGTAGTTCTGATGAATGCACTACTTTAATATTTTTTGCCAATATATATATAATCAAAATGATTACTAGAAATAATAACAATTTCATGCTGATTATACATTAGTAAGAGATTAAAATTGAGTTGATCATTGTCACCAGATCTTAATAGTCATATAATTGAAAACCATTTTATTCTCTACCAATGAAATTTTATTTATAATGGCATAAATGAAATGATAGAACAATCCAGTATTATATATACCTTGATATTATCATTATCTAGATAAAAATATGGAAAAGATAAGGTTATTTATATTAGCATTATCTAGATAAAAATATGGAAAAGATATAAGGTTATTTATATTAGCATTTCTAAAATAACTGACAAACGATCTAGCTATTTAAGGTCATGGATTGAACAGCAATAATTGCAGTTGACACAGGAATCATCAGGTCAACAGTCTTTATTTATTCTAAAACCAGTCAGTCTTAATAATTTTTCAATGAGTTCCCCGCTCAAATTTCTCTCGAGGTTTCCGAAAAAAATTGAAAAAAAATATCAATATACACATATAAAAATATTAAAAAATATCAAATAATGGCAGACGGATCTGTAAGTAGTGATCGAAATACAAATAGTTATGATGCAACAGATAATGAATTATCATATGAACAAAAACGCATAATTAGTATTATTTTAATATTATGCGTATTTATTCTTGTATTGAGCTTTCTTTTTTCTGCTTATGCTGATAAGAAATAGGCATAAATAAAAACAGAATTACAGGAGATTTTTCAATATGTCAAAGAACAAATAATGATTGAAAAACATTTTTTTCTTAAAAAATATTTTTAAGAAAGAAATATATGTCAGTATCTTTAAAAATAATCGCATAGTTCTTTTTTTTACTCAATATCGGATAAGTCGGTACATTTTTACATAAAATGATTAGATAATCGTACATAATCGCGATTGTGATTCTTGTTTATTTAAATGTTTTATATCTTGATAATAAACATCTTTACTCTTTTCTTTTGAAAAATTTTCTCTAAAATATTCGATTTTTATGTAAATCTCATATTTTGATCCTGAATCTTTGTCAATAACCGCGGCATTTTTCATATATAAAATTGGTGTTTTATAGTGCTCAAATATAATTCCATCAAACAATTTTGGATCAGGTAACATAATATAATCATTATTAATAAACAATAAGTTAATGATATGTTCTATATCATTTTTACAATTATGAACCGACATTATAGTTTGAGCATGTCGCGGAAATTCAAATGTTGATGTATTATCATCATAAGATGTCGTTATACTATCCATTATTTTAATTTTCATATTATTTTTTTTGACAGTAAAAGAAGACTTTAATACATTCCTCATAAAAAATATATTTTTAAAATATGGTTCATCTGGAACATTGGAAACATTATAATTTGAAATCATGATATTATGATATTATGTACGATGCATAACGTATTTATATATAAATATAATTTCAATTTTTATTGAGACTGAATCACTTGCTCCCGGTGATCTTTATGTAATAGATGATTCCTAATCACGGCTAAAATTATTTATGACGGAATTATAACAATCAATACTGTGGTAATTGTAATTCAGGATGAAATTCCAGAAATTATCCAATAATATATTTAGGATTCTAAATATATTATTAAAATATGTCATGTAGATGATATTTTTTTATCCTTCATATTCTCCCTCTTGTGTATAATCTTCATCTTCTTCAGCGAAATAGTCGCCCTCGATATCAAGAGCTTCTGCTTCCTCTTTTAAATCTTCCATTTCTTCAATTTGTTCTTCTGTTAACTCAACAGTTTCCAAAATATCAGGTCTGTTATCTTCGATATTTTCTTCCAATTCTTTAGATAGTGTCAAACCTTGGCCTCGCTTCAAAATATCGACCATAACATCCGAACCATTGAGAATATACTGAAAACGTTTAAGTTCTAAAGAATTTTTATAGGGATCAATATTGTATATGCTATAAATATATATGATAATTTCAATGTACATTTGAGCAATATTGATTTTTGCATTATTTTCGCTATTACTTTGAATAATTGATATAAGCTCGTTCACCGTGTAATACATCATAAGGTTACTGGGGATATCGTAATAATTTATCAAATCAGAATTAATATACATATCATCAGTAATTGTAAATTTTTCACCTGGTCTGACGGTTGTTTTTTCCCATTCAATATTGGTATATGCAAAAGAATTTCGTAATTCGTTCCAATCATCAAAAGAATTATTTTCTTTTCCCATTTTAAATTCCCTCAATGCTTTACCATATTTAGTAACTAATTTATCAATTGCTTGTGTTGTTTGTAAATATATTTGAGGTAATTCTGTTTCCGAGGATGGATAATAATTTTTTATTTTATACAAAACAGAAATAATTTTGTCTATCACTGATTTAATTTTATAAATATGATCTCTTATTAAATTATCCAATATTTGAAAATAATTTGTATCTATGTCCTTAATAATTTTACTATTTTTAATAAATACATCACCAACATCAATATATTGTGTTTGATATCCAATAGTTAATAATCTATTTTTAATACTTGAACTAATTTTCAGATATGCGTTTGCTTTATTTATTCTAACAAATTCTTTATGTTTTTCTTTATAGCCTAATAATTTTAAGGTTACTGCATGATAAAAAACATCAATTTGTGTCCTCTTATCACTATAGTAATAGACATCGGTTTTGAAATAGTTATGATCTTCCTTAAATATAATTCTGTTATCTTTTTCGGTTAAGATAATTGGATCATTAAATATAGTACCATCATATGAATGATCGATAATATAGACATTATCTCTTAGATAAACCGGATATTTATCAATATCTAAATTCGTGTCAGACCCTATTAATGATTCTAATATATTTATTAGCTTATCTATTTGATTAGTTATTTGGCCATATAATTTATCACCTGTTTCTTTACGATATGCCGATAATAAATCATCCATTAATTCTTTACGATATGTTTGTTCCTCTTCGGCTATTTTATTTTGCGAACTTACGCTCTTCAAAATTTCTTCAATTCTTTCATTTTCTAGACGATCCAATGATTTTGCTAATATATCAAGCTCCGCATTTGTATATTTTTCTCCTAGTTTTCTGTGACAAATCGTACAAATAAATTGTCCATCTTTTCCTACGAAATCATGTACTGTACCCTGTAAACACCTTCTATTTGCTATAACACTAAGATTATAATAGTATGCTTCGTTGGTCCTATTAATTTCTCCAGTGGCTTCTTCACCTGTTAAATTACAATTAATGCTAACTATATCTTTTCCTTTGGTAATCCACTTATGGTATGAGCCATTCGGACAATTTGTTAGATCTGTTATTTCAAGAGTAGCAGGATAAATGATTTTATCAGGTCTATCAAAAATTATACCACTACTAATTTTAAAATTAGGAATTTTTCTTGTTTTTGAAACAATTTGAATTGGATTACTAATAGAATACGTTTCAATTTCTGTATTTTTGACAGCAACATTTGCAATAACAACGGATCGGTCGGGGTTGAAACGTATATGCTGTTTTTTTAATAAATTGATTATATCATTATTTTTAAAAGTACTATTAAGTTGTGTATATAATTTGCTAGATGTTAATAAATAAATATAATCATTTCTCATTTTTCCAGCATCAATTGAGATACTGTTAAATAAATCAACAAAAGAATTTATAATAATTTTTATATAGAACGGATTGAAATTTTTCTTTTGTTCATTAGGCATTAACCATAATTTATGAGATATCAAATATTTTGAGAGGTAAAATAATAAATAACATAAAACAGGATATTTTATAATCGGTACTGTTTCCATATCGTTCACATTTTTTTTGATTAATAAATCACCAAATAATTTGTCCCCATATTTTAAATATACGTAAATATTCGCTATATTATCATTGTACATCATAGCAATTTGCGAACCATTTAATTCTGTTATGAAAATTAGGATAAAGTAAAGTAACAAATTGTTATATTTCAACCGGTTAATATCCATATCAACAGATGATGCAGTAGATGTAAAATTGATAATACTATCATCAAGTTCGAAAAAATATACACTATCTAAATCTTTATCAATATGAAATTTTTTAGAATAGAAATCCAGCCTATCTTCATCGCTTTGATTTTTTCGTAAATTAACAGAATTATGTTTAATGATAATATCAATAATATTTTTTACCAACGCCTTTCTTTTCTGTTTTATTTGTGAGGTCGGTCCAACCAACATATTTGTTCCCGTAATAAGTGAAACTCTATTAATAAGGGCATCCAAATATCTTATTACTAATTTATATTCGGTATATTCTTTAATTTCTTCCAAAGGAATATCTGAAGGAACATACGCTGTAACAAATTTTTGTGTGTTATTATCAAAACTTCCGTCCTGTATCCATTGTTTAATTGGTAGAACTTGTCCACATATATTACATATGTAATCTAGTTCTAATGTTTCAATAGCAAATTTTTCCATAAATTGGGTTGCAGCTGTATTATATTTATTTAAACTTTCCGATTTCAGTTTAATTAATTCATTCCATTCAATTTCATGTTGACATTTACTTTCTGCAATGGTCGTAATTTCTTGTTTGTTATCACTGCTATATGCCTCGATTTTTCTATAAGGTTGGGGGTGTAACGGATTAATGGTGTCTATTTTAATTCTAAATGTCGACAGATCAGCAATTGGTAAAAATTCAGGCATAATAATTTTGTCTTCATCCGAGACAGGCATAATTTTACTTGTACCTTTTCCAATTGACCTAAGATATTCCTTGATAATTATTTCTCGTTTATCATCTTGTTTTAAGAACAAACGATTAACAACCGAATATAATTCTATAATTTTATCAATTGTAAAATAAGGTAAATCTTTATTTTCATCAATTAATTTAATTAGTTTTTTATGTAAAAATTCGATTATTCTATCATAAATGATGGAATTCATAAAACGAATGGATTCCTGAAAATTATATGTTTTAAGATTTTCATAAGTATTCATCTCATATGTATCTTTCTCAATGTCATATATCCAATAAATAACTTTATTAAAAATTTCTTCATTTAATTTTCTAATTTCGGAATAATTGTTGTATATCTCAAATTTTGGATAAATTGATATTGATATTGTATTTATATAAAAATGTTTGATTATTTTAATAAATGCCTTGTAACCATTATCTGTTCCTTTGGTGACAACTTTTCCATCTTTAAAATAACTTATCTTAATTTCTCTAATATCCACAAGATCTTCTTTTCTTACACATTGAATTGGACCATTGACAAAGGGTCCCAATGCCAAACCAACTAAATTTACTACATTGTCATTAGTTCCAGTATGCATATCAATTTCTAAATGACTCATCTGATTTTTATTTTCAATGTTACTGTATCGGATCATATTAATTGGTTGTTCCGGATTTATTGATACACTTGTACCATATTTTTGAAAATCTTTAAAATTAAAATAGGCATGGCTAATCGCTTGAATCAATTCTAAATAATATTCATTAGATTCAATTGCTCTCCTTCCTTGATTCCTAATTTTATTCATGACACGGACTTCATCTAAATAATTGTGTAATACTGCTTTTCTGTATGACAAGGGTCCCTGAAAAAATTTCTTAATTTCTTTTAGGGTTTCGGGATTATTTTTAACGTTGTCTGAGTAATAATCAGATATAGCATCTATTTTATTAACAATAAGTTGTGCCCGGGTATTCTCTTTTTTCTTTCTTTGTTGATATAATAACGCCATCTGTATATTCTTAGCATTGTTGGTACTAACAAGCGGCATTGTAAATGCTTTCTCGTTTTCGATATCTAAACGTTCTGTGTCTCTATGATATCTTAGAAAGTCATCAACAATTGGCGTCAACATTTGAAATTCTAATAAGTTATTATTTTTGCTATCAACAGACATAATTGGAGATATTTTAGAAGAATCATTCGCCAATTCAAATAAATCTTTCGCAATTGTATCAATATTATCCTCTCCCAAAAAAAGCTGTCTAAAACTTTCAAAATCGGTAATATCATCACCTGCAACTACAATATCTATATAAGTATACTCATGTTTATTTTCTTCGATATCATTTAATATTTCAAATACCATATTTTGTTCTTGGTTACGGTAAATTTCACCAAATACTATTGTTTTAATTAAATTGTGTACATTAATTTCTACAATATTTTCGTCTTCTATTTTAACTATCATTAATAAATAGTTATCAATGTAATCTTTGCCCAAATTGTTTAAAAAATTTACAGCATCTTTTACATCTAAAGGGTTAAGGGTTTTTTTTTGAAAATCAGTCATCAACATAATATTTGATACATCTTTAATAATTTTAAAAAAATTAATGATTTGGTAATTATTTTCTGTATCAAAAAAATTTTTAATTGTAAATGTAGAATTTTCCTGAAGTTTTGAATATTGAATTAAATTATTTCTAAATTCTTTAATAGTGCCAGTATAATAATATGCTATGGACAAAAAATAATAATAGGCAACATATCTTTTAATAATATCTAATATGCGATTTAAATTTTCTTTGTTATTGATAAGTTTTTGAATGGGCACAATATCAATTGTCTCCATAAATTTCCTGATAAAAGAATTAATTTTGTCACGATATTCGACATAATTTATTTTTTTGCCTTCGACAATTGATTTAAATGTTTCGTCTTTGGCTAAGCCTTCTAGGTACAATTGGTCAAGAATTTGGTCAATAATGTTATCAATTTGGTTAACATACATGTTCGGATATATATTTAGTTTATATTTTTTGATCTATTTTTCATTTTAGCTGCGACTATAAAAAAAAAAAATTATTTTGATAGGATTTTATATTTAATATCTGTTAATTAACAAAAAATTTTTTACATATTTAATTGTCTTTATGGCTTCTCATACTATAAAATATTAAGGGAAGGGCCATTTTTTTTTTGTGTATTATTTACTAAAAAAATAGTACGGATGTAAATACTTATTTATGAAAATGGAATAAAATGATGAAATAAAAAATAATAAGATAATATTAGGTACATGGTAATCATTAACCACATATAACTAGACTATTTTAACATATTCAAATTTAAACCAAATTATCAGTTAAATATTTTGACATTTTTTTATCACTAAAAATAATAATAATGTTGGAAATTATTTATGATCCCAGTATAATAAATTCTTTTATTAGTATTATTTATTGTGCGACAGGTGACCTCAATCCAAATTCATCAATTATGAAAATGATGGATATGGATCACCATTTTTATTCCCATACCCAAAATATTCCACTTATTGATGGAAAGAATAAAAACGACCTATTCCATCTAATATATGACTCGAATGAAAATATCTGGATTTTCTTTCACATGAAAAAGGATTGGGATGATGTTAATATTGTTCATAAATATTTAAATACGTTAATATCATCCGGTTTTTGTAAGAAAAAAATAAAATATTTTGGAATTATCGAAAATAATGTTAAATTAGAATTTATAAGTGCAGTTTCCCAAAATAAATGTATATATGACCTTAATACAAAATATTCGAAATTTATTAATTTTTCTGATGAAAATTTTGAAAAAAAAATAAATTATCAGGACATAATAATTCCGACAATTAATGGTTTTACTCATATAAATTCAGGATCAGAAATCGATTTAATATTTTCAACCATACGCATAAGTAAAAATCTAGACCATTGCAGAAAATTAATCGATATATTGATCTCAGAACATTATGATGATAATTTAGGACCTGTTGTAAATAAATTAATAACAAAATTCCAAATTTTACAAATTTCAAATCCAAAAAATGCTTACAGTCATATTTTTCAACTCATTAGTCAATATGATGAAAAATATTTTTGTACCAAAATGCGAAAATTTCAACAAGATGTAGTTGAAATTTTCCAAAAAATAAGAGGACATCAAACAGACAGTACAGCAACAGCATCAATTATCACGGATTTTATTAATATATTTAAAATAGATTTGGCTTATGAACTCAACACAATATATCAGCGTTTAAGATTTTACCCAAATGAAAGAATTAAACTTTATGAATCATATCCTCAACATCCTTATATTAAATTATTAAAAATAATACATAATAATTATCTTCACACGAAAAATAGGATTACTACGGATGAAATTTATATTTTATTGTCACAATCAAATAATTTTATAACTAATGATGAATTAACATTAACGATAAAAAACGCTATAGGAAAGCGTAGCGAACTTTTCATTTTTATGTATAATTTATATATTGAATCCAGAGAAAAATGCATCAAACCAAAATATAGGACCAAGCACAACTATTTTCCGTTCAAAATTTTTTCTTCAACGCTTTTCTTTATGGAACATATGTTGGCTTCGCCAGAAAGTAATTGATATTTGTTAAAATAATTTTATTTAATAAATGAAATTATTTTGGTAAATTAATAATTATTTACTTTTTTCAGTAGATGTTAGTATCGTTTGAAATACCTTAATTAAATAATCAATACAATCAACTAAAACCTTAATCGGACCAATTTTAGATTTGGGTTTTAATTTGTATGCTACGACTATTTGATCCATAAATGGATGTGGCATTTTATATCCGGCTTTTTCGACATAATCACATTTTTGTAAAATTGTCGCTAATAAATTTCCGAGTGTATGATCTTCACCATATAATTCTATTTCCATTTTTTCAGATACATCCCTTTCTTCGGTAAAGGTATTTTCTATAAATTTCTTTAAGTAGCCTAATTTTTTTATCAATATAATACATGCCTTTATGAAAATAATCTTTTTGTCTAACTGACCTAAAGTTTCATACCATAACCTATACTTGGTGGGTGTGATTTCTTCATGAATTGTATTTGTCGTTGCCTCATATGATGCATGCATTTTACTAATACCAAGATTGGCTTCTGCTCTTAATGATATTTCTTCTGATGGTTTAAGTACCATAATACAAATTGGATCCCTGATCATATAACTATTTGCAACTTTACCATCAATTTTTAACGTAGCATCATGTGTTGATACAAATTTATCACTACCTGTATTATTTTTATAGTTAATTGATAATTCAATCTTAAATAATTTTTTATTTTCATTTATGACATTTTCTTCCGTCTTTTCCTCCGTGTATTTTTCTTGGATAAAATTACTAAATAATTTTTTTAGAACATCCGTTGGCATAAATGTTTCTGGATCTTCTAAGTCAAAATAATTAGGAACATCATAAATTGGTAAAGTTTCCAACTGATTATAAATTAAATCATTGTTGTACATATGTCTTGATTTTTTTATTTCAATAACAACATTTGATCTGTGAAATGCATAAATAGGTATACACATCATAATTATTCTACGTATCGCATTTACAATACTATTATCAACGCTATCTCCCTCTATTTCTATTATAAATTCATCTTTATTTTCTGATTGTAAAATTCTTATGCGTACGTTAGGCATAGCATAAATGTCAACTCTATCATTTGGAACATCACTTTCAATAACGAATTTATTATTGCTCATTTATGATATTGATGTGATAGATATTTATATCATTATTATGCAAATATTAAATCAATTTTTTCATAGTCAAATAAAAATTGATTCAATTTTTATTTAGAAAAGTTTATAAGCAACACGACAATTATACATATATGGAACGACTTGGTCATTACAAAAAAAATACTAAAAGATCAGTTAGATGCAATTCTAACAATGTGGCTAATACTTCTAATAAAAGATGCATTCAATCATCTTGTAGTAAGCTAGCCAGGTTTGGTCATGAAAATACAAAAGAACGCCTATATTGCAATGAACACAAGCTAGACGGTATGATCGTTGTGGTCGGAAAAAAATGTATCCATCCAAACTGTATTATATATCCAAATTTCAATTATGAAAATAATAAAAAAGCATTATATTGTTTTGAACACAAATTAGATAATATGATTAATATAAAAAGGAAAAAATGTATCCATCCAAACTGTATTACATATCCAAATTTCAATTATGAAAATAATAAAAAAGCATTGTATTGTTTTGAACACAAATTAGATAATATGATTAATATAAAAAGGAAAAAATGTATCCATCCAAACTGTAGTACATATCCAAATTTCAATTATGAAAATAATAAAAAAGCATTGTATTGTTTTGGACATAAATTAGATAATATGATTAATATAACTAAGAAAAAATGTATCCATCCTAACTGTAATACATGTCCTACTTTTAATTATGAAAATAATAAAAAAGCATTGTATTGTTCTAAACACAAACTAGATAATATGGTTAATATAACTAAGAAAAAATGTATTCATCCAAGCTGCATTAAATATTCAATTTTTAATTATGAAAATAACAAACCAATATATTGTTCCAAACATAAACTAAGTAACATGATCGATGTACTTAATATAAAATGCATACATCCAAATTGTGGTAAATGTTCCAGTTTCAATTATAGAGATGAAAAAAAAGCATTATATTGTTCTGAACACAAACTAGATGATATGACTTTTGTAGCTAGTAAAAGATGTATTCATCCGTACTGTGATAAAAGTCCAAATTTCAACTACGAAAATGAAAAAAAACGCTTGTATTGTTTTAAACATAAATTGGATAAGATGATTAATGTAAAAACACATCGTATGCGTATAAATCGTAATAAAAAATAATATTTGTATTGCTTCGGATGTATACATATTTTAATATGTGAATTTAGAATCGCTTGCGAACAAAAAAGTTGATAAATTTATACTCATATAATTATTAATTAGTGATAATAAGTCTATTAACAAAAAAATGTATTGGTCTGAAACAAACAACTATCTAAAGGGAATTGACAATAATTTGGATGAATTATCTGATCCTGTAAGAGTAGCATCTTTTGACTTGGATGACACCATTATACATCGTCCTAAAGGCAAAGGAGAAAAATGGCAATTTATTAAACTAGATATCAAAAAAAAAATAGCCGAGCTTGTAGCAAATAATTATATTATTGTTATTTTTACTAATCAAGGTGGTATGTCTCGTGGAAAAAATTTCGACAAACCAAAATGGAGGAAAGCCATAGAAGAACTAAAAGAAAGTTTGACATCAGAAATTCCAAATAATAAATACTATTTTGCGGTTTATGTTGCCAAAAATTATGATTTATACAGAAAACCGAACCTTGGCCTATGGAACTTGATGAAAGAGGACCTAAAAGAAGAATTTCATTTGGATAAAATTGGGATATCAAATAAGTCATTTTTTTGTGGTGATGCTGCAGGAAGAATATCCGCTAGTCCTTACAAAAAAAAAGCATATCCATCAACAAACAAAGGTGATTTTTCTGATACAGATATTAAATTTGCTATGAATATTGGAATTAAGTTCTATACACCTGAGGAGTTTTTTATACATAATCCTCCTAAAATGGAATATAAACTTTCGGGTATTAATCCAAAAGAAATGCTCGAAGAAATTCTTGAAAATGATGAAAAATACAATTTTAAGCCTAGAACCAAAGAAATGATTATAATGGTTGGACAACCTGGATCAGGAAAAACAGATTTTGTCATTAAATATATTAAACCATATGGATATGTTCATATTAATCAAGATACATGTAAAACTAGAGGAAAATGTTTGGCTTTAACAAAGGAGGCATTAGAAAAAAATAAATCGATAGTTATCGATAATACTAACCCCAATATTGAATCAAGAAATCCATATATATCATTAGCTATGGATTATGGATACAAACACATTAGAGCAATAATAATTAATACTGACGAGGCTATGGCTAAACATTTAAATAATGTTAGACATATCTATTCGAATGGTTCTGTACCTAAAATTAACGATATAGTATACCGAATATTCAATAAAATATATATTAAACCCCAGTCTTGTGAACATTTTGATAAAATAGAAACTGTCGATTTTATTTTTGATGTAGATCGATTAAAAGATATCCAATGGAAAAAATCATTTTTGAAATGGTCAGAGTATTAGTTTCTGATAGTTCAATATAATTAAATTGTATTAAACCATCAATAGTATTATTTTTTATTGATCTTGATCATCATTGTCATTCATTTTATCAATAGATGGATTATGTCGATTAAAACGAACATCTTCATATTTAAGGCAATACATATTGTCTTCTTTACAAGTAGAAGGTACCTGATACAACCATTTCGCAAAAGAGGACTGATCATTTGGTTCACTGGAATTCGGTAAGGTACAAAATTGCCGATTAAAAAGAATGTTTGAATTGGATAAACCGTTTGATTCTTCATCAATTTTTGTCCTATAAACATTTGTATCATTTGCATCACTATCTGAATTATCTGAATTATCTGAATTATCTGAATTATCTGAATTATCCGATTCATCTGCCCCATTGTATTTATATTCTGATGGATCTATATCCATATTTTTGTTATTTTTCATGTCAAAATTCTCTTTTGAAATCTTATCCTGTTTGTATTGTATTAAATATATAATAACTAATATAACGATAATGATGATTGGTATGTATAAATATTTTCGTTTAGCCACGGAAAATGCCAAAATTATCGTTATTAAAACAAAAATTGCTATCAGTACGATTAAAAATTGTTTTTGGTATGTATTTTCCCATTTAACTAATGTGGAAAAGTTATTGTTGTTAATCATTTTATTTATTATATCAATTAATAACATAATTATTAATTGATATCAATATTTATTGACTGATTATTGGATCATTGTTGATTGATTATTGATTGATTATTGATTCATTATTTAATTTAGATTTGCGCATTCTTTTATAAATGGACACAATTTTACGTAAAATTGTATCTGGGCCGACATAACAACCATTAAAATTATTTATAATAATATCAGCATTAGCAGAAGAAGGTCTAACATATTTTTCATTAGAGGGTTCAACGTCACGAGTATATTGTTTACCCGCTAGTTCGATATCGCGCCCACGTTCATTAATATCACGCTTTAACCTTCTTAAAAGTTGTGTAGCAATACTTGCATGCACAAAAATTTTATAATTAAAAAGATTTTTAAGCTCTTTTTGTGTAAAAATTAGGATACCTTCTACAATTATTATTTTTGCAGGATTTACTATATTAACATCTTTTTTTCTGCTGTGTGTGGTAAAATCGTAAATTGGACATTCAATAGGATTACCCTCAATTAATTCATTCAGATGTTGCAATAATAATTTGAAATCTATCGCTTTTGGAACATCATAATTTGTATTTGAATCTCCTCCTTTGTAATAGGAATCTTGACTAATTATTACGATGTCTTTTGAGGAATCAGGATACATCGTTGTTAAAGTTTCCAAAATTAGATCAGACATAAATGATTTACCTGATCCAGATGGCCCAGCTATTCCGATAATATAAGGTGTTTTTATTTCTTTTGAATAATCCGAAACAAATTTTTGAACAATTGAAGATAGCGCGCATGAAGATTTTTTGTTGGTGTTATTGAAATTGTTTTCTTCTTTTATTATTGTATTTTTTTCTTTGGAAAAATTTAACGGTTTTCTATTCTTATAAAAAGACTTTGGTTGTTTTTTTACCTTGGAATATTCTACATAAAAAACAGCAATGATAAGAGACAACACAAATATATAGGCAAAATGTATAATTGGATCATTATCCGATAAAAAAATCATTTTATAATTCTCTTGATATGTACTTAATATGACGGAATAATTAATTATTAATTAATTCAATTTTTTTTTACCAATCCATATTTTCCATCACCTAGTGGTATTATCTTATCTCCGTTTGATAAAATAATTGTTTCTTCTGTTGCTTTTTTAGCTGTGTCTATTTGGGGCATTTCATTCGAAATAGTAGTATTGTTTGTGGGTGTTGATATATTAAGTGCACCCATTTGTTGCATCATCTGAAATATTCTGAACATTTGTTGCATTTGCTCAAAAGTCGGGATGATATTGTTACAATTATTTTGTTGAACAGTAGGCATGACAGGTATTGTAGGTATTGTGGGAACAGTAGTTGTAATATTCATATTATTTGGCATTTGTGGTACAACTAAATTTGGTTGTACTGTTGGCATCATATTCGGCACCATCATTTGTTGATTTAATTGTATTTGTCTTTGGGCTTGTTGGAGCAGCATATGAGGATTTTGCACAAAAAATTGATATTGTTGAGGGTTTGTCATTTGCGCTTGATTTAAAATTTGTTGTTGTACGCTTGACAATTGTTGTGCATTTACTGGACAGAACTGGAAATTATTTGCCATTCCCATGGACGAATTTGCCATATTATTTTGTGCCATTCCATTATTCTTATTATTATTATGTGTCATAACGTATCTTTCAAAATTTCCAATGATTTGCTCAATTTCTTTTTCATTATAACTACTATATAAACCCAATGAATTTCCTTGATGAAATGCTTCAAATTTTGGCATGTTCGTAATATTGTTAATATTAACGATTCTGCTTTCTCCTGTCCAATTATCCGTGTCAATTACACAAAAAATTGAAGTATTGTGGTTAGTAGCAGAACTTTCAAATGCGGATAAAGCTCTTTTACATTCACTATTTCTTTTTGTGAAAAACATTAAAACAATTAATTTATCTCCGGCTGTATCGAAAATCTTTGATAATTTTTCAGAGTCCTTAATTATTATGTAATTTGTCATTTATCATAATTATTTCGAATTTTTTATATTCGAAATAATTAACACATTATTACACATTTAATAAATGTCAAGAAAATTTTCAACAATGATTACCATGAGATCCATTGGAATTAATAGATGTTAATAAATTTTCTAATTTGTTGGTGTTAATATCACCACAAAGATTTGATATTTTACTGGTATCAATTTCACCATTATTAACAATAGATTTAAAAAATTCATCACGGTCCAAACCATTTGTTTGAATAATATTTTCTAAACTTTTTAATATTTCGTTTTCGTCAATATTTTGATCAGTACTTCCACCATTTGTTAATGGTGTAGCTGACATTAATTGTTTGAAAACTGATTTTATTTCTGAAGGTATTTGATCATCAGAATTGCCCGTATTTTCCATGGCCTCTTGGAATACCTCGGTAATTGCACCAATTGTATTTTGGATTTTTTCCGGTCCGGCTCCGGCTTCCATATCAGCGCGCACATCCTTAGTAACTTCTTCTGCAATTTTGAACATGTTTTGAAAAATATTTCCTTGTGTTAAATCCTGTTCCTTGAGCTTGGAAGAAATAGAATCTACCATTTTCATTATAGAATTGTCAGAATCTAGTCCTTTTCTTTTGAAAATTTCCTTGACCTCTTGATTGGCTTCGTCAACATCATCCTCGTTTATTCCGGTTTTAATAAGTTTGGTATTCAAAAATTTGTCTAAAGCCAAAACCTTGCTTAGATTTATTTCTTTTTCAATTTCAGAAATGGTAACTAATACTGTTCCTAATTTATCAATACAATTATCCGATATTTTTTGTTTGGCAATTACTATTTTATCAGTAGGATCAGCTGATGGACTCACTTTTGAAACAATTATTTGTGAAATATAAAATAGTGATCTTGTATATTGCCATAATAATTTTTTGTATTTACTATCTCGTAAAATGAACAATAAAGGAATTTCTGTTAGGATATTAATATTATATTTTGTAGCATGATCTATCAATGATTCCATATCATCGTTCTCTAATGATGTATGTGGACTTAATAAGGCCATGCGTAGTTGATTTTCTTTATTTGTCAAATCAATAGGTTTGCCTTTAGAATCAACCTTTAAAACAAGATTTAAACGTTTTAAACATCTGCGTATGGCAGCTTCGTCCTCATCAGTAATTTCTCTTGTTGCTTCAATGGTTTTAAATTTATTATAAAGTTTGATACATCGTTCTAATGTATTTTCTTTTGTAGTTCCTTTATTAATATATATTCCAACTTTGATGAAATATGTTAAATGTTCGACAAAGGTACCAATATTAACAATATCTTCCATTATTATATATTATGCGAATAATCAAATATTTTTTATATTATCGCATAATGTTCTGTTAAATTTCAGACATTTTGATAGTTTTTCGTTTCCATTATATATTTTCAATATCTAAATTAATATCTACTATACAATATAAATATTATTATTGATCTAATTGTATCAATAATAATGATTTTATTAATTAATTAGCTTATCATTTTTTCGAAATAAATTTTTTGGAGTGAAATATCAATATGATTTCTAATTTTGCAGTTAATACAAAAGGGAAATATATTAGTATTATTGTAAGTACCGAAATCATATCCTTCTGGATCAGTCGCTTTTTTGAGCATATGATCAAATTCTTCAAATGTGAAATCAAAATTGTTTGATTTCGCATATTTTGGATTAGAATTGAGATTTTTAAGTTTATTTTGAATATATTGGAAAAGAATAGGTTTGCTATTTTTGTTGAGCTTCATATCAATATTAATACGGCAAATTTCTGCCATATTTCCATTATTAATATTTGTGGATAAAGATAATTGTTTCATGATTATGAATTAATAATACAATAATATAATGTGAACATATTAATATTTAATTATTTCAATTTTTTTTTAATAAAATATTAAGAATCATTTGTCATAACTATGAATAAAAAAAATAGTTGATAAATGTTTGATTGTATTCTTTCTTCGTCTTCGTCAAAATCACTAGTATTTACATTGACAATTTCATTTATTTTATTCCAATAATAAACAGTATTTTCTTTTATTTTTGACATTACGTACATTATATTTGGCTACTATTAACTAATATTTTAAATTAATATCATAAAAATTATTTTTTCGTCAAAATAGTCTTGTATAAATGTGCGTGAGCAAAAGTTGTTAATAATATTACGATATCGGCTACTTCCTCACGATCCTTTTTTCCAGAAATTTTCCAAAGGTCTTTAAACATTTCAGAACGTATTAACCCAAATTCATTATTAATATTGACCTTGGTATCGGGAATAGTCATTTTGAGGAAACAATCTTCATTTTGTGCATATATTTCAGCTGCATATTCTAATATTATTAGGGTAAACTTATCAAGAGGTAATTTAGCATTTATTTTAAGCGCATTATCAAAAAGTGTTTTATAACCCATAACATTATTACATTCTTGCTCTTTACCTAATTTTTTTGTAACTGCTATCATAAAATTGAATAAATCTATTGCTTTTTGATTAAAAAACTTGATTATTTCGATTTCTGACATACTTCGCGCCATTGCGAATGTCATTTCTTTTGTATCGATTGGTACTTTTTCCAATGATAGGATAACATTTTCAAGTCTATTACTGTTATTTGTGGTCATTATATTGACATTATTATATTAGTTTTTATATTAATTAAACTAATTACTAATAACCATGTACCACAATATTAGAATCATCAGCTATTTTATTATTAATCAAAATTTTTTTAACTGTAACTCTTTGGTCACCAAAAAGTTGGATATATTTTCCAATCAAATCATCGTTTTTAACAAAAGCATTACAATGTAATGTTTGTCTCATTTTCTGTGCCAATGAAGATAAATCAACAGTATCAGATAAATTTTCTATAATTGTAAAGGACTGTCTGCCATTTCTTTGTCTGATCCTAATATGTATTTTTTTATTATTGACAATAGTGGAATTCGAAACTTCAGTAAAAGAATCAAAAATGAAATTGTTTTCCATAAAAAATTATATATATACATAATACATATATAATTTTTTTATGAGAAGTTTTTACCAGAAGATGATCCAACATTCAAAATGATATACGATCAAATAACTCGGCCAACAAATAAAATTATTGTAGGTAAATATTTGAATATTTAGTTGAAAAAGTAGCTGATATTCACACATATAGTGATTTTTTTTCTGGTTTGGACTTTATCAAAAAATTATTTAGATATTGGTACATCGTTGATTGATAATGACGCAAATATTCATGTTTCAGATAAGATAACCACGTTTTACGTTCAAGTTGTAATCATATTACGTTGAACTTATATTTTTTATGGTCGATATAATAATCTATCATAAAAAAATATACTTTGATTAACTGATTAACCGATTAATTGATCATTTAGAACTTATTAAATTTCTAAACGATCAGATCTTGTTGAATATCCACCGCGAGGCATATTATCAGTCCATACAATATGGCGGTGGTCTTGAGGATCAAATGGCAATAATTCAAATCGATTGACCTCTTTTTCAATAATATTGCGTTGTCCTGATCCGTGTGTCATTTCTTTTTGTAAAAGAGAACTTTCTATATTGATATTTCTAATATGCTCCGATTGTTGAGTGGGCTGTTGACCTGATTGTTGAATGGGTTGTTGAACACCCATGTAGTCAAGAACTAACGGATCTACATAATATGGTCCATTATATGTTTCTTTATAATTTGATGGAAGTATGTTCTGTTTGGATCCATATTCATATGGATTATAATAAGAATTATTCGAACCAATACTTGTCTGACCTGAACGTTTGCCCTGTCTGGTATTCGTAGCACCTCGAGATCCAGGTTCTGTTTGCAGATTATTTTGAAATATTTGTTCATTATTATTGTTATTGTATGTCCTCCAATCAACGGGCACCGAACGGTTTAAGGGATCATAAATATCATTAGCTCTATTTTTGGTTGTATTATCCAAAAATCCATTATCCATTTGGATATTATTTTTTCCTATCATAGCCATTTTTTTATTTTTTATTTGCTCTAAATATTTTTGTAAATAAATAATATCTTCAATACTCAATGTTTCAACGGGATTTGAGTGGCTAGAATTAACACTGGGTAACTTATTTGCAAAAAAATTGGCCGCCGTTCTAACATTGCCATTAATGTTTGCAATTGATTTGTTGAAATTCATTTATATACTTAAACATATATTATATTTAACTATATGATGCGTAATTTAAAAAAATGAAATAAAAATGAAATAAAAAGTTAATTAAGATATTTCATAAATGATTAATTATTTCATAAAAAATGCTGGATATGGATTGTGGTGTAACACAATATATTGACTACCAATGAGAAAAACAAAGGGAATTTCGAAAAATATTATAGTGATCCAACAGATGCTTTTATTAATAAATGAGAACAACTACAACATGGGCGACAGCAGCAAAATAATTTGGTTCTGATGCATGTGTAAAAATGACATAAATATCATTTATATAATAATAATTATAAAAATGGTATATCAAGTAGTAATAATAGGTGGTGGTTGTGCTGGTTTAACAGCAGCAATATATTGTGCGAGAGCTTTATTATCACCAATAGTCTTTGCGGATACCTTTGAAAATAAAGGCGGTCTATTGGTCAAAACATCAGTAGTTGAGAATTATCCGGGATTTCCAAAAGGTATAGATGGAAGCGAACTAATTTTGAATATGGAGAAACAGGCAATTGAATATGGCGCAACTGTTATTGATGAGCGCATAGTGGATGTTGATTTTACAACTAAACCATTTAAACTAACAGATTCAAATGGAAAAATATATAAATCTAATAGTGTTATAATATGCACCGGTTCAAATCCTAATAAACTAAATATTAAAGGAGAGGATAAATTTTGGTCGAAAGGGATCTCATCTTGTGCAGTTTGTGATGGAGCTCTTTATTACGGAAAAAAAATAATGGTTGTAGGAGGAGGGGATAGTGCTATGGAAGAAGCATTATTTTTAACAAAATTTAGTAACGTTGCATTAGTGCACCGTAGAAGTGATTTTCGTGCGTCAAAGGTCATGATAGATCGTGTTGTCAATAATCCTAAAATAAATATTATTTATGATACAATTATCGATGAAGTTGATGGATCAAATTATTTAACAAATGTAACATTAATGAACATTAAAACAGGAAAAAGGACTCCAATGCAAATAGATGGATTATTTTATGGTTTGGGATTAACTCCAAACACAAAACTATTTAATGGACAAATTGAAACCGATGCTGATGGTTATATAGTTAAGTATAGACACTTGAACGGTAAATATAAAACTATGACTTCAATCGAAGGTATATTTGTCGCAGGTGATGCAACTGATAAAAAATATAAACAAGCTATAGTAGCATGCGGAGAAGGATGTAAGGCTGCTCTAGATGTTGAAAAATATTTGGAAAATCTTCATGAATAAAAATTAAGAATACATTACGAAATTATTCATTTTCAATCATTTTTAAATCATCAAAATATTTTACTTTGACACAATTGTAATATAATAATTTTATGATGTTATAAAATTCTTCATCGTTATCGGATTTTACAATAGCATCTCCTTTTGTACTAGTTTTTAAATTAAGAATATTTTTATCAGATTCGAATTTAAAATCGTAATAATTGTATTTTAAAATATGATGGACAGATGTGCAACATGGACAATATAGCCATGAATCAGGATCCAATAAGTTCGCAATCGAAATTTTGTATTGATATGGACCACCACTCGAAGTATAGTTATAACATTCTGTAATATTCGATCCAAAATAGAATTTTACATTAAAATAATAAGATCTGTCTGTTTCAATACCTGATACTTTATCTATTATTTCATTTTTGAAAATATCATGTAATGTACTTGATTCTTGACATTTTAGTATATATGTATTCATTTTGTTTTTAATATCACCAAAAATTTCGTTTATTTTATTTGAAAATGGATCTGACAGTGGTTCATTGTTATTTTCGATAACATAAACAAAATTATTACTGTTATCAATAGTATCATCTGAAGCAATATAAGATATAAATTCCATATTTTTATTACTATAATTATTACAAGGAAAAGAAATATTTCTGTTATATTTTCAATTTTTAATCTTTTTTTAGAAGTATGTGTATTCTTTTGATTTAGAATTGAATATATAAACAAATATTTTTTAATGTATTCATAATGGATCTAAAAACAAAATATGATAGAGAAGTTGAATACCATGAGTATTTAGAAAAACAAAAAGAAAATTATATTGATTTGTCATTGAATCAACCAAACCCCAATAATTCAATCGTGGAATTAGCAAAAATATTATTTAACAAACCTGCTAGAAATTTATGTGATGATTTAATAGAAATTCTCGTAGATGAAAGTATGCATACAGTTGACATATTTTGTATGTTATTAGAATTAACTTTACACGGTTTAGACATATTGACATTAGGGGATCACACAATATTTGATTTACATGAACCAAGTGATGATGTTGTCTTCCAAATTAAATCTTATCTTAGATCAATTGGCTTTGATATAAAAGTAGAAGAAGATTTTGTGGATGACATTGATAATACTGTAAGTTTATACAGAGACCGAACAGATTACTATTGTGAAATAGTCAACAGACCTCCGAAATATTTGTGTCCTCCAAATGACTGGTATGTATTAAATTATCGTCTAATTGTAAATAAAAAAATTAAATTTATTAATGCTATGATTCTGGATAATTTTAGGGCATTTTATATTTCTAAAGAAAACAAAATCTTTTTATTAACTTTTAGTGTCGCAAAATAATTTAATTAAATTAGTTAAATTATTTTTTATTTTTCTTTTTGTATATCTTCCTATTGTTAGGTTTCTTAAAGTGTGGTACAGTAATGTTTGTCATTGTGTTATTAATGGGTTGTTCATTAATAATTGGTTTCGAAGGCTGCGGTATTGTGTTATTAATATATTGATGTTTATTAGATTTTGGTAAAACCTTTTCAAATTCAGACAAATCACGTTCCAATAGTTGTTGGATCAATAATTGTGTTTTTTCTTCCTCATCCAATTCTTCTTGAATTTGTCTAGCAATAATAATGTCATAGTTAGTGTCCATTTTTATATCGATCTTGACGGAATCCGGATCACAATCCAGTTCTAGCAGAATATCTCTCAAACTGTTGATTATTTTCTTATGAGAAATGGAATCATAACTTGAAAAATTTTCAAAAGAAAATTTTATTTTAGAATTTTGACTGATGGCATCACAAAGCACATTCAATTTTTGCACTATCTGAAATTTGTAATTTAGGCCAACTTCTTGTCCTTCTATGTCCAAATTTGATATTAAAATTTTTCTGATGGAATATCTATGTCTAAAATCTGCCATTATTAATTCGATTTGCATAATTTCATGTGCATCAGATGCACGATCGATTAATTTGTCGAACCAATTAATTAATTCATCAAAAACGTCAATTTCTGACCTGTTTTTGTTAATAAACAATTCTTTTTTTTCGTTTAATGAATTTTTCCTTTTATTAATTTCAGTATGCAACCATTCTTCGGTTGCAGGTAGAAGATTTGATAATTCTTCTATCAATATTTGGTTGTTTGTTTTATCCATTCGAATAATTTACCGTGTACTATATACTCAGTATCTAGTTGTAGCAAATTTATATGAGATTTTCAGTGTTTTATTTTTTCAATTTTTTTTAGACTTGCGTTTTTAATAATATATATATATCCAAGCCTATTATATATAAATGAGCCTCTTTAATATTTTATTTTATAGTAATAATTGTGAACCTTCTAAATTATTACTTTCTATGTTACATAGTGAAAAAATGACTCCTTTTTTTTATATGTGCTGTACCGATAATAATCCATCAGTACCTCCACAAATTAAAGTTACACCAACACTAATAATTAAAGGTATGCCAACACCATATGTTGCTAGTGATGCATTCGCATGGCTAGCAAAAATTAAACAATGGAAAATATCCGTAATGATGCAAAGAATGAGCAATGCTCAACAACAATATCTGGAAAGTATAAATAATAATTTAAAATCAAATGATAATAATTTATTAGGATTTAGTCAGGCTGAAATGAACGGTATGTCTGATATCTTTTCATTTTTTTCTCGAGATATAAAACAGGAATGCCAAGATTCTCTTCCACAATCTTTCTTTTTGTGTGAGAATATTGGTAAAGAATTTATCGATACAAAACCACTTGAAGATGGTACGTACAAGATAACAGACAACAATAAAATTAAAATTTCCAAGGAAAAACAAAAAGAAATGGTTGGCAAACTGGAAATGCAGCGTGAACAACAAGATGAATTATTTAAACAAAATATAAATAATTTCATGAACAGTGACAGCAAATAATACAAAGAAATGATAAAAAATTGAAAAAAAAACATTATCTAATGACTTTTAATAAATAAAAAACAACATATTCAATATGAGTAATGCAGCCATGCTTAGAAGGTTATGTCGTGAATCAGAAGATTTAAAAAATAATGCAGCCGATCTTGAAAGCATATTTAAAATTAATCGGGTTGGAGATGATATGTGTCATTATAACGTTATTCTTTTCGGTCCAAAAGATAGTTTATACGAAGGATACCAATTTAATTTAGACATAAAATTACCACATGATTATCCTTTTTCCGCTCCTATTGTTAAATTCATTACTCCAATCGAACATGTTAACGTCAATAATAATGGAGATATTTGTCTTGATATTTTAAAAGATAAATGGGTACCATCACAAAACATTGCATCAATTATGAAATCGTTGATGTTGTTACTAAGTGAACCAAATGTGGATGATCCCTTAAACTCGGATTTAGGAAGACTATACAAAACTGACAAAAATAAATATAAGCAGAGAATTAAATCTGCTTGTGAAAAGTTTTCCGTGGCATAACTTATTGTTTTCTAAATTAAAAAATAATAAATTATGCATATACATGCTGTTGATTAGCCGGTGCTTGTCTAATAAAAAAATTCTTTATGGCCTGTTGTACTGGTACTTTAACTTGTTGGTTACGAACAGATGCAAATGCAGGGGCCCGAAGATTTTGATTATATTGGTTATTTTGGTTATATTGTGATTGATTTTGGTTATTTTGTGATTGATTTTGATTAGAATAATAACCATTTCCATGTGATTGACAAATATTTGGATTGGGAACATTAAATCCGGAATTTTTAGGCATTTGCATATTGGTTGTAACAACAGCATTATCACCAATATGACCACGTTCACATGCATATGGTGTGCTGTGAGGAGCAATTCTTGGATCTTTTGTTAATAAACATCCATTCGGACCACAAAATGGATGTTTCGAACTATCACATTTGCTAGCAAGTTTATCAATACCCCATAAACTTGATTCAACATCAACTAATTGAGCCGCATTAGGTGTATATTGTGTAGTTGGTTTGCAAATATTGTTACAATGTACATATTTATTTACATCTAAAACTAATTCAAGAGGATCAGTGCTTTGCTTCATGTCTTGCTGAAGTGCACAACCATCATACATTTTTCGTGTAAATCTTCCACTCATGTCTTATAATATTATCAAAGATTTTTTTGATAATATTATTTTTTTGATAATGCTATTTTTATTAATTAAAAAATAATTTATTATATGCAAAGATATTATCTCGGATAAGAATTTATAGTCTAGAGAAGACTAGCTAGATCGTCCGGTAATTCTTCCATTTGGCTTTGTTTTGAACATTCATTGATTCCGATAATTTTTTTTCTTTCATCTTTTTCTCTATTATTTAATATTAAGCTAATAGCAACACCTTTTTTTCCATATCTACCAGATCGACCGACACGATGAATATATGTTTCAAGAACATCAGGCATATCAAAATTAATGACCAAATTAATACTCTGAACATCAAGGCCTCGTGCTGTTAAATCGGTTGATATCAATAGTCTAATTTTATTATTACTAAAGTCTTGATGTATATTTTTTCTCTCAATTGCCGGAAGATTACCATGAAAAACTGATGAAATCATTTGAACATTTTGATCATCCAAAAACGCTTTGATATCAATTGCAGTTTCTATCCTATTTACGAAAATGATTGCCTGAGAAATTCTGCATTGTTTTAATAAGTCGTACAATACATCCTTTTTTTCATTGTAAGAGGTACATTCAACATAATATTGTCGTATTCCTTCAAGTGTATAATCTTCAATGTCTAACAAAACAAGAAAAGGTTCTCCAATTGTAGGATCATATTGTCTGAAATAACTATGTGCTATTTGTAATGCCTGATTTGAAACAGTAGCCGAAAAAAATACACGTTGTGACCTAGGAGATATTTTTTTCATAATATTAGCCATTTGTTCTTCTGTGCTCATTACAGAAGATGATCTAGAACGAGATCTCGATGCTACGATATTATCGAATTCATCAATACAAATAGATTTTAGGTAATCTGTTGCGATCCATTTTTTATTGCAAATATAATCATAGAATTTTCCCATAGTACAAATGATAATTTGTGCCTCCTGAATTTCCTCTCTTTCTTCGCGCAATGTTTTTGGTTTAATATTTAAACTTGATGTCCCTATTGGAGTTTTAAAACCTCCTGACATATTTCCGCTATTACTGTCTTTCTTTTGCCCAATACAAAGTATAATTTTTGTGTTTGTTGGCAATAAAAATTTGGCCTGTTCGTATATTTGCATAGCAACCTCATGGGAACTAGTTACAAATACGTGTTGTAATTGATCATCGATTGGATCAAATGACCATAAACATCCAAATAAAAATGCATGAGTTTTACCTGTCCCCGATTTAAATTGAGCCATAGTATCTTTTCCTTGAATAAGTTCTGGAATTGCCAAAGCTTGAATTGGTGATGGTGCCTCATATCCTTTTGCAAATGTTTGTCTTATCAAATCTTCAACCACTCGCTTTTTTTCTTCAACAAAACATTTGAAATATTCTTCATCATTCATGTTTTTTGAGTTTGGAATTATCATTCCGGATGCCACATGATTATTTAGAGGGACAATTGTAACATCACCTGTTTTTTTTGTTTTAAATTTTAGATGAGGTCCATTCTCTAAATCAAAATACGGAACTGCATCTGTAAAATCTAAAAGTAAATTGAGATTTTCTCCCAGTCTTCTGTTAACATTGCAAGTATGTTCTCCAATATTAATTGGAGAAAACTTAATGTCTGCTATTTTTCCATTGTCATTGTAATCGTAATCCATAAATTATTTGATGCTATATAAAAATTAATAACTCTTTAAGCTGATTCGAGTTAAAAAGTTTCTCGGTAATAATTGTGAATATAAATAGTATTATATCCTAGGTAATTATTTTTTCAATTTTTATTTAAAAAATAATCAGCAAAGATCCAACAATGTCCAAGTGGTACCAGTTTTTAGTACCTTTCCTGAATTATATATAATATAACAATTAGCTATTACAATAATTTTTGATTTATAATACACTACACCGCAAGATCCACCATTATTTTTAATATTTTAATTCTTAATAGGGTGCATAATTACAATTCAAAGTAACAGTGCATTTTTTAATTTTATTTAAACGCTCTGTTGGTAATGAATTTCGTTGATCAACTGGTGTCTGCCATATTGCTTTATGATTATCTTTTGCTTGCAATCGTGTATTTACTCCAAAATTTTCAAATATTTGACATTGTGGATCGTTAAGTGGATATCCAAAGCGCATGTCTTTAACATTAAGTCCCCTAATATCAAAAGATGGATGACTGTACCTACTATATTGGGTTTCGAGTGCTCCTGGACATTCATTCGGGACATAATACTGAGAATTATTTATAGGATCTGGTATATGATGTCTATTTGCCTTTGAATTGACTCGGGTTATCCCTTTCAGCACAGAATCAACATCAATCTTGTCACCAACTATAACAGCATTATCATGTCCACCACGTGGGCCATAAGGGGCAAAACAATTATTGCAATTAGTAGTATAATTAGGATCCAGTTTGTATAATAACGGATTGGTGCTGCGTGCTATCTGTTCGTTATATGCCTCATTATCATATATTTGTTTGGTAAAATTTCCCGCCATTTAGTTATATAATAGTAATAAATATTTTTGTAATTTATGGAAACTTGTAGATAAAAAAATTTCATAAAAATTGATTTTATATATTTCTAAATATGTATACATCACCAAATAAATATAAATTTAAATGACAGTCGCAATTACTACTAATCCGTTTACTAATGCAATTCCAACTATTGAATACATCATTAAAAGGTCATCAGAACCCAAAATTCATCCTGACATCCTTTTAGAAATACCCGTCAATATGGAATTATTTTCTAAAAAATTTATTACAATGTGTAGATCTCAATATGAAAATACCGGAATTTCTTCTATCGAGAATAATTGCATATCTTTTACATTATTTGAAAAATCTATTAGCCTCAAAAAAAGACTCTATTGTGATCATGATAAATCTAAATATTACATAGCATTTGATGTTTATAAGTTATCCGAATCTGAAATCGATAGTATCGATAATGTTATAAAAATTTTAACAAATAACATAGTCTATCTTAATAGAAAAGGAAGAAAACTTCCAAATTTTAAAAATTTATTCGATGTTTATTTTTTAATAAATTTATTTGAAAATTATTCCGAACAAGACAAAATATATTATTGGCAAAAAATTTAGCTCTTGAATATACGCATAAATATATGTTCTCAAAACAATGACATTTTCTCGCATATTTTTTGCATATTTTTTATTAAGATAATGTACTCATTATTTTAATAAATTTAAACCACATTTGGTACATTAAATTCGTTCTCTTTGCCAAATAAATTATTTTGCATTTCACAAATAATTTTATCAATTTGTGTGGTAACACGTTTAGGAACCATTCCTTCCGGTACCAAAGCAATTTCATCGTCATTATTTTCTGTTATCGGTGTTATTTCATACAATTTTGGATGATAGGCATACAAGTTCATTAATGTTGTATGCAAAAATTCTTGTTCATTTTCCAAAGTAATGTCATCTTTTGCATTACTTAATTTAGAAATTATATTGTCGGGAATGAGTATAGGACAATCGATTCCTAAAAACCAACATATTTTAGTTATGTGAACAAACAATGGTGATTTAGAATATCGAAGTTTGAATATTTTTTTAATAGCAATAATAAAATGGCCTTCTTGGGTCGAATTTGAAGTATTTATTGAAAGTAAAAGTTGTGATGTTGTTTGTTCCAAATTTATTTCTTTTTTAAACACGACATCATCAGCACACACCGTAAATATAAATTCCAAAATTTGTTTCATCCCTGTGTATAAAAATAAGATTAACAACGTGTAAAAATATAAATTATCATAGGCATGTGTGGAATCATTATTATTACTTTGTACTGCAAAATCACACAATGACATAAAGGCCAATGCTATTGGAAAAAAGACTTGAAATAATGCTTTTCTGAAATAAAACCAAAATTTGTATTGATCAGAAAAATTGGGTACGGTAATACTCATTATTAGTTTATTAATGGATTTTTAGTATAAACATCTTAATTAGCAATTATAAAATTCATTTTTTTTTGATCGTTTTATTCTAGATAATCGATATTTTAGGTTATGCGGATAAATTAAGATGTTTTAATGATGAATAATCATCAAAAAGAAAAGTATAACAATGTAAAATTTATTCCTAATGTATATACGATTGTATGGAACAAACTAGACATTATGTATCGGATAATATTATAAAAAATGGTTTTGATCAACCTCATTATCATGATTCAATAGGTATTATTCAGAAAAATAAAAATGGTATTAATAGAAATATGAATGAACATAACTATTTAAGTAATAGAGTACAAGGTAATAATAAAAAAAATAAAAATTTAGAAATTCGTACAACCCGATCTAAAAAAAATAGGTTCAGGCCAAACAAAGAAAAAAGTTTATTAGATGTGAGCGAAAAAATTACGGACAATTCTCATTCATTAAAAAGAATATTGAAAGAAAATCATAACTTGGGAAAATATAATAAGGATAGAAATCTTTCCAAATCCAATTTGCCGTTTACAGAGGAAGTGCCAGCATATTTTACCCAATTTGATGCACAAACATTTGATTCTGAAAGTTCACCGGGTGCCGTAAACGATATATATTTTTCAAATGATAAATCTAAATTAGCAGATTTGGAAAGAAAAATATCGTATCACGGAGGTTGGACACAGTATGATCAATCAAAAATGACATATGGAATAATTCCTGACGATCAATTTGTACATAACAATATGATGCCATTTTTCAATACAAAAAATGGTTATGGATCAAATGATTTACAAAATGATGCAGCAATAAATTACAAAAATGAATTGTTTACTGGTAGCCTTAAAACCACATATAACAATAAAAAGGAAGTTGAACCGTTATTTTCACCGATAGCAAATTTATCTTATGTATATGGCACACCAAATTGGTCGGAAGAAGAAAAATCCAGATTTATTCCTGGAAGATATTATCAAAATGAGAAACCATTTGATGAAAAAAGAATCACACCTGGTCTAAATTTGGAAGCAAACGAAATTGGTATGCATGGATATCATTCAATGTACAGAAGTTTAGATAAAACTATTGATGAACTACGTGTCAATCCCAAAATTACCTATGAAGGGAGGATTATTGAAGGTCGTAAGGGTCAAGAAAGACCTTTACAAGCACCAGTAATTTCATACAGACCTGAAACATACAAAACAACTACTAAGGATGATTTATTACCAACAGACAATGTGGTTAATGGTCCAAAAACAAGAGATAATTTTATTATGAAAGATACGGATCGTTCTAAGCAACACTTCGAATATACTGGTGGTGCATTTACCAAAGAAGAATCAGTTGGTAAAAATATTCCTGAACATTTAAGGGAAAAATATAAGGATTCAACAAAATCTACCTTTATTTTACCTAAACCATTACAAAAATTTTCTAGAACGGAAACATGTTTTAATCCGAATATTAAATCGTATGATTTATCATCAACGGTTAAAGATTTAACCATTAATAATAATTATATAGGCCAAAGTACTAATGCATTAGGCGGTACATTTTATACTAATTTTATGGATATTGCAAAACCAACATTAAAAGAACAAACTAGTACTATTCCGCAAACTTATCAGAGCATTGCACCAAATACAATGAGGGGCACCGTTCAACCGATGGATATTACAAATCCAACCATTAAGGAAACAACAATTGAAAATAAATTAAATCCTCATGTAGCAAGTCTTAATACCATGCAACGAGTTTATAATAATGATATTGCCAGAGCAACAATGAAAGAAACATCTAATGATCCAATTGTACCAATGAATGTTGCAAATATGACAAATATTTATGCAAATATTACTGATCAAGCAAAAGAAACCATGAAGGAGATAACGGTTCAGATACCCTACCAAACAGTTACAACTCCTATCAATCAGCAACAGCGTGCACCTAACCCACAAGATATCGCTAGATCCACAGTTAAAGAGACAACTGTACAAATACCATATCAATCCACGATTACACCTATAAATCAGCAACAACGCGCACCTAACCTACAAGATATTGCCAAATCTACTGTTAAAGAAACAACTGTACAAATACCATTTCAATCTATGGTAACACCTATAGATCAACAACAGCGTACATGTAATCCGATGGATATTGCCAGACAAACCGTTAAAGAGACAACTGTCAATATACCATATCAAACTATTATTACGCCTGTAAATCAACAACAACGTACGGTCAATCCATATGACATTGCTAAATCAACTATTAAAGAGACAACCGTTCAGATACCATATCAAACTATGATGACACCTATAAATCAGCAACAAAGAGCAGCTAATTATCAAGACATTGCCAAATCAACTACTAAAGAGACAACTGTCCAAATACCATATCAAACTATTCTCACGCCTGTAAATCAACAGCAAAGAGCAGTTAATTATCAGGATATAGCCAAATCTACTACTAAAGAAACAACTGTCCAAATTCCATATCAAACTATTCTTACACCTGTAAATCAACAGCAGAGAGCGCCAAACTATCAGGACATTTCAAGACCTACCGTTAAAGAAACAACAGTAGAAATACCTCGTGAAACGATTATTACACCAATAAATCAGCAACAACGTGTAGCCAATTTACAAGACATTACTAGATCAACTACCAAAGAAACAACTGTCCAAATACCATATCAAAATATAATAACTCCTATAGGTCAACAACAAAGAGCGCCAGACTACCAAGACATAGCCAGATCTACCGTCAAGGAAATAACAGTGCAAACGCCTTGGAATAATTTTATCCTACCTGTGGGACAGCAACAACGGGCACCTGATCCACAAGATGTTACTAGACCAACTATTAAAGAAACAACAGTCCAGATACCTTATCAAAGCGTGATAACACCTGTTGGTCAACAACAAAGAACCGCTAATCCACAAGATGTTATGAGACCAACAATTAAAGAAACAACAGTTCAAATACCATATAATATGAATACCACTGCAATAGATTCCATTGCTGGACAGGCCAGTTCTTTTAATAGGTCTCCATTAAAAACCACAACAAAAGAACAAACAATTAATATACCTTATAATACACATATGGTAGCTGTTGGTCAGGCTCAGCGAACACCTAATCCAACCGACAAAGCAAAACCAACTATAAAGGAAACAACAGTTGAAATACCGTACAATACTTCGGTCGTAGCTGTTGGACAATCGCAACGGACACCTAATCCAACTGATATTGCTAAAACAACTCTTAAGGAACAAACAGTACAGATACCGTATAATACCCATACTGTTGCAATAGGACAGTATGGAGGACAAGCCAATTCGTTTAATAGGACACCACTAAAATCAACTATTAAAGAAACGACACTCGATAATGAACATGTTGGCGCAGCAAATGGTGATGTTAGTGGCAAAGGATATGGATATATAACAGAAAAAATGTATGCTCCTAATACTAATAAACAATTCACGTGTCAAGAAGTATATATTCAACCCGCCAAGGCCGAAAGCAAAAATAGATCGTACAATGATGCATACAATGCTAAAATTGATGGCAGGAAAGATGTTTTGCATTGGTATTATGAGCCAACTAAATGTGGTATCAATGCGATTCCTGATCCAGAAAATATCAATGTTAGACTCAGAAATGATAATAATCAGTCTACGGGTCCAATAATTGGTTATAGTATTAATAACAAACTTGACAGACTTAAATCTCATTCACAAATAAGGTCCACCGATCAAATAAATGGTGATAGATTTATTGATCCAATGCTGTTAAAACAACTCGAATCTAATCCTTACCATATTATTGTGTAATGATATTTTTTGTAAAAAAATTGAATTATTATCTCTATGAAAATAACCCATCCATAAAATGGATAAAATAAATATTTATACAATAATGAGGCTATTATTTCTTATTCTATTTATTACCATATTTTTTTCTGTTAATGCTCATACTAAAATTGAAAAGATGACAACGATTGAAGCTCTTAACGTATTGAGTATTATGGACAAAATTGAATGTTCAACCAATGATAATAATAATATTCTCAAAGATCAATTTTATCGTGCAACCAATATTCAATTTGACCCAAAAATTAGATCTCAAATTTATGATCTAATTACAGAAAATAGCAAAAACAATTTATACACAAAAATAATAGGATTATTTTCTTTTCACGACGCATTACTAGTTGTTATGGTTTTTGTTGGGATTGTGTTCTTATTTTCTTTTATACGTGACATTATTTGTGCTTTAGGATTATACGTTGAACGTTTCCTGTACAAAATATTTTTTAACAGAATATCATTGAACATTCAAGGATTGTTTTTTTCATTAGTAACAATATTATGCAAAGCAGAATATTTTAATAATTCTTTTATTTCTTTTATTTCATATTTTTTTATTTTTGACTCGATAACTCCGCTATTTGGTTGCTTTTTATTTTATGTTGTTGCGACATTCATTTGTATTGATATATTTGATCCGATGTCAAATAAGATAACCTACAAAGAAAAAATTATTAATCAAAATAATTATGATGACAGAATAATTATTTTATTAAAATCCACAAAGTATAATACTGAACTATATGTAAAAGAATTAATTGTTTGTATCGTTTGGACATTTGCAGCATTATATCACCGTAACCAAATTATCGGTATTTTTGTAATAATTATGTTTTTTAAATTTTATTGCTTTGAATATAGCTCAGGAGGTTTTGGATATTATTTTAAATTCAATTATAAAAATACACTTGTACGATGCTTGGTATTATCAATTGCTTTGAATAGTATGATGATAATATCGGAATTTGAATTTATTAGTGGTAATGTTGATCAATATCTAAATATTTTTGGTATGGGAATTTATCTACCAGGTACATTAGCCGGTTCTATCGCAATACTCATATTAAGAAATGAACATTATTTAAAATTCATTCTTAAAAATAAATACAATGTCATGTTCTACATTTTTATGCAATTTTTAATACTTATCTATTGTTTGCTAATGGTTTTTCTTGGTAATGTTTTACATATTATATCATATCAGATTGCAGGTGTAACATTATTTGTATTATGGATGTTAGATTTGGTAGGCTGTATTTTACAAAAATATAAAAAGAAATCACTATCCATCATGTTATTCGTCATTCTTATAAATCTTTATCTACTGAAACAATATATTTCATGGTATCTGATTTTTTAATTAATTATTAATTTGTTTGATCCTTTAATAAAAATTAAAGAATCAAACAAATTAATTATCAAAAATTTAAATTTTTTATTACTTGAAAAATATCAGATAAATTATTCTTTTGGTTATTAAAATGTGATAACAAGTGCATATAAATATAAATATTTCCATTTGAATGAAATTTAGCATATGCATATCTTGCGCCCATAATAAAATAAAAATTTACTATTTGATACATAGGATGTTCGTTATTTTTGTCATCACGAACTTTACACCTGATAATTTTATTATCGACATTAGATAATTTGCCTAAATCAATTTCATGATTTAATTTCATTTGGTACAAACATCTGGCATTTAAATTATTAACAGAAAGTTTTCCTTCAAAATAATTGTATTTGTTATTTTCATTAAGTAAAATATCCATAAATTTTTCATTGACGTGTTCAAATATACCATGACTTTTTAAATTAATAACAACATGTCCATTGCTATATAATTTAATTCTAGACGGTTGACTATGAAAACCATGACAACGTGTCTCCAGTAATATCAGTAAAAAATTTGGCGATCCCTTCATAATTTTTTTTTTTTTCTGTCCGTATTTTCTATTAATTAGAGATTTGTATTGTATTGCTGATATGTCGTAATCATAAATATCAATATTTTTAAACATATTTTCTAAATTGATATTGGCATTTAAATAATAGTCACATGTAATAAATTCTATTTTTGTATTGTTTTCTTTAATTAAACCGTCGATATTGCATTTATTATGTAAAAATCGCCATATTATACATGTGATTATAATAATTGTAATCACAATCTCAAAAACAATTAGATTATCATAATTATTATATCCATATATCCTAGGATAACTGCCTGTAGCAATATTCATGGGTGCTGACATAATTTCTCTCTCGAATAATATGACAAGTAAAAAAAATATTAAAAATTGTTGATGTTTCATAATTAAATATAATTATCAATGCTAATTATACATATTTATATGTAATTATTTTTTCAATTTTTTTATAATAATATTATCATAAAAAAATTTAACATATATCGGTCACCGATAATTCGGTTTTCTTTTTGTTTTTAAAGAAAATGGCAATTTCTGCTTGGACAGCTTTTTGATCTAAATCAATAATCCTTATTTCATTGTAATACTTATTTAAAATCTTATGGATGAAGTGATATGCCATTATAATTTGTGGTAAATTTTTGGCACCCGTAATTATAATCGCACCCGTCTGAAAAACAAAAATAGATGGTTTATTTTTGTCATCATATTTATATTTAATGTTGACACACGAATGGCCACCTGTTGGTTCATATTTACATTCAACATAACCAATTTCTTTGTCTCTTGAACCTTGACCATGATTTTTTTTCAAAAGTCTTGCTAACTTTTTTCTATCAACTTTGTAATCAAGTTTAAAATTTGAATTAATCATCCTTATTTTAACATCAAAAATACCTATTTCATCTACATTTTCAATAAAATCGATATGTTTGACTTTTCGTTTTCTCGGTGTTTTGATATCACATCCACGTTTAAGTATTTTTATAAGTGTAGTTGCAACATTATTAAAATCTTCCATGTCCTTACAACCAGTCATTTGTAATGATCCATTTTTAAAAACTTTAATATTTATATAATTACGTTGGGGATTATTCATGGGTCTCATTAAAATGGTAACTTGATTATAAAAGTTTTTTTTGCTTGGTTTCTTTTTTGTTTTAATAAATACTATCGTCCGATTTGTTGCTGCATCTTTTCTATTACCAAATTTTACGCTAACAATTTCATCTTCTTTAAGAACAACATTTTTCGCAAATTTATCAACATCAATGAGTGTGTGCAATTTACAATCTAATGTGATGGTTGATATTGAAATATTATGATCTTCCAAAAATTTTTTTGCTTCTGAATAAGTATTAATTGCCATTTCATTTATGGTAATATTTTGATTATTTATAGCAACATTTTCGTTGTTAATATTTTCATTATCTTTTGTGGTATTGTCATCATCATTATCTTTTGTTATAAGAGAAATCATGGTTTCCGTATTTTTATTTTTTTTATGAACATTATCTTTTTCCATAATTCCATTTTTAATAATGTTTAATACTTCATTCATATTAGATGAATCATTTGATACATCAATTTTATTTGATTGATCTGATTCCGGTTTTTCTTCTCTTATTTTATATGCTCTTGGATTTGATGTTTTTGATCCGGTATTATTCTTGGCACTTTTTTTGTGAATCATTTTCTTTATATTAATATTTAATGCTTTATAACCGGAATTATTATTAATTGGATATTTTAGTTCAATTTTTTTACTGTCGACTATAATAATTACTTTTGATGCGTTGTGGAATTTTATAACATAAAGGAAATTAAATAACATTTAATTTCTTTTATAATATATATAAGTATGGACCCCAATACTGAATCGAATAATATCCATAAGAATACGTCTGGCTTAAATTCCAATGTATCAGAATCTAACAAAAATAATAAATCTATTTATGATGATAACAATCGTAACAGAATAAATTTTGGAAGAAATGATAGATCATCTGATAAAAATTACAACAGTGCATCAAATTCTAACGCGAGATCAAATCGTGCTTCCGACATGAATACCTTATCAAATCGTGCTTCTGACACGAATACCTTATCAAATCGTGCCTCCGAGCGCAATAATTCTGATAGATCTGATCGTAATTATAATCGTAATTACAGACAAACCAACGGTACTTCAAACAGGAATACCCAAACAGATTATGATTATTTAAATACCATAACTGATAGTGATGACAATGATACTTTATCGACTAATTCTATATATGAAAACAACTTCCAATCTAATGTCAAAACTAATAATAAAAATTCCATTCGAAGTTCCGATTTTAATTCTCTTTTTTCCGATGAACCCAATATGAGCGAAAAGTCAAACCAACGAAATTTAGATTCCAGCCAACCAAGTCAAAGAAGTTTAAATTCTAACCGATCTGATCAAAGAAATTTAGATTCCAGCCAATCAAGTCAAAGAAATTTAAATTCTAACCGATCTGGTCAAAGAAATTTAGATTCCAATCAGTCAAGTCAAAGAAATTTAAATTCTAACCGATCTGGTCAAACAAGTTTAAATTCCAATCGATCTGGTCAAACAAGTTTAAATTCCAATCGATCTGATCAAAGAAGTTTAAATTCTAACCAATCCGACCAAAGGAGTTTAAATTCTGTCCAATCTGACCAAAGAAGTTTAAATTCTAACCAATCTGATGAAAGGAGTTTAAATTCTAATCGATCGGGTAACATGGATTCAAACACTAATTATGTTAATTCATCCAATAGAAATTCATCTAAATACATCATGACAGGTGCATCATCATGTGGAATGCAAAACTTTGATAAGAAAACGCCAACTAGCAACAATTATAGCCAATCAAATAAAAAATCTAACAGTCAGGGCGACATGTATACTAATAGTCAAACTGGTGGACATACGAACAGTGAAACTAATAGAAAATCAAATAATCAATTAAGTACAGGTTCAAATACGGCTTCAAATAGTCAAACAATAAAGAAAACTAACAATCAAAAAAATACAAATACAAAAATGATTGGAAGAGGTTACGATACTGATGTGATGGCTGTTGCCAATATAATATACAGTGATGATAATATTATGAAAAGGCTGTACGATGTAGAAAAAAGAACATCAAAGATGATGCATGGCGGTAAAGGTGATAGCGATTTAAATGTAAGTTGGAGTAATAGTGACAAAAATAATTCGACCAGTCCCAAATCTAATAATTCGACCAGTCCCAAATCTAATAATTCAACCAGTCCCAAATCTAATAATTCAACCAGTCCCAAATCTAATAATTCGAGCAGTTCAAATTACAGAAATAAATCGAACAGATCTAATGATAGATTTGATTCGGAAACATCTGAATATTTTCCATCAGAATATGATAATTCTTATGGAAGTGAAACAAGTCTAAGTCCTTCACGAACTGGTAGTCAAGTTTCATCGAATTATCGCAATACTGAAAACAATGATTTTGATAATGACGATATTTATGATGTCAATGATGTCAACGATGATATATTTTATCAAAGTGGAGGCCAAGCAAATTTGGCATCAAATAGTGATACATATTCCGATTCTTTGCGTAACCTGAACAAAAAATCTGAATCCCATTCACGTACAATGAATGATCATGGTAATGATTATTCGGAAATTTTTACGCCTTAAAAACGATAGAACATATAGGTATGTGTATTTTTATATATTTTATCGTTCTTCATAATGCTTGTTATACCTTAATTATTTCGTTTATGAAATAATTAAGAAATTATACCAAAGTTTATTGTTCTTTTACAATAGAATTTAAAGATATAATATGAATTTATTCATATATGATAATTATATCATGGGATGTTGGAATAATACATTTGGCATATTGTATTTTAGAATATATGCATAACGAAGAAAATGATACGAATACAATAAATATTTTGGATTGGGATGAAATCAATTTAATTGAAGACGACCGATTAATACTACAATGTTGTGGTACAACAAAGCCAAAAAAAAAAAATGATAAAATTACAGTTTGTGGAAAAAATGCGTCATATTATTTAAATATTGATAAAAATAATAAACCTTATGGATTTTGTAAAACACATTTATCACAGCATGAAAAATATTGGACAAAAGAGAAAACGAAAAAAATGTTCAAACAAATTTCTTCGAACCATAACTGTATGTACATGAAAATGGATGGTACTGAATGTGGAAAAAAATCTAAATTCGTTTATGAACATCATGATACAAAAATATATTATTGTACATCCCATAACAAATCGGAAATGCTCAAAAAAATAAAAGATTTTTCTCCACAACCAATTAAAAATTTAATTGCTAGAAAATATCCTACCAATCAATTACAAATAAATTTAATTAGAAAATTGGATGATTTGTCAGAACATTTTTCTAAATTAGGAATAGAAGAAGTTGTTATAGAAAATCAACCATCACAAAAAAATCCTAAAATGAAATCAATTTCGAATACACTATTTGATTATTTTTTAATAAGAGGCTATATAGATAAAATTCATCATATGGATATTAAATTAGTTAGATTTATGTGTCCAAGTAACAAACTAAAAGTAAATAATGATAATACAATTGAAGTATTTAAATCTAATAAAGATGATAAAAAAATATATAAATTGACAAAAGCATTAGGGATTCAGTACACAAAACAACTATTAGATGACAACAAAGAACAATTAGAATATCTTGATCTTTATAAAAAAAAAGATGATATTTGCGATGCCTATTTACAAGGAAGATACTATTTAGAATTTATTAGAAATAAAACTAAACAAATTAAAAAGCCAACTATTAAAACTGGCGGCAGTAAAACAACTAAAAAATCAAATGAGCTAGACAAATTAACTAATGGTATTAAGAGAAAAAACAAGATAAAAAATAGGAAGAAGATGAAAAAATATAGTGGTAATATTGTTAATTTATAAATTTATAAATTAACAATTCAAAAAAATTAAACCTAAATGTATTAGCATTTTCAAGATATATTATTCGTCATCGTCCTCATTACTGTCATCCATTTTAATTTTCATTGATGTTATAATAGAACGTTTTTTGGTTAACGGTTTTTTTCTTTTCAGAACAAATTCTTCACCATTATCTTCATTGCCTGCTGACACGTTTCTTTCCTCAATTGTAATATTTATTGGTTTTATAGGTGGCATGTAAATAATATATTCTTTATTAATTGTAATTAGGCTTCTCCTGAAAGCTTCAATTGACATTTTTCCTCCAAAATTTATGAGTCTTTCACGTGGAGGTGCTTCAACAATACTAACGTCGTCATCCGATGATAATTTATACATTTCTCTGTATAATTTATAAACCAAAGATTTTCGATGATAAATTTTAGAATCTTTAATATAATACAAATTATACGCTAAAGCGCAATTAAAACTACAAAAACATCCTGTCACATGATATGTATTGTTATGATAAAGCTCTGGTAAAACACATGGCAAGTTGGTAAATGGGTGACCGTCCCACCAACACCAAATATCAGTTTTTTTAATAATTACTTTTTTACTGCCAGAGTAGGAAATAAAATTTAAATTATTGCTATATATCTTATTTGATTTGTCAATTTTTTCTTTGTTTTCATATTTTTCTAACCTTGATTTTAAAAGACCAATGATTTTTTCGTTTTTACTGCAATTTTGACATGTATTGTCGTCAGGAATATCATTTTTGAACATTCCTTCAGAGGATTCATTGTCAACATAATCATCTAAAATTAATTCACTACTAATTTTTTTTATTGGTGTTTTTTTATTATCCATATTTCTAAGTTTATGTTTAGATGGATCAAATGGTATCTTACAGATAACTGCAGAATCATTTTTTTGATTACTATCATCCATTGAATTATCAGAATCTACGCTAATATTTTCTAATATTTTTTTTGGTCTCCTTCCCCTTCTTTTTGGTACATTATCCGGTTTTAGTTTTTGATTTTTAGAAGTTTTTGAATTATATACTGGTTTTTTCGCCATTTTTAATTTATTGTTATTGTTATTTATAGTATAACTTTTATTATCTTTAATAAAAAAATCAATTTTTTTATTCATGGACAGAAATAGTATATAAAATATACAAGTCTTTAAGCAAAAAACGATCAAATAAAATACCATTACTAAATTTTTAGAATATTAGTATTTCGTCTTGTCGCAGTGGTCGATAAAATATCAGATCCTGTATTACTTCTTTTTTTTGCAGTACTTCTGGCAGTACTATTATTTGATTTTTTGGTATTGTAAACTGGTCTCTTATTACTTGTTATTGGTTTTCTTGTGGATTTTTTTGGGGTAACAATAATATCTAAATCTTCCGTAGAATTGAGGGAATCAAGTATTTCATCATATGTATTACCTTTTGCTTTCTTAATGGGTCTATTCCTTGTTTGTGAATTTGATGATTCTTTAATTTCACTCGTAAATAAATTATTTTCACTTGATTGATCGAATAAATCAGCAAATTTTTGTTTCGATGACATATTGTTCGTAATTAATGGATTTTCAGTAAACCGTGGCTTTTTAGATGCATCTGATAATACCTGATTTTTTGGAGATGCGTAATTATTATGTGGTATAGGAGCAACTATTGATGTGCTATTTTTTAAGTAATTGTTACGTTCAGCATCTGCTGAATTAGAGCCATAAGAATTACCAACTTGATTTTTTAAATCATTCATTTGAGCCATATGCATTTCTTGTTGCTTTCTTAACTGATTCTCGTAGTGAGCTCTCATATCGGCCTGTGCTCTTTTTTCTCTTTCAATCGCCAATAATGTATCCTCTCGAGATTTATGGTGTTGTAATGATTCAGATTGAGCTTCTGTTGTAATTGGTATATCTGATTTGGTTCCCGCATTTTTATTTTGATTGAATTTTTTAATTCGTGCTAAAATTTCGTCGTTATTCGGTGGTGGAACATCTCTTGCTTGTAATGGCTCATCGTTGCTATTTCCACCCCCCAATAAACCTGCACCTCCTCCTTTCATTAGGGGTCCCAAAAGTTTATTAATTACATTTGGATTATTTTGAATTGTATTCGTTAATCCTCCTGACCCAAATAACGTCTGACTTAGGTGGAAAGTTACACCACTCATTATTATCATAAATAATAATTTTATTTCCGGAGCCATTTTTCCTCCCCGATCTCTGTATTTTTCATAAATTTCTTCCAAAACTTCTGTATAATCATCCAAATCCATGGCGATTTGCCTCGACCAATCTTTTAATTTGAATTCAAAAGGATTATATTTGTCATTCAAAAATTCCGCACCACAAACAACATTTAGTAATATTTGTTTATAAAATTTAACTTGATTATGTTTATTTCTTCTTTCTCTATGCATCTTTATTTCTGCCTCCATTTCATCAGGGTCATCATCAATTGTAAATCTACGTGTTAATTTGACATCATGTCTTTCAACCAGATCTTGTAGGCTGGAATATGCATCTCTAGCACGAGCTCTTCGTTCTTCAGGTGTCTCAACATATTTTTCTATGTCATCCACCAATCTTTCACCTAATAAAGGACGTTCACTTATGACATCATAATTTTTTTTATCAGAAGCATAATTTTGTAACGGAGCAACAGCATTTATTTTTTGTCCATATGGACTTTTTAATATTTTTTGTGATGATGAAGAATTTATATCATCATAATCAGATTCATCATCAAAATCAACATTTGGTTTTTTAAAATTATCTTCGCTATCCAAACTAATATCTGGATATTCGTCATCATTTTCACTAAAAACTTTGTTCGGTTTATCAGTTACAACACGACTATCTAATTTTGGTTGATGATTTTCTATTTTTTTTGCTATTTCGTCATCCAATTGTCCTTTTAGTTGCTCATCTATCTTATCCTCATTCATAAAATAATCAAATAAATAATCTGTTTGTTTATCTGTCGGAAGTTTTCTATTATAATGTTTTTTTATTGGCATAATATCTATGATATAGTCTAAGAAAGTTATATCCTATATATTACGCAAGCCTTATGTTCTTATGGCATTTTCAATTACATATTTGATAAGCGCATTATTAAAAATACTTGTTATTATAACCGTTTTTTTTGCTAATTAATTAAAAATATGAAAGCACAAGTATCTAAAGTTTCAGCCATTGCTTTTTTTATATTGATACAATAAAAATCTGATTTATTAATAACTATAATAATGTTTTCAAATATAACCGATGCATGGAATCATGATCCGGTAAAAGAAATGACAGATAAACTGTCGAGAGGAGCATTCCGGGCAGAGACAAAAAATCAAAGAAATTCATACGAAAATTCAAGTGATACCAATCAAAAAAATCAATTTTTTAATTCGAAATCAACAAATTTACCAAACTTAAAATCGACCGATTTATCAAACTTAAAATCAACCGATTTATCAAACTTAAAATTCACCAATTTATCAAGCTTAACAGATGGTAATAGTTTGAGTTTATTGTCAGAAAATACTATTGGGTTAGCAGATTCAGATTTTGGATCGTATACACCAATAAATTTTAGTAAGGATTTTGATAAAAAAAAATCAAAAAATAAACAATCAAAATATATTAATAGTGAAAGTAGCGATTCTAATATTAATATAGGTTCATCAGACAATTTTAATTGTAATTATAGTATAAAGCATTTGAAAAACTGTGACCGATGTAACGATAAAATAAAAAAATTAATCAATTCTAAAGTCAATAAAAAATTTGACGAAATAATACTTGATAATAAAATTAAACAATTACAAAATATGGTCGGACCGCAAATTCAGCAAAATCAACCGCTTGTTTCAACAAATACAAATAATGATTCATGGAAAGAGACATTAATAATTATTGTAGGTGCGGTTATTATTATTTTTTTTATTTTTTTAATGGCGAAAGCTTTATACAAATAGTTGACATACATAAATAAGAGATATAAATTTATTATTTATGAATTTTTTTGGTTGATGATAAAAAATTAGATGGTAAACTACTATTTGATGATGAATGATAAACCGACGATGAATTATTATCAGATGGAGTTGACTTGTATATTTTTTTTGTTAATTTTTTATTTGTTTGTTGCCATTCAATATCGCATTCTCTTCTCCAATCAATAAATATAATATCAGGTTCAACAAATGTTGTTTTTATATGTTTATTTGCTTGACATAACTTATTCATAATATAGTTAGCGCAATAATGAGTATTTATAATTGGGTAACTACTACCAAATACAAATTGTGGTATTTTGAAAAAACATATAAGTTCTCCAGCATCCGATGTTAGTTTAATAGTATTTTTACATCTTCTAAAAATTTTTTCATATGTATCACGTTTTAATTCTATTAGTTGTTCATGCCTTTTATATAAATCTCTATTATTAAGCTCCATTTGTTATATTAATAGTGCATATAATTACATTTGAAAATTATTTTAATGTTCATTTTTAATTGTATTACATTTATATATGCAAATGGAAATTAACATAATCATAACTAAACAAAATATGCGTAAATATGCAATTTAAAAATTTTGGTTATAATTACATACTAATATGGATGAAAAAACAGAATTAATAGATAAAAAATCAGGACCAACCGACAAAAAAACAGAATCAATCGATAAAAAATCAGGATCAATCGATAAAAAATCAGAACCAATCGAAAAAAATTCAGAGCCAACCGATAAAAAAACAGGCTCTAATGACGAAAATCCACGATCAATTGATGAAAATATAGATTCGGGTATAGGAAATCCAAAATATGAAAATTTGGTATTAAGTGGAGGAAGCATCAAAAGTATATCGCAAGTGGGTGCTATTAAAAAACTCATTGATGAAAAATTATTGGATTTGTCAAAGTTAAAATCATTGGCTGGAACATCAGCCGGATCTCTAATTGGTTTGTTAATCGTGTTAGGTTTTAATATTGATGAAATATGGAATTTTATCTATTATTTAGATATGGGGAATATGGTTAAACCGGACATTTTACTATTTCTTAGAAAATGTGGGGTAGAAACCGGACAAATAATTTATAATTTAATCGAAGAAATACTCACAAAAAAAACAGGAACAAAACATATTAATTTTAGACAGTTATACGAAATAACAAACATACATTTTATTGTTGTTGGATCATGTTTAACAACTAAAGAAGCCGTTTATTATGATCATGTAAATACACCAAACTTTAAAGTTTCAATGGCCATAAGAATATCCATTAGCATACCCGGATTTTTTATTCCAATAATAATTGATAACAAAAAATACGTTGATGGTGGACTACTTAACAATTATCCAATGAATTTGTTCGAGGATAGAATGGAAGAAACTATTGGAATTTTGAATTGTAATGAATACAATACTGATTACAGATATCCAGAAGAATATTTTATGGCAATAATGAATTTATTTATGTATAATTATTATGAAAAAACTTCCAGGCAATACGCGAATAATACAATTTACATTAACAAGTCTATTGATGGAATTTCTATGATAAGTTTTAATTTGGATTATCAGGCAAAGATAGATTTATTTAATTGTGGTGTTGAGGCTGTCGAAGAATTTATAAAAAGAAAATGATTTATTATCCGATTTATCGTGCATGAGTATTTTTTTGGAAGGATGGCTTATTTTGATCAGAATTTTTATTATTAATAGACAATAAATCCTTTTGCCTTTCATTCATTAATCTTTCGAATTTTTTAGAAATATCATCCTCATCTACATCTAGATGTAGTCTGTCACTGAATTTATATCCTAATTGGTCAAATATTCCATATCCTGCCGTATCATCTCTCTTAAAATCACCATAAGACATACTTTCAAAAGAAGATGTTGAGGATTCTCGATCCCTCAATTTAGTTTTGAGATCTTTATAATAATCATCAGAAATAGCATTATGACCATCAACATAATCAGCACCCTTCAAATTTTTAATCTCGTCTTTCGAAAGTTTCTTTGGTGTTGCACCGAAATCAATACCACCATACATTTGTCTACTAGTATCATACCGATTTCCATTATCAACATACAAATTATCCAAATCGTCAAAATTACTAAAATTTGCTATTGTTCCCATATCATTCCAAGCAGACGGAACTCCATTGTGGGCTACCACAGCATTATCGTCACGATTATGCATTAAATCGAAAGCTTCATTAAATTTTTTTCTATCAAAATGGCCTTCATCAAACAGTCTCATAGGTTTTAAATCTCGGTCTTGTGAATATCGAGATTTATTTAGGTCATTTAATTTTTTCTTTGCTTCGTGTTGTGATATGGGATCCATCGTGGATGAATTAAAATTATGTTTGGTGTCAAGAACATGCATTTGTTCCTTGAACGATAACTTTTGGTCATTCGATGGTTCTTTATACTCTCCAAAAGTTTGGGAATAATCAGTCGCAGCTTTTCTTAATTTAAAAAAATCACCGCTACTCTGTTTATCTAAAGTAAGTTTATGATTATAAGCCGATCTTTGATTTTCATCACGCAAGATATCGTAGGTGCTTGTCAATAATTCAAATACTTCCTCAATATCTTTTCTTCCTTTATGTTTGTCCGGATGGCACAATTTTGCTTTTTTAATAAAAGCCTTTTTGATTATTTCATCACATTTAGGGTCCTTGCAAACATCAATAGTAAGACCTAATATATGATACAGATCTGGTAAATCATTCTTTTGTTTGTATTCTGTTGACATGATATATAATTAATGAAGTAGCATTTTTTTAAATTAATAAACTCATATGTATGAAAAATTATATATATGTTTTTTCGTATGATATAATTATAATATTTATATACAATGTCCAAAAATACTCAAGATTTAGTTTTTTTAATAGAGGAAACATTAACAATATCACGAAATAAAGTTGCAACCGTACTCGTTAAGGAATATAAATATGATGAAAAAAAAGCATTAGAAATAGAAAAAGCAATATATGCATCAACAAAATTTGCTTTAGAAAATATGTTTATATTCAAATCCGGTCCAAAAACGTTTGATTTTTTGAATTATGCCAAAGAATATAAAAATTCTTTGGAAGATTATTCGGATTTTGCTAATTGGTCATGGATTGCTTTAACTATACCATATTATCAATCATTAGGCGATACCATTGGATATTATAATAGTGAATGGGAATTTAATAGAGGTAACATACATGCAGGACCAGAATATGTTAATGAATTAATTTATGAATTTATTTATTTAGGAGGAGTTAATGATTTTAGTGTTAAAAATTTATTAGCATCCGATGATACAATACTATATTTAGCGACTATGCAAGTATTATGCGATGGTTTTGAAAACATTCAAGAATTTGGAGAAAAAATCAAAGAAGAATACATAAAATCGGTACCATTGATAAAAAATAGATATCCTGGAACTACAACATTAAGTGCTCTTAATTTTCAGAGAACAGGTGAATGGAATAAATTACCGTATGACAGTGAATCAAAAGGAGCAGGATCAGCAATGAGATCAGGATGTATAGGTATATTCTTTCCAGGATCTATTAACAGAAAAAAATTAATAGAATTAGCCATTGAAAGTAGTAGAATTACACATAATTCTACACTCGCAATATTAGGAAGCATAACAACTGCTCTTTTTACGGCATACTCTCTTGAAAAAGTTGCAATTAATAAGTGGCCCAACAAACTGCTAAAAATTTTAAAATCAGACATAATTGACAATTATCTTAAAAAATCACGTCCAAATGATTACGAGTTTTATCTCAAAGATAAAAAATTATATACAGGCCAATGGGATAAATATATTCGCTTATTATTTACAGGAATTGGTCCGGATTTAGATATTAAATTCATGAAAAATCCAGTATCGCGATATAAATATCTGACGGATAACTTTAGCAAAGGATGTGAAACTCCCGGTTCATGTGCAGATGACGCAATAATAATGGCATATGATTCACTTGCACGATGCAGTACTACCTTTGAAAAAATATTAATATACTCAGTATTACATCCAGGAGATTCTGATACAGTTGGATCAATTGCATTAAGTTGGTTTGGTGGATATTATCATTCGCCGCGCAACGAATTAATTGTTAGACGTATGTTTAAAAATTTGGAATTTTATGATAAAATTAATGAACTATTTAAAAAGGCTCTCCCATTAATGGTCAAAGTATATTACCATGACATTTACCTTCATTTTGCTAGAAGATATTTGAAAGACTACAAAAATAAATAGGTTAATATTTAAATTTATTTAAATAAATTTAAATATCGAATATTTTCTAAAATTGTTTGTTTGGCGCATGTTGGCCATTAGAATATTTATTAATCTTTGAAGTAATAAAATTATAAAAGTCATTAGAAGTTCTATCACCATTATATTCATTGTAGTCATAAGGTGTTGCTAAAATAATAGTGGGATATCCTGTTACATTAAAATAATATACTAAATTATCATTTTCAGGTTTACTAGCATCAATGGCACGTATCGTTACAATATTTGGATTAAGTTTATTAACTACTTCATTCCATACAGGATTGAAATTTTTGCAATATGGACATGTTGGACTATAAAAATAGTACAAGGTGTATGGAGTTTCTTGTGTATTAGGATTAGCTAGATTTGGAACTTGATTTCCTGCTTGACCATTTGAACTGCTTTGATCAATAGGTGCAGATTGTCCGTTAGGATTAATTTGTCCGTTAGGATTAATTTGTCCGTTAGGATTAATTTGGCTATTAGATGCAATTTGATCATTTAAATCATTTTGGTTGGTCGGACTGAACTGATTATTTAGATAATTTTGCTGTTCTTTATTTGGAAGAACGACCAGGCCTGCATTTTTATTTTTTTGACAGTTAACATACCAAGCTATTAACCATAATAAAATAAGAATTGCTAAAATAATAAGTAAAACTTGCGTTGTAGTAATTTTTGCCATAATTTATATATTATAATCCGAGATATTTTTTGTGCGTCATATAAATATAGATCCGCAATCCTAAAATACGTTAACTATAAACCATTATCATTAAAATAATTATTAAACATTTATTAATTCAAAATTCATAAAAATATAATGAGCATTAAAGCATCAACATTTTAACGATATATATATCGTCAAAACATGATATTTACATATTTGATATAGAAATAATAGTGATTTTTGGAATTTTAGTTTAATAATTTTTTCTTTTTTATAAGTATATTCTAGAAATGCGCAAAACAGATCTCAGAGGTGGTAACGACTATAAAATCAATGAAATTTTAGGAAAAAATTTTAAAGATTTTGTAAGTTTGCTGAGGGGTAATGATTTGAGTAAATTTACATTTGAAGCATATGGTGACAAAAGTGCATCAATTAATGGAGGGCCTAATACCCCGAAACCAAATGATTTGCATTACGACTTTACCCAATATCTAATGGCTACTACAATAGCTTTCAGAGAAATTGAAAGTCCAGATGTGGAAAAAGCTGCTATTACTGAAGAATATGCTAATGACTTTTATAAAATGTATGACGAATTAATCAATGCCGAATCCGGTACTAGGACCACAGGAGGACTCATTAGTCCTGAAAAGTATTCATTTTACTATAAGGAATTGCCTTATTATGAAGGCAAAGGAATCAATATTAAATATTTATCATCAGTGCTCCATTTTCTTCCATATACTGATAAAGTATTCGAAAATTATAATGACACACCTGCTGGAGCATTAGTTAACGCCATTCGTTATCTTTATCATTTTATTTCTTTGTTAGATCTTGATAATATTAACGTCAAAGATATTATGGTATTATTAAGGACAGACAATGCGGTTTTTATACCATTAGTTGATGATATTGTGGACACTGTTTCAAATTCAGTTTATTTCACCAAAGCATCGAATTTACCATCAGGTGATGAGGCAAGCAAAGCAGTTATTCGTGAAGGAGTTATCAATGGATTAACAATTATTGCTGAAGAAATTATTAACGAACTAAGAGCAGTCCCGACCAATCCAGGAATTTTGCCAGTAAAGTACGAGGATATCAGGACATTAAATTTTACAAATGGAAAAGATGTAGCTGAATATTTCGGAAAATTAATTAATAGTACTAATGCGCCGACAATTAATAATATTACAAATAATCTTTATGGAAGTGTTGGTGGATATTATAATCTGTATGATGCCGCACCAAACGCATCAAAAGCAGTACCAGATGAAGCCCAACGAAAAGCTTATGCATTCAATTCACTTATGAATCCATACTATCTTTCAAAAGACTTTGCAGAAGAAATCGACGCTAAAAAAATAACAGGCGAATTAGTACAAATGGGTGGATTTAAAAAGAAACCAGTCGCTCCTGGCGCTGGTAAAACTATTTCATTACCGTTCCTATATGGACCAGAAACCCCTGCTGGAAAAAGATTTTTGACCACATATCCAACACAAGGAAATTTTAACAACGCAAATTTGATGGGTCTGCCCGCTATTAACAGATTTAATAATTATATTGATTTGGTCACAGATTATGGTACAAATCGTGAAAACGGAATCAAAGTTGCATTGTTGTCAATTGCAACTTATTTTATTATTAATAACAAAAGATTCAATCAAATGGCAGGACTTGGTAATGATATTGCTGAACATATACGGAAAAATTTACAGGCATATACAAAATATATTACTCGCATTAGAAGTATACCCAGAAATGCCGAAGACATTATTAAGCGATATCGTGAATCTTTCGTATCTGAATTTGTGAACAGGAGTTACAAAGATTACTATATTAATCCAAGCACAAATAAATTGGAAGCCAGACTTCCCGCAATGGCTAGACCAACCGGAGAATCTAAAAAGTCTAATCTCACCAATCCAACAATTGAAAATTTTTATACAAATGTTGTTGCTGCAGATCCACAATTTTACAGTGAATTTTTTAATTTGGTTAGATTGGCTGATACACCAGCCGGAAAAGGTTATAATGGCGATGTTCCATTAGGAGAAGCCAAAACACTTCCAAAATCAGAATTAGTAAATTACCGTTTGAATGTCAAAAAGAATATTGGATATTCAAGACTCCATAATTTACAATATGGAGGTGCTGATGCATCATCTTATGGCGATATTGTATTAATTAGTCTGATCGCCGACTATCCTACAAATGGATCAATTGGTGATGATTGGGTAACAAAAACAGAAAAAATATCCAAAGTAGAACTTACCAAAAGAGGAACAAATGCCATTCGTGATATTGCTCGAATCACCTATGTTTCTAAACCGGCTGGCACTGGAATAATAAACGTTATGGGTGTAGATGTCAATGTTATTGACATTCAAAGATATGCTGTTTCTGGTTTTATGTACAAAAGGTATCCAGAATTCTTAAAGAATTATTTGCGTGGCTTGGCATCAGAATCATACATTGTACCGGGAACAACATGGAAGGAAGGAGAACTTTTAATTTCCGAACATATGTTAAAAGAAGGAAATACCTGGCAGCGAAATGGAGACCATTTTGTTAAATATGACAAGGATGGCAAAGAAATTGACAATGTTCCTTTGGAAGATAGTTGTACTTTTATTAATGATACCAGAGAATGTTTAGCTTTTCTTACGGAATGTTTACCATCTAGTAGTGAACTTGATTACAATACATTCTGTGTAAAATTATTAGATTTCGAATTTGCAACTGGTGTTGGAATGAAAGTTCTTAAGGAAGAGGTTCAAAAAATTGATCCCAGTGTCGCCTTTGCAATTTTGAGAAAACTCCGATTTGGATCCTATTTGGAAGAAGAAAAATATGATCCCGTCAAAGGTTTCCGTAGATATAAGGTTCAATCTGTCGGTAGTTGGTTGGAAGAGTTGATGACTGGTCTTCCAAAAGATAGATGTAAAAAATATACAGCTCCAGTTAAATCCGAGTTTGGATGTGGACCTCTAAAAGAACAATTAGGGGCTTTGGCTGATATTATTATTAAAATGGCACAAGATCCTAAAAAGCATAATTTCTTCAATTATCTTGATATATTGGTCCATTGGGTAAATGCTAATCCACAAGTACTTAATCCAGAAGAGACTGTTGGTGTTGTTTTGAAACAAAATTATCCTAAAATTAGTAATAGTTTTAGAACATATGATTATGTAGATCCATATAGACCGGCCGAAATTAGACTTAGAGGTTTATCGTGTGGCCTAGACAGATTAAAAAGTAATATTATGAACGAACTTTCTGGCGCCAATGTAGGTGCAACAATTTCTACCATTGCTAATGTTCCATTAGGTATTGAAATGCCCCTCAGTAGATATGGATTCACAAATCCGATACCTTTTGGAGGTGTGACACCTATGATTGGTGGCCACCTTTATGATATAGATGCTGAATTTACTAAATGGAATCAAGCCTATGGTTATGAATTATTTGACAGCATTTTTAGAGATTTATACAGCACAATGGGAAATTTAGTCGGAAAACGAGGTATAAAACTTACCAATAATACCAACGATCACATTAAAGAAAAATTAGAAAAGTTTAAGGAAACAGAAGAAGCCCTACGAAAAAGTCTCAAAAGCTTTATTGAAAGAAATAAATTATTCCAGGCATCACGCGGACATATCAATTCATTTGACCTTAATGATACACAATTCGCTACTGTATTAGAAAAGCATTCTAATTTATTGTCAATAGGTTCTGCGTATAACAGAAGGGCTGTTAATCTGATCGATTTATTTCAAACAATCACAAAGGCAATATTAACAAAAATAGATGAAGGAAGCACAGTCAAATCTGATGGTAAAACCGATGGTTCAAAATATGAAAGACCCTTAACAATGGACTTCCATTACCATCAATTTGGTAAAAAAAACTAATTAAAAAAATATATAATGAAAAATCAGATCAGGTTTATGAAAGACCAATGACAATGGGCTATCATTACAAAAAAAATAATTTAAGAAGTGTGGACAGACTCGATGACTCCTATCAAGTGCCTGAAAAAAAGAAAATCAATATTCATGATCCTTGCAGTATTAAATTTTATAACGAGGATTCGCCATTTTATGAACTAACCAATTTTTATGAAGGAACCCCCATAATGGTAAATAATGAAATTTTTAAAACCGCAGAACACTATTACCAATGGCAAAAATTTATCGATCCAGTTGCAAAGTTAAGGATTATTCAGAGCAAAACAGCAAGTTTAGCTATTGATATGGCAAATAATAATAAACATTTGATTATCCCAAATTTCAACAAAAATTTGGCAATGTTAAATGCATTAAGAGCAAAATTTAGCCAATACGAAACTCTGGGTCAAATTTTATTATCTACTGATAATAATCAGTTAATCGAACATAATATGTTAGATGATTATTGGTCAGATGGAGGTGATGGCAGTGGACAAAATCAGTTTGGAAAATTATTAATGCAAGTTAGGTCTGAGCTGCGTAATCATACCCTTAATTTTGATAAGCCTTTTATCGGATAATAATTATTATTATTAATAATAATTATTATTCTTTTTTATCTGTAATACATAGATATTCATTTCTATCGATATCTACATCGGCCAAATAATCAGCAATTTCTAGATGGTTACCAGTTATGGCCCATTGGAAAGATATGCTATTATCTGAATAAATATCAGCCCCTTTACTAATTAAAAATTTAACAATATCTAAATGACCATTACGACAAGCCCATTTTAATGCATAATTATTATTGTATTGTACGTCAGCACCAATACTTACATAAAATTTGACCATTTCAATATCGCCATCTTCTGACGCTGTTCCAAGAGAAATATCAGGATTTGCCGTTTCCTTCACGAATGGATGTATCGGATAATAACTATTAATAGCATGACTATTAAATTTTTTATTAGTATTTATCATGATTTTTTTCAAATCCGTAGCTTGGATATTTTTATTTATGTATGCAATACGAACATAATTATTTTTAAAAAACATTATGATCAAGACATAATAATAATTTCAAACAAATATTTCTCAAATAATTAAAAAATCAATTTTTTGCAATCATTATATATGTAAACACGAAAAACTCGCACATATGATTATTAAAAAAAATTGATTTTTTAATTGCATCTTATATAATTCTATTACATAGATCATTATAAATGCATATACTTAAAATTAAAATTCTTGAAAGCTGTCCAAATAAGGATGATGTTCGAAATTTTTATCAAAACAAAGTTGATAAAGTATCATATGTTGGAGATTGTGGCGTAGACCTGATATTTCCTTCCGATGAAATTCTAATCACTAATACTGTTACTAAATGCGGTATGGGAATTGCTTGTGAATTTATTCCTGATGGTCAATCCGAATCAGGTGCATTTGATTTAGTTGCTAGAAGTTCAATTTCAGCTACACCGTTGATTTTAACAAATTCTGTTGGCATTATTGATCCCGGTTATCGCGGTGAAATAATTGCAGCATTTAGATGTTTTATTGATCGTAATCACAAAACTACAGTTGACGATTTTAAATATTTGGTTGAAAAAGGAAGTAGACTTGTCCAAATAGTCGCACCAGATAGAAAACCAATAAAAGTTCTATTAGTTGATGAATTAACCCAAACGGAACGTGGATCCAACGGTTTTGGATCTACCAATTCAAAAATCTAATATTTTTATTAAATTATTCATATATTATAAATGATTTAATCAAAAAATTTACTCATTATTTTGATCGAATGCCAAACTTCCTAATCCAAAATAAATTCTTAATATGTTATAACTAATGGCATAAGTTCGAAGTCTAACAGTATTCATATTATTAACAACACTACCCAATTGTAGTTGTAATGCAATTTCATCAATTTTGCTCATATTAACGGTAGATGATGGTTGATATTGGTCAGGATAAATAGAAAATGAATACATGTTAATGCCAGGATTAGGACCTCTATAGTGGTGTTGATATGGTTCGACAAGATTAAAATATTGTGAACTTCTACTGGTAATTCTATTTCTTCCATTAAGAATTAATGTGCCACCAGATACCAAATTATTACCATAAAATCGTTCTTGTGCGACAAACTTAGAATTAACAGTTGGACAGACATCCGAATGATAGTTTGGTACCGAATTGGGTAATGGATTATAATCAGACGCCGGATAATGTATATGTGATGTAGTATAATTAAATAAATCATTAATGGTATTAGGTCCAACTAAACCGTCAAGTTGTGCAACCCAATATAATGCTTTTGTTGGATGATCGATAGATAACTTTTGTTTAACGTTGGGGCTTTTAATTCCGACATCTTGATTAAATTGAATTTGTTCAATTAGATATTCGTGATTTGTCTTTACAAACTTATTTCTTTCATTCGAATCCAGATAAACATAATCAACATATAAAAATGAGTTCACAATTTGTGGTTTAATTGGAAAAAATGCTTGTTCTATTAGTTCGCGTGAATTTGGTTTGGGCGTTACATATGCACCAGTTATGCTGTTATAAATTCGATATGGTATATTCGGCAAAAAATTAATATTATTGACTATTTGTCTTGGCATTAATGAATGTTGATCTAATATGTCTTGAATTGGTCTAGGATTAAATCCCGATGAATTCGAATTTATTTTTTCTTGATAGGATTCAAAATGTTTATTAATTGCATTTGAATTCTGAATTTTGATATAGTACAATTTTTTTTCCAAATAATCAAAATCGATAACATAGCCATAAATTGTTTGTTTATCTATTATTTGTTGAATAAAATCACCTTGTTTGAAGGGAACAATATTTTCAATAATTTCAATTGAATGTGTCGGTCCGATACGATAACATTCTTCCATTTTCCTAAAAGTTATAGTTAATTTAACATCTGCCGAAGATAGAGAAACCAATGGAATAGCCAATCCAAGATTCCGACAAAACCAAAATTCTAATGGAATATACAATTGATATCCTGGTTTACCATTTGTAAATTCATATATTTGTGGAACATTCCCAATCATTTTATTTAGAGTATGGTCTTGTTTGTTATTAAGTTGTGACCATATGTACATCCATTCACCATATTGTTTATCAATAACCTTTCCGCCTATTTCGATAAAAACTTCCTGTACTAATGCATAACCTAAATTGTTAACCCAAGCCATTTTTTTAATTGAATCTTCCTCACCTGTTTGCTTATTAATAAATTTGGGTATTGCTGGTAATTCGACATACAAAAATATTTTTCCAATCAGATCTCCTGACCTCGAAATAGTACAGCTTACAGTTTCTCCAAAATTAGCAACCGAACTAAAATTTTGTACCACCGATTCTATTGAAAAATTTGTGTGTCTTCTGTAAAGAACTTTAAAAAAAGTAATTTGTGGATGTGCAGTCAAATATATGTCCTGAACTCCATATGCCACTAACTGAATTAATCCTCCGGCCATTATTATATCACTAATATCAATTAGTGATAATAATAATTATATGGCCCTAACTTATTGCAAATTATATTATTTATCATTAGTTTTTATTTTCGTACCGGATCTGATATATAGCAAGAATATGACCATTTCTAAATTGTGCAAACCGATCCTTGTAAACATTAATTGAAAAACAATTTCAATTCCTATTTTATAATAATTATCAAGATCCAATTCTATTTTTTTGCAATGTCATGGGTATCCTAGTCATAATTATTTCCATGCTCTACCACACATTCCTGATAGATATCGCATAATATTAATATTCTGTACAAATGTTATAATTATTGCTGGGTATTTATTACCAATTAATGGATGAACTTCGTAGACAGAATTAAAATTATCGATTTTAGATAAATTTACGGCCCCTTGTGGCTGAATCGATAACGGATCGAGCGACCATGAATGTAGATTGATTCCCGTACTTGGTGTACTTCTAGTATATTGATATGCTGTTGCTTCTGACCACATAATGCTATTTGAGTTTTCCGGCATGATATTATAACCATTGAATTTTAAATATCCTGACAAAAGTGGATTAATTAACGAATTAGATATCATATTATCATGATAATTTATGAGACTAATATAACGATTGTTTATGTTCTGATTTTGTTTTTCCGTCATTTTTGAACTAACAATTTGTATTATTTGATAAGGTACCAAAGTCCGAAATGAACTAACAATGTTCATTGTAGAATCCATCGGATTAATAATTTGGTCAATTACGTCTTTGTAGGTTAAATTTTTAATAGGAGTTATATTTAAATTATTAATTTCTACATCGTCCATTTTATGAAGTTTATTTTTTATTTGTGTTAATGCTGCAACGATATTTTCGTTCAGATTTTTATCCGCAAAATAAATTAAATCAAAGTAAGTTATCAAATTTTCTAAATTATATTCTAAATCGTTAACATTTATTTTTTTGCTTACATTATCAACAAACAAATTAATCATAACATTATTATAGTTATTGTATGTGCTATTAATTATTTTTCCTAATTGTGATTGTGTTATGTGGGCATCATCGACATACCTTTCTAATAAATTGTTTATAATTATAATAAAATCATTTTTATTTAGGTCGATCCTGGAATCTTGTTTTGTTTCTGAAAATGTTTTTAATATTGTTGTATGATCTATTGAAATGTTAAATTTATTTAATATATCATCAACCATTTGCATTAAAACTTCTAAATCAAGGATATGATAATCTATTTCCAATGACAGTATGTTTTCTTTTAGTCTAATGGTATTTTCTCTATTAAAAATTTCTTCATTAAAATTATTATATGCATCTTTAATTATTTGTAATATTTCCAAAAAATAATTATAATTTTCATTTATCCATTTGTTATTTTCCATTTTTGGTTCAACCGTATATTCCAACAGTATTTGATTAATGAGATTAACAAATCCATAAATTGGATTTTCTAAATTATTTATTTCTTTTATGAGTAATTTTTGATGTTCTTCTTTGGCTTTCGTAATTTTTCCAAGATCATAATAGGAATACAATCCATAATTATCCCATTGTCTTTCTCCATAAAAGTAATTATTTTCATTTATCCTATATGATGGATCAGTATGAATTAGTGGTTTAATTAAGACAATCATTAATTTGGATGGATGAATAAAATAATTTTCTAGTTCGATCCTCTTTTTGTGTACATAAGGATTAGTATTTGGTAATGGTTCATAAACCATTATCTTTTTTGTAACACCTGTCCTATCCGTATATTCGCGCAATGAATTATCGTTCCTCGGAATCAAATCCATACCATAGTTGGTGGAATCTAGAGATGCTTGATCAATATAGATTCCTTTATTGACATCATAATATTTTTCGTTAATATTGATACCATTTTTCTTTCGTTTTCTGGTCCGTATTGTTGTTCCTATTTTATAAATAGGGACAAGATTGTTGTCTGATATATTGAAGGTATCATTATATTGCAATTCATCAATTAAATATTCCAGTTTTTTTTCAACAAATAATTTTCTTTCTTCTACTGATAGGTAAATATATTCCATCATTAAATGTGCTTTTGTAATTGATGGATTTGCTAATTCTAAAGAGTCCGGAAAAACGAAACTAGAAAATTCTTCTTTGTATGTCACCTCATCAAGCTTTCTTAATTTTATACTTATCTGATATTTAGTATTAATGCTGGCATTAAGTGGAAGCGATAACGCAGTATTTTTATTAAAATAAAATATTAATGGCATTACTATTGTATACGATTCCTTGGTTTTATCGTCAAAGGTTATCAAATCATTTCTATGTCCTATCATTTTTAAATATCCAGGTTCTATCCCAGCATATTTAGAAATTTCATGATAAGATTCAAACCAATCTGAATTATGAATATTAATAATTTGATCACCAATTTTGATAGAAGCTTCTTCTAACAAAAAATGGGCTAATTTCCTAATCCAAGCAGTTTTGGCTTTCGTATTTCTGTACAAAATATTATTTACTTGATTTTTAATTTTCTGGAGTTCATTATTTTGTTGTTGTAACAAAATAATCCCTTTTTTTATTGTGTCTGTAGCTAATTCTATAATTTTACTCCTTTCATCAAGTTCATCAAAATAGTATTCATTATCAAGGTTACTAGTTTGTATATCGAGCAGAATTTTATTCAATGCATCAGGTGATCTTATATTGTCTAATGCTTTAATAATGGTTTTAATTCTGTCATTATCTGATATGAATTTTTTTTCTTCATTGATAAGATTTATTTTTTGTATTGTATTCTCCTGATTTTTTTTATGTACGAAATTAATATTGATACTGAAACGATGATTATTCATATTTGTTGGATTTTGATCACATAATAATAAGGAGTAATCCATTAAATAATCCATTAAATATTCCAAAAAATCTGAAATATTTGTAAATGAATTATAATAATTGGTGATTGATTCTGAATCAGCATGTATTACCGACTGTTTTAACAGCATCAACGGATTTTTAATGTGATTTGGTAATAAATTATTTTCTTTTGCATATTTCAAAAAAAAATAAATATATGGATAATAATCATTATCAACATACATAAAATATTTTATTAATCTATTATGTTTGGTAATATATTCTGGTGTAAAAAGTTCATTAATAATCTGGTTTTTTAATGAAACAGATAGACCTGACAAATAATAATCCAAATCAGATTTTATTCTAAGTAAAAAGATATTTAGATTGTCATGATCATTATTTTCATTATTCAGATAATCATAATAAATTTTATAATCGATACCATATCTTTCTGCAATTTTAGAAATAGAGTCCAGATCATTTAAACGTATCTTCTTTAATGGCAAATTATATACAAACGATTTAATTTTACCAAATAGTTCTAATTTATCCAAAAATATTTTTTGATATTTTTCCAGTAAATTTAGTATTTGATCATATTGTTGATTAACCAAACTGTAGTTATATATTTCTTTAACTGACAAAAATGTCATATTCACAATATCATAAACATCCAATTCGGTCAAATTGGATGGATTTAATGAACTAAATGAATTGGTTGGTTTCAGAAAATTAGCCAAAATTTTAGAAATGTATCGACTGAAATCATCCAGTTCATATTGTAATTGAGAAAATTCATCGACCTCTGTTGGATATATTTCCGGATAAAGAAATACATTTTCTTGATAATTGCCAAGGATTGACAAATCCAAATTATTAATATTTATATTGGATAATAAAGCATGATATATATAACACGAACTATTGAAATCAATATTGGTTATCCCTATGTTTTGTATCGAGTTACTGAATAATACATAATAATAATATTGGCACATAAAATTATCACGCAAGATTCTTAATGCATCAATTATGTTATAATTGGTAACTTTTTTTAGAATAGTATTGTTAGTTAGTAAATCAATTGAACTAAATGACATTTGATTTGATAAATCATCCATTATTTTCTTCATTTCTTCGAATATCATGGATAGAAAATTCGGTGGAAATACATATGCATTTTCATTAATACTGCCCTTAACAAAATTTAAATATTTAACCAACAAATTTATTATTGATTGATCATTAAAATAATTAATTAAATAGGATAGTGCATCCTGAATCCAATAAAGTACATATATATTATTTTCTGAATATTTTTGATTTAAATATTCGGTTAATTTTATTAATTTTAAAAAATTAATTTGGAAATCATTAATAAATTTAATGTTGTTTGTTGTGGCGCTGTCATCATAGAATATATTATGTTTTATTCTAAAATAATCAATTGAAGTAAAATTATTACTGTTTGATGTCAAATAAGACTTGCTATCATTACTTGTAATCCAATATACCGGAATTTGTGTTTGTGCACCAATTGTTATTTGATTATGATCATAGTAATCCGGATTTATTCCAAACGGGAAAGTTGGAGGCAATGGAATAGGTGGAGGCAATGGGATTTCATTTATTATTCCATAATTTCTTGACAGATACGGAGTATTTACATAGGATTCGCCTTTGAAACGATCTGTTGCATCCGTTTGATAATAAGAATTGGATGCTTCCAATATTTGATTTATCAAATGAACAATTTCAGAACTGGTGCTACCAACATTTTCTTCAATAATATTTTTATTAAATATTGTACCGTAAAAATTTTGCTGTTGACGCATATTAATCATTTCTGCCATAAAATAAAATTCCATCTGAGCTAGAGTTTTGGATATGGAAATCTGTGGGTAAATAAAATCAGTTATGTCACCCACCAAAAAATGTCTAACATAATATTTGATTGCTTGACCATAATCGGAATTATTAACGGTAAATCCGTCCATATTATCAGAATGTAAATCGTTATACTGTTCGACAAAATATTTAAATATATAGTTGTACAATAATTTTACAATTAATTTTACTTTTAAAAATTCAGCCGTGTCAAATTCTTTTAGTTTAATATCAAGATTTTTGTTAATAATATCTAAATCAACATTCGAGATAAATCTATTAATATATTCAAATATTTCATAAATGGTTGGAACATGACTTCGATGACATATAAATGTAACTGCTAGTAAATCATTGTGAATATTGACACCATTTATAATTGTATTGTATGCAATAGGAATATAATTTTTCATATTATCTAGTGGATTTGTTGATGGGGTACTTGCATACAAATCATTTACTAAATATGATATTTCATACATATAGTATTCAATATTAATTTTTAGTAATGTAACTAAATTTTTCAAGAATGCAATACTATTTTTAGAAAAATCCAATGGAAAAATGTCAGCAACATATTTGGCAAAAATTATTTCATCCAGATAGTCCAAATACTTAAAAAAATAAAAAAACCAAATGTTTGCATTAAAAACATTTTTGATTCTCAGATTACTATCATCATAATAACTATTTGTTGGGATAATTAAGCCGTATATATTTGATACCGGAGCCGAATTATTAAAAAAAAGTGTTTCGGTTTTAGAAAATAATTTGGGTCTATATGTCTCAAAAATATTTTCCATAGATCTTCGAATGTTATTGAACATGATATCTGATTGATCGTTAAAGAATTGAACATATGCATTAGGAATAGGTGTAGAATAAAAATGTTCAAATGTTCCGACCAGATTTATTGGGATTTCATTGTTAATTTTTATCATAAAACTATTTTTAAAATTTGGGTCAATGATAGTTGGATATTTGGCGGAATTTATTTCTATTGACTCTGTGTCAGAATAAATATTGTATTTTGTGCCGATATCAAAAGCTTTGACAATCACAATTGGTACAGTTTTTGCTAATCTTTTAACAGCTGTAATAATAGCATTATATGTATTTAACATTGAATGGAAACCATAACCAAAATCTCGACTAATGTCATTTTTTGGTAATTTATCAATAAGCTTTTGTGTATCTAACATATTCGTCATAATTATTTTGTTTGGTTCAGTAGCGAATTTTAAATGATGAATTAATAATATTTCTTTATTTGGTATTAGATCATTAAATATATTTTCATAAAGTAATTTGTCGATAATTTTTGATGGATTTACTAACGGTGTTCTTTCTAATATCTCTTTCTCGAATAAATAAATAAATTTAAGAAATTCATAGACCAAATAGTACTGTTTTTTTTGATTGATAAATTGGTCGGTTAGATCCATTTTAAATTTTGTAAAATCATATAGTGAATAACTATTCATGTTCTTTTCTGTCGAAACATCATTGGTTTCAAGTTCCAAATCAAGAACGTTTTTTATGATACTATTATTATTTTTTATATAAATATTAACCGGATCACGATATCTTTCGATAGAATCAAGTATTGCTAATCTGAAATTTTCTTCTTGACCATATTTATCAAATGTTTCATTGATCAAGTTAAGGATACGATCAAATTCAATTTGATTTTCGTTGCTGGCATGTTGTTTGAGTTTTTTGTCAAGTTCATCATCAGTCAATATTGTATTCTTAACGATTTTTTGTAAGTCATGCGATTTGGTATTAATAAATGCAGCTGCTAACTTAGGTATATCAAATACAAAAAAAGTTCGATAAACCAGGTCACCGATCGATGGTATAATTAAATTTGCAGAAGTTCCAAAATCTGGATCTGTGTTGAACTTAATAGGTACCAATTCCGACGCAAATGGTGTATGTCTTCTGTAAATTACTTTGAAGAATGTAATTTGGGGGTCACCATTTATCCAAATATTTTCAACAGCACCAGTATTTGCGACTAGTTGTAAAATTCCTCCAGCCATAATTAATTTATTATTAATACCAATAATACATTAATTATTTATACGCAATTCAATGACTGATTATAATTGATATTTTAAAGGTTCTTCAAATGGTGCACCAATACTCATGTCTACATAATAACTTTGGATGATGATTTTATTTAAATTATTTCATAATAATATACATAAAATAAATGGACTTCGATCAATTTAACTGGAAATCACTTGACCCAGGCAAAAATGTTTATGTGACAATTATTAATAAAAAAATTAAAAGTTATTACAACAATTGGTCTCTGGCGAGTTATTTTAGGTTCGCAGAAAATAAAATAAAAATTTATTTAAATATTGATGAAAGATCGGTAAATTGTGACAATCATTTGAAAATTATTAACTATTGTAAAATTAATAATTACCAACTGGTGCAAAAAATTACACGAGTATCATGTTCGAATACGTCATCTATTAACTGATTTTATCCATGTCAAATGCAAGATTATTTATCATATGACAGCACTTTTTTTAATTTTATTTTGCCAAAATAAAATTAAATGTAGTATAATATAATATTTATTTTTTCCATTTATTATAAGATCATTATTAGAAATAGTAATGTAATTCATGTCTATTTTTTGATTTTTGGAGTTCATTTTTCCGTTTTTCAAACAGTTGTACAAAATCATTCATATTGTTATTTTTAGCTGTTGTTATATGTTTATCCATTAAAAATGAATCAGTAGCAATATTTATTAATATTTTCGCAATATCATAATGTTTTTCATTTAAAACAATTATTAAAAGCCTGTCAATATGGGAACTTGGATCTATTCCTAATTCCAATAGAAATTCAACCATATCAGTCAAACCTTTCAGGACACATAACTTGAGAGCTTCACAATTATTAATGTTAACATTTAAACCATTCTTCACAAGTTCAGATATTACTTCTTTTTGTCCATTTAATGCCGCAGCAATGAATGCATCGGGAACCATATTTGGTTTAATTCCATGATCCATAAAAGTTATCATTAAATTTATATTTCCATATCTGCATGCCGTAATAAATGGCAAATTATTATAACAATCGATATTGGCTCCTTGACCGAGCAAAAAAGTTAGGGTTAATGAATTATTTTCTGTACACGAATCTAATAATAATTTATTTACAATCTTTTCCTTGGAATCTTGTGTTAAAATCAAATTTAGTACCGATGAAGCACCAATATAATCATTTTCCGTAATTATTTTATTAAGTGCACCATATATAATTTTTTCATCAGGAGTTAAACAACCCACAAAACAGTTCGGAAATTTCTCGGTTAATTCCAATGGTACTAATGATTTTTCCGGTTCATTACTAGGAATATTTTTAGTTTTTTCAATACATTCAACAATAAAGTCTGGTGATAACATTTACCTATTATCTATTACTAGTTTTATTATAATATATTAATTAATTATCAATTTTTTATTTCTAGTTACTATTCTGAAAAGCGAGACCTGCCATTCCACTCATAATTCTCAATATGTTATATGACATTACATATGTAGCCAAATAAATTTTTGGTTCACTATCATCAATATTATTATTAATTAAATCAATCAATTCTTTTGTAAAAGAAATAACAATACCAAAATCGTCAATTCTACTCAAATTAATACTGCCTGATGGTTGATGTTCTGTAGGTTTAATAGCAAAAGAATATATATTCAAACCATCAGTTGGTGAATTTTCAAAATATAGGTATGGCTGTACATAATTATAATATGTTATATTCATATCAGGATCTGTTCTATTGTAAGAATTAATTCGTAAATATGCTGATTCCATAGTATAGCCGGTTTTATCATTTTTTACACCGAAGTTATTGAATTGACATTTTGTTCGGCCTGTCGGATTATCACGATAAAATGATGGTTGTACATACCAAATAATAAATTTGACTGGATGAGCGAAATTAAGATGTGCATTATATTGTTTACCAATAATGTCATCAAAGTCATTATATTGTACTACTTCAATTAGATATTCATGTGTGGACTGTGCAAATCTTTTTCTTTCATCAGAATCCAAATAAATATAATCAACGTATAATTTGGCATTAGGTATATTAATATTATAAATAGATTGCATATTGGCGATATCTGGAAAATTTACATCATCTTGCACATAACATATCTTAGAAAGATCCTTTAATTTGACACTTATCATAATATCATTATATTTTAATGCTATTAATGGTAGAGACAGACCAACATTACGATTAAACCAAAATTGTAGAGGTATGTACAATTTATAACTATTTTTAATATTATTATCAAAATTAATTAATTCCGTTACGTTTCCAATCATTTTGTAATAATTTTCTACTTGATATTCACGTAAAAATATTTTATTGTAAAGAATTAACCAATCTCCTGTTTGTGTATCTATTATTTGATTGCCAATTTTAATTTCTATTTTATCAATAATTGAATGTCCTAATTCTTCTACCCAAGCAAATTTGTATCTTTCAGTATATGTACCATCTAGAAATGATTGATATATTTTTTGTTTTGTTAAATATATGTTGTAAATTTTCATGTAAAAATCATGCATCAATTTATAAAAAAATTTATTTATAAAATTTTTTAATTTACTCCTTTTAATTATTGCTAGTTCTTCTAAAGAGAATTTTGTTACATGTAAAATATTTTTCAGGATATGGTCAGCTAAAATTTTTATATCAATTTGGTATATTCCATTGAGAATTTCTTGGATGAATTCTGTATTGAATTCATCTATACCATCAAAATTGTCGATTTTGGATACAAAATCTATTAACTTATTTCTTTGGGATACTAATTGATTAGTAAAAATATGGTTATTAATAGTTTTTTCAATATCTTCGATTGATATGTTATTCGTTCTAAGTAATATATCTAATTTTTTTGCAATATCGACATTTGTTCCTATGTAATCGTACACAAGCTGATAAAGTTGCTGAATTTTTTCGAATTGTATTTTGGCGTTTTCTCTTGAATTTTTCCAATTGGAAAAATTCTTTACCAGATCAGCTTTGGGTATTTCAATTTCTAAATATATTCTATTCATGAGATCGCCTAATTTTTCAATAACAGAAATTGTTTCTTGATCAAAATTTAACCTGCCGATAAAATATTGGGGTATTGATTCGATTGCAAAGTTTGTATGTCTTCGATAAATTACTTTAAAAAAAGTGATTTGTGGACTACCTGTTAAAAAAATATCCTCAGAGCCGAATATAGCTAATTGCATTAATCCTCCAGTCATTTGTTATATTTTAATACAATTTATTAAGTTTATATGTTAATTTCTAAATAAAAATTGATAATCGAATTGTTCAAAGTAATCAAAAATAATTACATGATATTAACATTTAAATAGGTCGTGTTACATCAAATTTTTTTTGTTTTCAGTGAAATATCCACCTGGATTTGATGAAATATTGTTTCATCAAACCGCAGGTCGCATTAAATAAAAAATATTCTAAATCTGTTCGCACATATTTTCTACCGAATGTGTTAAATATTGGTAAGTTTTTGGAGCTTTTATGGGGAGTTTCGCAAGTCCTGTCCCAAAACCATCTGCTGGGAGTATTACATATTTGTATTTTTTCGACGCATTGATGATACGATTAATTGCATCATCAATTCTTTTAATATTATCATTATAATCGGCATCAACATAAAATGAATTAGGATGATTGGATGGATATTTTTTGGTAGGTATTCCCAATGTATTTGGTTCATCCCGAATAATTGCCTGGCCTCCTTTTCCTTTGCCGATATTATTATCCCCATATATAAACAGTGAATCAGAATATTTTCTAACATCGGTCACTGTCCAAAATCTTTTGAAAATACGAATTTTACTTTTGGTATTCATTATTTTAATTAAAAATATTATTAACTATTTATTTAAATAATTAATAATTAATTATTAATCAATTTTTTATTAATGTTTTATGGTTTCCATATGTCTCAAATCCTCCATAATTTTAATATTTAGACAAGGATGTGAATTTAATTTATAAGTATTATTAGCAATATTTTCAGAAATGGTTTCAACTTGTAGCTGATATGGATTTATTTCAGCGGCCTTACCGGAAATTTTATCCAAACCATATATTTTATGCTCAAAGCTACCCAAACCCATGAAAGTATTATTAAGTACAATATATCCTTTCGTTCCATATATTTCGAAGCGTGAAAAATATTCGCTTTCCATGCCAGTTGAGCATTCTATCATACCAATAGTGTCATTGAACAATAAAATAATATTACAATAATCCTCCGATTCAAAGTTGAAACTTGGCGATGATAATCTAGAATATTGAATTTGAGGATATTCATCATTAGAATTTGACGTGAACCATTGTATAAAATCTATCAAATGAGTTCCGATATGCGACAAAGCCCAACCTCCAGGGTTATTGTTTAAAGTCTTCCATTCATCTTTGATATAACCATAATTTGCGTAAAATGTTGTTTTTATTGATATAATTGGACCAATTTCACCGTTATCACACATTTTTTTATATTTTATGTGCAATGGATTGTATCTATTATGATATCCGACATAAATTTGTTTATTATTTTGATTAGCTAATTCATAAATTTCTCGCGCATTTACATAATATTGACAAATAGGTTTTTCTATTAGAATATGTTTGTTTGCAGACAAACATGCGATTGCATGTTCATAGTGTAGGGCATCGGGAGCAGCAATCCAAACAACATCAATGTCGTCATTTCTCAAAAAATCATTTAAATTTGTATAAAAAAATGGTATGTTATATTTTTCGGAAACTTTTTTTGTGATGTCGTATGATCTTCCACAAATCGCAACAATTTGAGCATTTTTTGCTGATATTATGGCAGGGATAAACGTATCATTTGTCCATTTACCTGACGCGCCGATAATTCCCCATTTGACAGTCATTATTTATGATGATATAGTTAATAATACTTAGTCATTGCAATAAAAAAATCAATTTTTAAGAAATGCATAATAAAAAGTCATTTTTATGAAATACGGAATATTTTATCACCATTAAATATTAAGAATACATATGGATTTCAATAAATTTCAAATACTCGAGTTTAAATTGGAACGTATGGTTTCAGATCCATCAATTGTAATGATAGCAAAACGTGGATCTGGCAAAAGTTTTATAACTCGCGATATAATATACCATTATCGCCATATTCCCGGCGGTGTAGTTATTGCCCCAACAGATAGAATGAATGCATTTTATAAATATTTTTTTCCAGATTTATATGTCCACTATGACATTAAAGAAACCACGCTTAAAAAAATTCTTGTTAGACAGTCAATAATGATGGACAAGGAAAAAGACAAAAAAAAAAATGGGAAAAAAGTAGATCCATCAGGCATCTTAATTATGGATGATTGTCTTGCAAGGAAAAAATCATGGGCTAAAGATGAAAGTATAATGGAGATATTGATGAATGGAAGACATTATAAATTAACATATATCTTGACCATGCAAACTCCTTTAGGTATTACACCCGATCTTAGACTAAATTTTGATTATGTCTTTTTATTAAAAGAAGATTCTACCATTAACAAAAAAAAATTATGGGACAATTATGCTTCTATGTTCCCTTCTTTGCCAGTATTCGAAAAAGTTTTTGGAAAATGTACAGAAGATTATCGTTCGATGGTTATTGATAATCGAAAACCATCAGACAATATACAAGATAAAGTATTTTGGTTTAAGGCACAAGAACGCAAATTTAGATTTGGGTCACGAATATTTAAGGATTTACATAAAAAATATTATGATCCATTACATAAAAGAAAAAATAATATTGCTCGTTTGGGCGCAGATGTCCTAATGGGAGGACGTCGGAGAAAAAATGATGTTGATATTGGTGTTGTGTTGAAGTAAAATAAACATTATTTACAATGTTATCCGATTAATTAATACAATATATTGTTTATTCTGATCTATTTTATGACAAATATATAGGGTACCTGTAGGAAATTAATTTGATAATTATTGAATTAATTTTTTAAGAGTATCTTTTATTGTAGAAATATTAGGTCTTAGTGCTGGATCTTTACTAATCATGAGCATGATTAATTTGTCCAAAAATGGAAATCCGCTATCGGAAGGAATTGGATCTGTATTTCTAATCATATATTCCATATCTTCAACTGTAATTGGATGATATGGCATTTTTTTTCTATTAAATATATAGTAAAGAGTGACACCAAATGAGTAAATATCCGTTAGATCATAGGATATATTTTCTTCCCGTCTCCATATTTCCGGAGCCAAATAATAAGGCGTACCAAAAATTACTTTTTTGGTAAAATATAATGGATGATTTGTAACAGAAGATAAATCAAAATCTATTAAAATGGCAATGTCACTATTAATAATAATATTTTGGGGCTTAATATCTCCGTGTACAATAAAATTAGAATGTAAATATTCAATAGCATCACATATTTGACACAGCATTTCAACAAAATATTTTAATTTATTAATACCATTACTTTCTTTACCAGAAAAACAGTCCATTGCAATAAATTTTCTTTTAGGTTTTTTGTTAAAAATTAGATCATTGGTCCTAATTTTTGACATAGAAATACAGTTGTTGACGTATGGATAAATAATATATGCATATGTTTCATTCTCAATAAAATTAATAATTTTTATAATATTCGCGTGACATAACATGTTCGGTATTGCCGAATCCCGCATTATTCTATCCCTTGTTTTTTTATTTTTTTTAATAATTTTAATAACAACTAGTTGCTTACTATCAATTTCATTAGCCAAATAGACTTTACTAAATGAACCCCTAGATATAAATTTTTGAATTTGATACTTTTCTGAAATAAATAGAAATTCCTCCTCGAGCATATTAAAATAAATAATAAAATTATTATTAAGTCATAACAATAATAATTTTATTATTTATTTCAATTTTTAATTGGTAGACAAAATTAATATAAAAATTAAGTCATAACAATAATAATTTTATTATTTATTTCAATTTTTAAT